AATAAGCATGTGGGCCAAGTATTTCTGTTCGTATATTTAGTATTACTATTAGTATTATTTATTTTTGGCCCACATGCTTATTAACATTCGCATCCTTATATTATATGTGCGAAACTTTGTCTTGAGAAAAAATAATTAATTAAATTGTGCCGCCCGATAATAAAAAATCGAGTCGGCGCGATTTCTTTTTGTGTTTTCCATCCGGATATTGTCCGCGCGATCATATAAATTGATGTTTCGAAGGCACCCACGCGGGTATATACGAGTGCGGACACCGGCGGCCGCGCCGAGCGTAAGCTCGTGGTTAAGAGGAAATCGAGTGATCGATTCGAGATTAACCAGATAGAAAGTAAATAGAAAGTAATCAAGTGATCGATCAAGTTGAAATTTAGTATTAAAAAATAGAGTACGTAATAGTAGTCGCTTCTTCTAAGGGTAAGAAGGTGGTCTTATGAGCCATTAATCCGGGTTCGAGTCCCGGAGCGACTATTTTTTGTCAATTGGTGTGGTCAGTGAGTGGTAGAGTGGGTCAATCTGTTTTTTCGGTTTTGTCAACCCACGGCGGGTAATGGTGCGGTTTGATCCTGTCCTTGGGCGGGGTAATACGATCATTGAGAACTATAATTTGTGTATGATCGTAATCGTCAACCCATACCCGAATATACATAGCGCCCGGCAATCTTCGGCGAGAAACTGAATTGAGACTTCCGTCATGATCAAACATCGCGTACCACATTGATCGGTCAATCCAAGTTCGAAACTTGCGGAGATAAGTTCGATCAATGTAACCGCCATCATACTTGCATGCAAGATCATCAGTGTCATGTTGTTCACTTGAGAATGTATACTTGACTACCAGTTGATCGTCGGTTTCCCAACCGCCCTCAAGCTCGTATGAAACTATAGCCCGCCCACTAATTCGTTGGGTTGTGGTGACGTCATTATCGTCGCATTCGATCTTGAAATCGAGAGCGTTAATCTCAGCAAGTGTTGGTCTCATCGCTACACTATGCTTCGCTTTGTACGGATAGTGCATGCGTAAACCGGAGCAGCTGCTAGCGAGCATGACCGCGCTAAACGAGTCCAATTTCTCACAGATGTGTGAAAACGATTCGAGACTCAAGTCGAGCAGTTGCAGTTGCATTTTTCTTGATGTGAGTGTTATGATATAAGTTACCCAATTCAATTTTACACTAACTTACAACCGGCCGCGCGAATAGTATCGAGAACAGTCTGCCGACCGCCAAGAAATACCTCGTACGCATCATCGTTGGTCAACGTGTCCGTGCTAGTGTTAAAATCTTTGATAACCCGCTGAACAGCCGGAAGCAGTTTAACAAAATTACCATCGACACCTCCATAGGGGCCTGCGTCGCCATTGAGCAAATTGACACCATTACCATAGACTGAGTTACTCAATTTAGTAATTACCTCACCGGTATTCTCGCCACAAACCGCTTCCCATTTGTTATTGTCGAAAACAATCAATGATTTATCTTTGAGATTTTTCAAGTAAATGCAATGGTTTTCAGGCGCCGCCGGGTTAAAATAAAGTTTTTCTAGCAAGAATTTACTCAACTTGGTTACATTATCCAATTCACCTTGAGTAATGGTAATACCCGCGATAGTTGGGGTTGTATAATTGTTAATGGTAATGTTGAAAGTATTGTTGTTAGTTATCGGCGCATTGTAATTTACCGTTTGTGGCGCAGCAATAGCTTTCTTTAATGCATCAATTTCCGCCGCCTGAGCTTGTTGCAAATCCATTAACCGTCTTATCTGTTCTTTATCATCTTCACGATTCCTAGCATCAGCTTCACGCTGCTCCTTAAGAATTCTAATTTCCTGATCATAGCGAACCTTATCAACTAACATATCCATTCCGCCGTTTTTAACCTTACAAATTTTAAGATGTCTAATCATTGAACTCCTGTTTACAAATATTTTATTGCAGAAAATGCAGCGATTTGGATTAGCAATTTGATCAGGAGGTACTTCGCGAATCAAACAAGGGGTCTTTCTATTTTTGTGCCGTTGATAATCATTGGGTGTTCTAAACTCCTTTCCACAAGAATAGCATTTCTTATTATTGATTTCAGCAATATGCTGATTTATCTCATATTGTTCCATGTTTGAGTAATTTGGTTCAATTAAGTTCAGGTGCTAAGTAATTTGGTTTAAGTATATATAAAAGTAATGTAGGTTTAGTTTAATATATATAATAACTCAAGTTATCATGTGAGTAATTTGGTTCATATATTATTATCCAAAGTATTCATATAATGCACTAATAATACTCTTACTCTTATATATGTCACTACTTCGAGAAGTGAGTAATTCTGTTTGGCGCATATAAATTTCAATATTCAGGTGGAGAAAATAAAATCCGACCGGTGAAAATCTCACCAAAAAAATCCGAAGTCTGAAAAAATATACAAATTTTACAACCGGTCGATTTTCAAACCGCCATACAGTTCCATTTTGGATCATCAAAAAAGTCAAACTTCTAAGTAAAAAGTATATTTATTTATATAAACAGACGCGTGAAAGTGAGTGTGATTAACTGAACAATTAAGTAAAATGAACTTGATTATCTTACTTGTAACTTTAATAATCGGCATAATAGCGAATATCATCGGTCATTTGCTAGTGGTCAGATACGATATAACTAGCTTGGTTCGTCAACCTGCCGTGGAACGAGTACATAGTTAAATAAATGTTTTGTATTAATATAACTTGCGCAACTCTCGCATAACCTACATAGTAGATATAAATGACAGAACCTATTGATAAAATCCTCGCCGATGCGAAAACAGATTCATTTTGCGCGATCGGTACCAGGTATAAACTCAAGTTCGGTAGCAATGATCTATTCGAAATAATGTCCATTTCCAAGTTGTTCCTGGGAATAGTCTGCGGGATTTTATATGATCAAGGCAAATTGAATATTCGCGAGGATATAAGTAAGTGGTTTCCCGAATACAAAGGTATCGCCGTGTGTGATTTGCTCGCGCATACGTCGGGTATCGACTCCAAATGGACATCTCGAGGCGATTTATTTAAGCTGGCGCGTGGTCGAACCATCGGTAAAAAGGTATATCAGTATAACAATTTTAATGCGGTGTTACTAGTAATGATCATCAATCATATTGAAAACGCGGCCAAATTATACGCGCGGATATTTAAGTTACTCGGAATTAACAAATATAAACTGAAGCTTCGACGCGGCATACCTTTGGGTGCATATGGTATTAAATTGAGCACCGCGGATTTGTGCAAAGTCGGGGCTGCTTATCAAAACCGATCTAAACCTAAACTTCTAAGTTCCCGATGGATAACCATGGCAAAACAAAACCTCTTCTTGCTTTTACCGTACGGTAATGGTCTTTATGGTCACGATGGTATGTACGGCCAGTATTTGGTTTTCAACGATAATATTGTTTTTGCGATTTGTCGTCGACCAAACAAAAAATATTACAAATTGATCAATGGAGTTCTCCCGTTTGACATTAAACCGGTCATCGGATTATTAGTCGGCAAATTAGATAGAGATCTGATGTAAAAAAATAACAGGCACGTCCTATTAACTAATATCGTTTATGATTCGCGGCCGGGTCTCCGGCAATCAGAGTCGCATATAAATGCGATCGCCGCCATTTTTTGCATCCAATCTCTACTATAGCCAGTGCATCTTGCAAAGTGGCTTTCGATCGATGCGGCATTTTGGTGGCACAGTTTACAACGGCCATTGACAATCAGGGCTTCGAACTCGGACGGGGCGCAGCTAATCAAATGTGCACCCACACACATCGAGCAAACGCTTGCCCTCATACAGTACACGCATTTCGCGCGAGTGCCAGAATGAATATGTTGATTCATAGTGACAGGATAAATGTATCCGAGTCCGTTTCAATTTTTCATTCGGCTCGTCAACTGAATAATCAGATAACCACACAACTGGAAAAAAAAGAAAAAACTTTGTTGTTGTTTTTGTTTTTTGGTCTGGATTAGTCAGTGGTCAATCAGTCTCTCACGCGTGCGATGTGCAGTGCGGCCGAGGCTGATTCCGAAGTATAGCGGTGTTAGGGGATTACCCAAAGCTACATTCCGGCTGATTAATCATCGATCATAACATTTCACTTCATTAAGCCTAGGGTTTATACGCACTTTGCATTGACATGCAAGGCCTGCGAGCGAATCATCGTGCAATAGTAATATGGCGGTAGCATGTGCTTAACCGTTAATCACTAACGCGCGGCGACTCAAGCTCCAGCAGATGGCGTTACCAGTGCTAGCTTATAGTTATGTTCGACGTCTAAAGGACCAGATGCGGCATGTGCAGCACTCTTTAGACAATTTATAATCAGGTCAATTTCAATTTTTTTACCACCGCTTTTCAAAGAGTGCCTTGATTTCATCATCAGTCAACCCATGATGTTCGCGCATTCCGGCACGTATATCGGCGCGCTGCTTCTTGATGCGCTCGGGAAAGGTGATATATCGGTAGGGCGCTTCCGCGTACACAGGTGCTTTCGTCGGGTTCAGGCCGACTCTCTTAGACATATAGACGGTACTGTTGCGCGGGTCAATGATCACCGGTGAATAATGCCGCCGCGTACAGTGTACCAGTCGCAACACCTCGCTGTCAAACACTGTGTAATCGGGCTCGGCTTCAATGGCACCGGCGAGCGCGGCCACGGTCTGATGTCCGGTTGCGCGCATAATCGCATGGACGCAATTACAAGGACCTTCAACGAAAGTCGCTCCATACGGTTGCATCGCGCGGATCAAGATTCCTCCGTAAACACCTTCGCCAAAGCTAATGTCAATACCCTTGAAGGTTCCTCCGCGATACGTACCTCCCCTCTTGTGGAAGTACCATTTGCCAACGGTCAACTGGTCAGGGTCGCAGTGAACATACGGATCAGGGTGCTCGTCGGACTTAAGGTAAAACTCGAGTTCGCAGATAATAAACTCGGTCTCACCGGCCTTCAGAAGATAATTGTTCATTATATCCGCGGCCACAGTCTCAAAGTCCTCAGAGGTGATGTTGGTCAGATCCATGTTGGTAATGTTAATAAATGATATTTACTCTATTGTAAAAATCAGTTTTTAAATTATAGTGATTGCTTTAATACGCGCGTCAAATCAAAAATGGATCTGATCAAGGAAATACCCGAAGAACATCGACAAATACTATTAATGGCGGGCGTCGACGAGATACTCAGTAAAGTCAAGTTGACCGATTATACGTTTAACGCGTTCAAGTATACGCCGTACAGCAAAATTAAAGTGGTAATCGTCGGTGAAACTCCATACCCGACCGGTGCAACCGGACTCGCATTTTCCGCGGATACAGTCAAGGGGAGCTTGCGAAACATATACAAGTGTTTGCTCGAACACAAGTTGATCTCAAGAACGCCCGATCATGGTAATTTGAAATCCTGGGTTGAACAAGGTGTGTTACTGCTTAATAAGTCATTGACTCGTGGTCGCGGCGATTCCAAACTATGGGAACCGGTCATCGGACAATACTTGAAGATACTTCTCGAACAAAAATCGAACATCGTGATTATGCTTTGGGGTAAACCCGCGCAGGAATTATTGAGATTTATCGGTGCGAAAACCGCGGCTAAACATCTCGTACTCACATGGGGGCATCCAAGTCCCGCAGCAAAAAATAATCAAAGCACCGCCGACGTGAAAAACTTTATCCGGTGCGATAATTTTACTCGTGCGAACAGATATCTACGCGCCCGAGGTGGCGCAGTCAATTGGGATTCGGTTAATTTAATTTAGTTAGTAGTTAATAACTAAAAACGAGAAAAAATAAATTACCAGCGGGGTAATTTGATCCGTCCGCTCGCGCTCAGTTGGTCGAATTGAGCGTTTCCAACTCTGCGGCGGCCTCCTTGCGCTGACGTTTCAGTTCGTCGATTTTGTTACGCTGTATTTCCAGTTTATGTTCGAGTTGCACAAGTTTGGTTCGTGTGTCTTTGTAAACCGTGTACACGTTCTCACGTTTGGAGTTTACAGATATGTACCTGTTGTTGATTTCTTCATGCTCGGCCGGAGGGATTTTTACACACACCGCCAGATATTGCGGCCGAAGTCTTTCGAACTCTGGTAAATCAAAATCCCTTGAATTGGTGCGACTGTTAAGATGCCATGATATCATATCGGCGCGACAGTTCTCAAAGGAAAACAGGGAATAGTCGAATATTCGCGCCGAAGCGAGAGCCTTATCGCATTTGTCTTTTGCCGCATAGAATCGACGACGACTGGATATATACTCGTTGCGAATTTGATCATGAATGGCTGTGTTACCTGAACCCGCGGCATGTATTCGACTGTCCATTTCGAACCTGTCGGCAGCACATTCTTTGATAACTTCGTTAAACTCGGTCAACGCGGAAATTTCCCTATTGAGTCTTTCAACCTTTTGGGAAAGAGGTTCGTAACGAGTCTTCAAGGGGATCACCTTCTCATACACGTGAGATACTTCGGCGAATTCAACGTCAATCTGATCAGCTGTGCGTTCAGCTTCATCACGTTCGCGGGTAGCGGTCTTGACTTGCTCAGCAGTCTGGTCAATCTTAGCATCGAGTGTTGCGATCTTCGGATCGAGGTCTGCGATGATCGCCTCGCACTTGGCAACAGCGGCGTCACGTGCTTCCTTCGCAACGCGCTTGCGCTCGTCAACGTTGGCTTTGGCGATGCGCAACATCTCGGCGAAGATCTCAGGGTCGACGCCTTCGAGTTGCAGCGAGGTCTGAGCACCAGTACCGGCACAGGTAGCGTTGTTGTCTCCATCGGGGTTTCCCATGTTGATTGTTGAATGTACGCGGGTTGAGAGCAATCAGGTGTTTTATATAAGGGATGTCCGGTTCAATTTTTTAAATCTTCAGATAGACTTGCAACCGTTTATTTTTTTACCTTTGGAGTTTAATTGTATTTATATATACGTCAGAATTAGGAAAAATGATCCTTGTTCAAGGAATTATTGGATTTGTAATTTCTATCTGTGTGATAATTATATCGCTGATATGTAGTTGTGCACGCAAGGAGGTTATCGGTGGCGCAACCGCGGCACCACTTACGCAATTACAGCGCGAAGTCGCGCGTGAATATAACAATCTTAAACTTCCATCTCATAAAATACCCTTTGAGGAATTCTGTTATCCGCGCAAGTTTAAGTTGCAAAATCCACAAAAGTTTATCGCCGAATACATGGCGCCGGACTCCCCGCACATGAATTTGCTCGGTTTTCACCGGATCGGCGCGGGTAAAACATGCGCGGCGATACAAGCTGCGGAAATGCATATGAGTAAGGCTCCGGCGAGTAAACCGTTAATCGTTATGCCGGCGAGTTTAGTCCCTGGGTTCCGCAACGAATTAAGATCCCCATGTGCCGACCTCAAGTACATTACCGAGGCCGAACGTGATGAACTAAAGATACTTAAGCCGAGTAACCCGTTGTACAAAGAAATAATAAAGCGATCGGACGCGTTAATCGATGCGCGATATGATATTATGTCATACAACAAATTTATTAAAAAGGGCACCAAGTTGAACCCGTCGATTATGATCATCGATGAGGTGCACAACGTAAATAATCCGACGGGTACGTATTACAGCGCGATAAGTAAGTTTGTGCGTGAGCGGCCGAAGATGAAACTTATCGTGCTGTCGGCCACTCCAATTTTCGATCGAAAAGATGAAATTGTGAGTTTGTTGAGGCTGATGCGAATAGATGTGACCTATGAACTTTTAAATAAACCCGTCGAACTACGTAAAACATTAGATGGATTGATTTCGTATTACGCCGGCGCCCCCGAAAATACCTTCCCGAAAACTACGATTCATTATGAAATTTGTCGTATGGGTAAGTTTCAGTCAAAATGGTTTAAGGCGGAAGTTGAAGGAGAGGTTAAGAAATCAGGTAAACTCGACTTGAAAGAAGTGACCAATAACTTTTATGCAAAGTCGCGTGCCAAATCTAATATAGTATTCCCGCACGGGCTCGCGGGTACCGATGGATTACCTAAACTTAGCAAGGCGGCGATGCAAAATAACCTGGATACTTACTCGGTGAAATTTGCCAAGTTGATGAAAAAGTTGCGCAAAGGACAGCTATCCTTTGTGTTCTCGAACTTCGTTGGTTTCGGCGGAATCAAAACGCTTGTGAAGTGTCTGCGCGCGTTCGGGTATACTGATTATCGTCAGCCCGGTAGCGGTCGTAAGTTCGCGATCTGGTCTGGTGAAGAAACCTCCGCGGAGAAAAACGCGATTAGAAAGATCTACAACAGTAAGGAAAACGACGATGGTAAACTAATCCAAGTAATCGTAGGATCGCCCGCAATCAAAGAAGGTGTGTCGTTGTTGCGATGCAGACAAGTACATATCCTCGACCCGTACTGGAATTATTCAAGACTAGAACAGATTTATGGTCGCGCAGTAAGATTCTGTAGTCATAAAACACTTCCTAAACGCGAACGAACCGTCGACATTTACTTGTACGTGGCAACCACCCGCAAATCCAAACTTACCAAAGCTAACTTCTTGAAAACACAAAATATAGATCCGAATGAAAGCATCGACGGGTATATTCTTAAATTGGCAGATGAGAAAAGAAAGAAAAATAACGAGCTGCTATCAATTATGATTGAAAGTTCTGTAGATCGCGGACTGAACCAACGTAAGTAAAATTGAATCTGTGCTTTAATTAGTTACCAATTACAGTTGCCTATTACAACCACATCGACAACATGACCGAAAACGCCTGCGATCGTTTCAACAAACTGTTGAAAAACTCTAAGCCGGGTACCACAGTTATCCTGGAAGACGATCTGTTCGAGTGTAAGCCCGATGAAGAGGTTCTTCGCGGAAAGAACGTCAGCGTGGTGGAATTTGATTGCATGGCTCCATTCAACAGAGATCCGCAGAGAACCAGTTGGGTGAAGAACCGTATTATCGTTACAGCGGGTACCGGTAAATACGACATCGATCATCGTTGCTTCTAAATGCGCCTAATCTTCAGCAGATCGGTGACGAATTATTTTTTGCCAATGGTCAAATGTAAAAAATAATAGTGTACTCGACTCGATCTATTAGCACCTAACAAGATGAATCTTGATCATGCATTTCATCGGCGGGTTTATACGACGCACGATCAATCAAATACGATGTGTAAAATAATCCTCCGGTAAAACCGAAAGCGCCCGAGGTCATAAGTGTAAACTCGCCGATGATTTCGGGAAAGGTTGAATCGGTATATTTTTTCAAGGTGAATTTCCCGTTTTTCTTGACCAATTGAGTACCTGTGGCACGAATCGGGGTGTATCTGAATACTTTCCTTGTTGCGAAAACCAATCCCATCCAACCAAGACCAACAATACCAGTGCTCACGCAGTAGCGAAAACATTCATCGGCCATATGTTTCGAGAAACCTTTCTCAGGATCATCAGGGTCCGTGCTACCACCGCCGAAAGTACCGGTTGCGATTGCGATAGGAATCCAACTCATTATTGATAATTGGTAATATAATTTAATTAATATTGTCAATTCAAATTTAAAATTGAATACACAGTGTATTGTTAATACAAAACGATATGTCAACTGACAAACAACATAGTGATTTTGATATCGATTTTGATACTAATTGGGACACTACCAAGGAGATTGATGCCCGCAAGCGAGCCGGTGATTTGAAAGGTTATGACCCACTGTGCGTGGCATTTTACAAGAGAACTAAAATCGAGCGTTTGCTTTACAAAAGATACAGAGAAGACGGAAGGATCCTAAAAGCGTTTTCTCATCGCAACGAGGCGTTTATGTCGATGAGCTTTGTAAAAGAACACTGTCCTGCCGGCACCGCTGAGAAATTGCGCGAGGAAGTTCCCTATTAACACATATGTACTTTATTTTTTATTTGCGATGTCTCTTTGATCAAAAAAAGTAATTTGCCGATCTGAAATCAGCAGAAGTGATTTTCCATGAAGTTGAAACAATCGGGAATGTAACCTCGCTTGTAGCTGTCAATTACCTCATCAATGGCTTCAGAATTTTCCTCTTCAATTACACCCTCGGCCCATTCAATGATGGTTTTCTCATGATCGTGCTCAGGTTGGAAATTGGACGGAGCGCCGTGATAATCATACCTGACGAGCGCTCGCACCAGATTTTTGAATCGCCGATCTCTGTTGTCACATTGCGCGATCACCCGCTGTTCGGCTTCTTGCGCGGTACAACCGGCTTCAGCTTCCAAATCAGTACATGCGGTCATGAAACGTTGGAAAGTTTCACTGTGAATATCCACGCTCAATTGTTGCATCTGATCGGTGAGCTCCAGCGTGTCGTCGCCACTGTCGCCATTAAATTCGCCAGTGTACCAGTATTCGAGTGTCAATGGATCATCGGTGTAATCGAAAGCCTCATATGCTATCATTCGATGAGCAAGTTCGCGAGTGAGAACGTCATCTTCAGACCAACGTTCACTCGGTCGGATGATGTAAGTGATATTGTCCATGCGAGCTTCAATAACATCACCGTCAACGGTGTAATCGTCAAACTGAGCCCAGACAAGTTTGTTATGTCCGATCACCTCACGAAAGTAGTGTGCCCCGAACTCGTTGACCGTGAACTCGCGAGGGAGATGCCCACATTCATCTTCGGCATCGGCGAGCGGAATCAGTTTCCTACCATCGTAGATCGCCTTACCGTAGTTCAGATATCTACCGAATTCTTCAAGGCGGATAACATCACCTCGGCGGATACCAGGTGTCAGAGGTAGCGCTCGTGCGAGAATGTCATCAAGACCAAAATCCTCGATAAACGTGAGCTCATCTATGGTCGGTGTGAGGCCAATGGTAATTTCGAACAGCTTGCTCATGTTGATGATATTTATGTAAAGTACCATCGTAAATTCAATTTTCTTTATTTATCACCCAGTAAAAAAATAAAGCTTTGCTTGCTTTGTTTAACTTACTTTACTCACTTATAGTGACATTTGATATCTCATCGAGGCACAATCTGCGATTGATTTTTGGTAGCGGATCGCCCACTTGAATGAAAGCGCCGTCATAACCGCGGTACTCGCAATCAAACCAGCGCGAACATAAGGCCGATGCCACAACGCACCGGTTGCACAAAGAGTTGCGAGGGATCCCTCGGCAAAGAAATTCCTCTTCTCACGCGCGTGTTCACAAGCGGTACAACTCATTGTAATAGTTCTTATTTGATAATCGCATTCAATTTTTAATATATATTGAATGAATCGTGTGATTATACTAATTTACAGCGGCACTTTATTATTACGCGCGTACCAGTGACATTTAACGGCGAGGTTTTCAAACTTGTAATCGCGGGCAAGTTCGCTTATATAATTCACCGACCGCGGACTAAGTTTATATTCGAGCGAATCAATAAATCGCTGGGATAAACGAGGTAAAAGCATAAACCTACATTCGGCGGCCACAATTGCGTAGTCGTCAATATTAAAATCATCTACGCTGCAACAATAATTAGTTCTTGCGTAAATCCATTCAAGCACTGGCAGAAATTGCTTACGGGTGAGTGAAATCGCCATTTCCGGTTTATCAAGGTAATCAATCAGCTTAAAGTAATCACTGGACGCTTGTAGAATCAACTTGATTACACGATAATCGCCGTCAAGACATCGTATAGTAAAATCACTATATTGGCTGTCTATCAAGCCGATCATATGATCTTCGATACTCATTTTTATCATCAAATTAATGCTGATAATTATTTAATTTGTTATATTGTTATATTGCATTACCAGAGTATATAATATGCAAACGAGTTAGCTGTACCCGCTATCTTATAAGTGTATCTACCCTGTGCATTTTTGATTTTACTAGCTCGTGCACGGTATGAGTCGCGCTTGGTTGCAGGAGCACCGTCGAACCACGTGAACGCACCGGCCAGTCCAAAATGTACTCGGTGATACACACCAGCTAAATCAAATTCCGCAGTAAACCTTTTACCCGCTCGCGTGGACTTATAAATAATTAAATTCTTTACCTGCGGAAATCGTTTCATATATTTTCGTATTTTTGATCGTAGTTCCGCCATTAATTTATCTGTCTGATATATGAAACAAAAAAGTATTTGGTTTATTACAACTTACAACTTACAACTTACCATTTACAACTTGACCATTGAGCGTCGGTGGATCTTTCCGCATACCCCCGTTCACCGCGACATAGCCGGCGATTGTAATAAATTCATCATCGGTCGGCCGATCCGCACTTGCAGTAGGTTCCACCGCCGCGGGTATACTTGAAATAAGGCGCGAACAGTCCCATTCATCAAAAATTGCCAGGGTTCCACCGGTCAACGCGAGAACTAAACTATGTTCGTGAGCTGGAGACCCTCTATTAATATTAACATAATAAACGCGGATATTCTCGGCGTTCGCTCGTACGCGATATGGCATCCAATCGAGATAGTCTTCACGATCACATTTGCGAATAATCCAGGACTTCATATCGGCCAGCGCGATCAAATCATCAAAGCACAACATGGGCTTTTTATACTTGGCGGCCACGCTAATCTTTTCAACAGACACTCCAGTAATCCGTGCCCAATTTTTAAACATCTTCTTGACAATCGACTTTGACATTACTAATTTTGTGTGGTTTATGATTATATATAACCACGCAATTAATCTGTAAATCGTAATTATTGTAAACCACGTTGTCCAATAGTCTCCACTATTTTCACGCCGTGTTCGGAGTAATCAATCGACGTGATATTCTGTACTAACCAAATTGTTATTATAATCGCGACTGTTATTATAATAGCATAAATAAGGTTAGCCAAAATTGACTCGCGGCCGTACGGATAGTATTCGTTAATTATTTTTTTACCCGTTTCCGACCAAACGCTGGTTGCGAGAATAGCAAGACCTCCTTGAACAAGTACTGGGAAAGTTATCTGACTCATTTTACGATAAATCGGTTATGTATATAGTATATAAATACGCGCAAACTTTATTATTAACAATTTTCCAAACATAATTTGGGATCGTCAATAATATTCATCTGCATTTGCGCGATTATCGGATTAACGTGCATACTCGCTATTTGTACCCGCGCAAGTTCGTTTGTATACGGGAGAGCTCCCTTGTTAAATCGTTTCATCGAAGATTTATCTCCGCGATCTCGACCCGCAGGTGCCGCCTCAAGTGAATTAATTTTCTCAAGAACATCAGCGGGTAATCGGTCTTGTCCCGATAACAATTTATGTAGTGAATCTTTAATCTTGCGAAGACTCGTGGTAGGATGCAGTTTAACAACAAGATAATCATTTGCCCAAATTACATTATTAACACCGGGTGTTCGGCCGCAAACAATTGTAATTTTGAGCATCGGATTACTATATTCGATAGCATTTATATCACCGCTAAGACGTTTCTCGGCCAATATAAAAGGAACTCCTAATGTATTCTCCATTAATTCACGCGTCATAATCATAAACTTGTTACCGCTAGAACATGTATGGCATCGAGTATTCGCGCCCGAATCGGCAATTATATCCTTTAGAAAGTATTTATGTATATGACCGCGTGGACATCTTGCGGCTATCGTAGATTCGTCATGAACAAATCCATTCGCATCTTTTATAGGAGTCAGCGGTTGTTTAATCATCGCTGCGATAATATCAATAGTAATTTCGGGAGTTGCCACGGCTGGTGTAATTTTAGATTCTGATACTTTAACCGTTGACCGCGGAGTTTTGACGCGCGTTGTATTCCGCGTAAGCGCATCTCTCACTTTTGTAGAATTATCAATCTTAATAGTTTTAATCACAGGTTCAGGTTCAAGTTCATTAGCCATTTCTTTATCCAATTCTACCATTGCGCTGACTTTTTTCGCCTCGATTTTACCGGCAAACTTCTTCAAATCCGCATATATACTTGACGCGTTCATATTGAGATTTATTATTCTACGGATATTATATGTGTATAAAAGAAAAAATAATGTACAGTCGACATTAAAGTTTAAAGTTTAAACTTAAGCAGGAGCGATCTCATCGTCGCTGTCACTGTCGATTGCCAAGTTATCAATGTCAACACCGTGCATCGGCGCGGTATCTTTCGGTTCGAATTCATCAACCTTAAATTCGATCATCCAATTTTTCAACGGGGTTGAGAGATGTGACTGCAAACTGTTCAAGATAATATCATTGGGACCGATAAAGAGAGGATATGTCAAAACGGCCGCAGACTCAAACTTCATGATAATCATTTCAGGGTAGTCGTTGAGATATCGCATCCAGTTTTTGATTCGCGCGACAAAGGTAGGATAATTGTTGATCCGTTCAACATCTTTGCGACACTTGTGTGTGATACGCGCCCATACGCAATATGCGACTCCGGTCGCTCGTCCGTCTTCGGGTATCTCTCGGCAAACCATAACGTGTCTGATCTTACCCGCGCGGGTTACCGGATCGTCGAGGGTTTCAATATCATCGCGATGGACAAAGTGGCGGTAAAGCTGACCCTTGCGGAACATCAGGCATGGAATGAATTCGTCGATTTCGGCCATTCTCGGTTGTCGGTGATCTCAATTATAATATCCAATTTGTAAAATTCAGTTTTTATTTTAACTTGATTTTCCGCAGCAAATCAAACTTAATTTAAATCAAAAATCTATACTTTAATATAAAGTGATGTCTTTGATATCATATATAGCTTTTGCCGCGGTTAACAAACTGAACTTGCGCGAGATCGGCGGTGTAAACATCGGCGAATATCTACACATGGATTCCGGGGCGAAGGTAACCGACGGTATATACATAGGGTCGCTAGCCACAGCCACTTCAAAGCGGTGTCTGGATGCTCACGACATCGGAGCGATAATCAACTTATCTGGCACTGAGTTTCAAAGCGATCGACCGGTTTTTAATATTATTATGGATGACGCAGATGTGACTCCGAGAACAATGGATGCGTATATTGCTAAATTCGCACAAGGCGTTGATGCGATCGCGCATTGTCAACGCAACAATAAGCGAGTGTTAATCAATTGCGCGGCCGGGATTAATCGATCGGCCACGCTCATCGGATTTTATTTGATTGAATACGGGTGGACTTATGATCAAGCGGTGGCTGCATTGACCGCGGCCAATCGTTCCCGCGGCACGCTTTTACTCACTAATAATTCGTTTAGATATTTGCTCCAGGCCAGAGACTCATTTAAGAAAAACTTTGATAAAAAATAAATGTTGTAAGTCTGGTACAACTTACCACTTACAGTTTGTAGTTTACAGTTCAAGCGTAGTAAGCTTGACAGGTCCATTTTTTGTTTGCGCGTACTTGTCAATTGCAAACGTGAAAACGGTATCGCCGGGCTGAATCGGCTCGTGTTGATGATCGTCAGGACAACCGCGAAGGCCGCGCGCGAGACCTTCTTGTCTGCGAACAACCGCATGCAGATGAATTTGGGTCGCCTCCATCGATCCAATGTAATTCTCGCTCATTACATCGCGTATATCCATTTCGTTGACCGTATTAAGACACATCATCACGATCATGTGAAGAATGTCAATCGGGTCATAAGCCTTTTCAAGCTTGATCGCGCACATCTCATCAAACTTCTCATTGATCCACGGATCCTCACGAGAGTAAATCCAGACCGCACACTTGTTAAAGTATGTTTGCGCAAAGGGGAGGATCAAACCAGTAAACGCGTCACCGGCGGCAATCTTCGGCCCGAACTTTTTGTATATCTCCGAAACCCACCCGCAAACAGTATTTATTGTGTAGTTCGCCATAAGTTCGAAGAGCTTCTTCTGTTCGGGAGTCGGCGCGGGAGCTTCCATTTGCGTGTGTTACTTGCAATTACTTTGTATATTCACCGTTATGTGTCTAAGATATAAAATAAAAGATAAAATTCAATTTTACTCGGCGCGAAAACACAAAAAACAGACTGGTTGGACCGCAGTCCAAGCTCTACAAACTGAATTTTGTGAAAGTTGCTGTGACCAGTCTTGTTAGTATAATGTCTCGCGCGAATGTTAAATCCTCCCTTTAACCAATCGCACATCGTGATCGCGTTTGTACTTGCCTGTGATTACGAATTACGTGCAAACGCAAACAGGCAAGTACTCTCTTCTACCGGAGACGTGATCACATACACCGAACACTTTACCAAGATAGTGTATTTGATTCAAAAGGACTACCGATGTAATCAATTGAATCGTGGTAGAAACCATAATTATAAATTGTATAAAGTCGTAAGTTATTGCTGTGCCAGCTGTATACGCGAAGCGTGTACAGGCATGTTCCCGTGAGATTACCTCGTCTGGAAACCTAATTAATTACAGAGTATTTGTTTTTGTTGCCAGAGGCGGTCAGATTTCAAGCCTGATAAGTAGATTTATTGCAGTGAATACTCTTAACAAACACATGTTATCTGCAGCTAACATGTGTAAAACACAATTTTACAAGACCAGTCTACGGTCAAGTGAATGAGGTAAACCAAGTGCGCGGTTGCATCCGGTCGAGCCGGACAGTAGTTCTTTTATTTTGGTAAAAGAGAAGCAGATTATTGCTATGAATTGCTGTTAGCACCTGTAACCGGTCAATTGTAAAATTGTAAATATAAATTTATAAATGATAAATAATAAATGATAAAGTGTAGCTTGCAAGCTATAGATTATCTTCGGCGGTAACGGGTCGACATCAACCACTCTAGTGGTAGTTCGTGAGTCTTTTCCATCACATTGACAATGTGTGTTTGATGTAAAAATGGAATTTTTTAGTTAGATAGCTGTTAACACATTTACGCCTGGATAATAATCATGGTGCGTTTTTAACAACATTGGTTTTAACACCAATATCTATCACACTGTGTATTTTTTAATCGCTGTTAGCACCATTGCCACTGCTATCATTTTATACAATATTCCACATTATTATCTAATATAAAATTGGTACAGGCATTATCTTAAGTTGCTGCATGTAGATTGTACAACCTACAGCTTGCAGTGGAATATGCAGGCGGTTTGATCGGATAGCGTAGGTACTCAAAGATTACACGCGAGTCCTCGCAACACTACCCGGTCCATTAGATTCGAGGACTCGATAATCCGATGATTAATTTTTTACCCGATTGGGTCAGTTGGTAAACTGTAAAACTACTCACTTTGATCACTAAGTGTAATCTTTGAGTACCTGGGCGAGGTCAGAGCCTTTAGCATAACTGCGTACGGACTCACAACCTCACCAGACATGAAGAGTTCCATCAGCGCCGGGGAGAAACCGCTGACCAGTGCGGTCTTGGGAACGTGCTGTTGCACAGGGAACTCAATAACGCGACCACTCAAATTCCAGAATACGATATTCGGCCGAGAATAACCGGCGCGAACATACTTTGCCTCGATAGCTTCAAAGTTTGTCATAGTGTTACCAGAACACGCCTGATCGAACTGCATGTCCGAAAAGATGTATAGCGTCTTTGGCATATCGACGCGCGAGACCTTAAACGCGACCGCAGTGGTCAGGATAAGATCAAACGCCTTTACTAGACTCGTAGACATACCCCAAGGGGCGTTTCTAATTTGCTTAACTTTGGCTTGAAGTGTATCTTCGGTATCAACTCGGAAGAAAGCCGGGTTGTCGGTGAATGTAAGAATCGAACCGCGGAACTGCTCGCATGTGGTTTCACTGAGCAGTAGACCAAGTGCAATTGCAACTTCCATTGGCTGACCATGCATACTTCCACTGACATCGACTAGCGGGAACGCTGAGTTCGCACCGAGTTTGTTAGCGGTCACACGCACGATTTCTTTCCACTGGAGTTCAATGGTTTCATCGTACGCTCCGCCGTCAAGATAATACTTGACTAGTTGATGCGGGAACACTTGGCCGGCGTTAATCTTAGATTTACCCGACTTGACATCGGCCAGGTATTTGGTGAATCGTTCTTCTTCGTGCGCCAAGAACGCCTTACGGTAGTTCTTCATAGCGACGCTAGGGACGTGCGCAAAGTTAATCTGATCCCAGTTCATCGAACACATGTAGCGCTCGACCACATTAAGGTGTTGACGAGTAGGAATCAAAATTTGCTTTCGATAATCCTTGAGGTTGTTCACGGTGATCGTCGACGCATATTGACTTTGCATTTCCTCACGAATAAACTTCAGCAACTTGCGCACGAGGCGATGTTTCTTATCGAAACTACCACCCTCGGTGGGTGCCCACTTCGCGGCAAGGCTCAAAGTAACATTAGCGTGTCCCTGGTCATTGACGTTACCAATGATCATTGCGTCGTTGAGAGAATTAATATCCTCGCAAAGAATCTTCGCGTAATACTTGAGCATTTGCGATTCAAGTTCAGTTCCGGTGAACACCGTCAGCAAATCCTTGAATGATCCATAGAATGGAATGTGTTCAAGGTTCACCAATACATGATCGGAATGTCCGTTGGCAATTAGCCAGTGAAGGCAGTTATAAAACCGCGCACGTTCACCCTTACCACCGCGACAATCTCTCAAGTGGAATACCGCCTTGAGAGTCAAAAGCGGGGCTTCGTTCCAAGCGGCGGTCATCAACGAGTTAACCGTCGATTCGTCGGTGTTGCGAACCACCTTGAAGAAAAGATCGAGCACACTCGAATTGGTACTCGAGTGAGAGAGCGCACCATTTTCAGTCATCGCGTTATATTCAGTCATTGTTTTTTACGATTTATAATTCGCTGTTCGCTGCTGGTTACTTACACCGAATTATTGATTAATGATCGGGTACTAGTAACGTTGTTGGATATGTAATGATGTTGGGTCTTCTTTAACATAAAAAATAATTAATTTATTATTAGCGGGTCCTTCTCAAGAACGATCTCGCCGCCTGCAACTCACTGATGCGAATGCTCGATTGATGGCCGAAATCGTAATCTCTCGGCTGATTAATCGCCGCGACGAACGATGTTGCGAGTTGACGCCGCCTCTCTTCGTACACAGCTAATATTTGTACACCCAAAGTAGTGTCATCGGTCACATGGGCAAGTAATTTCTCAATTACCACATTGATACACATATCGAGTAGCGATTGCATCCTGTATTAATAACAAAAGCATCGATTTCAATTTTATAACCCGCGTACACAAGCGCGTGCACAATTATAATTACGAAATACCAGCAGTTGGAAAATTGAATTTGCCGGTGTTACGTTCAACAATGGATTCATTGAAAGAACTGTGTGTTCGGGTGATAATCGCTCTGAATATACGCATTGAGAACCCGATCTATGCAGATGTTGTACGCGACTCGCGTGCGCTTGAACTGCTACGCGAAGATACAGCGCATCATGTCGCTTACCTGATAACAAGGCGGATTCGCCTTAACGTTCCGTTGGCCGCGAGGACACTTCACCACGGTCATAACAGGGAGAAGTGGATCATCATGTCAAACTCCAGTGAACTTTCCAATGTTGCGTGGTACATCACATTTATCCGCCCGATGGCACGTATTACCCGCGCCCTCTATAAATCCGCATCGACCGAGGAACGTATTAAACTGCTTGAACGCTTTGGCGTTTACTTTAAATCTAATGCAGACCCGCAAACAGTGAGATCTAGCCTAGAGCTCTTTAAAAGTTTATTTCACGGCATGAAAAAGGGAATTTACGTTGTGAATTACTATTGATTTGTGATTTGTGATTTGTGATTTGTGATTTGTACAACATCCGGTATTTTTTTACATAACCTTGGCCGTACTAGAATTGTACGCGGGCATGTTAGTTGCAGCGCCGCAATAATCCTTATCACCGCCACACCATCCCCAAATAGAGCAACACGCACCATTTGTACACTTGGCTCCGCCATTTTCGGGACCACATCTCATAACCCATGGTTCGGTTGGTGTAATCGGATCAGGTGTATCAGGGTCCGGCGCAATAGAAATTATATTAACCGGGGTGCTCGGTGTGGGACTCGGAGCAACAACTGGCAACGGTGCGGGTGTATATGTGGGAGTTGGCGCAGGCGCTGGCGCGGGCGATGCTGGCTTAGGCGGTGCTATCACTGACGTGGATGACTTCGGCGGTTCCGGAACCGTCCACGTGGCGGTCGAAGATTGATCAGACGTAGACGCGGGTGTGGATGTTGACACTGGTGCAAGTGCTGATGTTGTCGGATTCAACACTGACATATCAATGGGGGCATCTACAGGTTCCAAATCGGGCAATTCTGCGGCGGGTTCCCGATAATAAATATACATGTGCGTGATCGCCACTATGATTATTAAAACTATCACAGTCAATATCGCATTAATTAGTGTCATTGTCACGTAATCGCGTTAATATATATTCGAGTACAGAAAAGTGTAAAAAAATAAATTGTCACTTTGATAATTTTAACAAGCGTACTTGAGTGCACACATTCCACCCGATCCTGTTTGCAGATACAACATTATATTATTTTGCCTTGCGTAACCAGGTTCAGTCAGTGTTACGTTTTCATTATAGAAATTGTTACCGATATCCGCCCAAGTAAGATTATTAGCCATGCATACCACGCTGACTACTGGCGGCGTCGGACTTTGACTGATAAACTTAACTTCACATGCGCTATATTCAGCAAGTCCACGGTGAATTGGTTGACCGTTAAAGAAATTCAACAGTTCTGGCTGTCCGGTTGTTTGATTTCCAAGGGTAACTTGATCTACAACATTTCCGCCGAGGATCAGCATTGCGCGATCGGCGGCGCCTTGATACCAAAGAGTCACTGACTGGTTAGTGCCGACCGGTACAATATGTTTGTGAGTGTGATTCCAAGCGACCGCGGCGGTCATTATTGTAAAAAAACAAGTATAAATACTATTAATTTAGGTTTTAAATGTAAAAAGTAAATTGTAAAATGTAAAAAAATCAAATCAAAGCTGGATTTCTTTAGCGGTGACACAACTACATAGCAATTCTATGTAAGTTTCCGTTTGCACGCAGTTCGGCGATCAACCCTTCACATGAATTTTCACGCAGAGAATCATCACCGATCGGGTAGTAATGTCCGGGACCGAATCCTTGCGCGCGAGCGTTCACCAACACCAGGTATGCGTTGGGAAGAATTTGTCCGGATGGGTCACCCAAGTACTTGGTTTCACCGGGATAGAGCGACGGCGAGTTGGGAATTTGCGCACCGTAAGATCCGTAAGAGATAGTGACAAACGCAATACGCACCGGAATACCCGCGTTGACCAAGTAGTAGTGGATCATATCGGGGCAAACTTGAACGTCCGCGGGCGACTTCACGTCGAAGAATTTCATCATGTATTCGGTTAGTCCGGCGCGGGAGATCGGAAACTGCGGAAACTTAGCCCCGATCTTGTCGAGCACGGTATGAGCACAGTCGTTGTTCATTGTGAGAATAATAATAGGATCATCCACTTCAATTTTTATACTTTTTACTTTATTAACTTACTAACTTGAAACCACGAGAATACAGCGGTAATTGATAAAAAATAATGGTGTGGCGGCGTAATACCAATTACAAGGCCGAACCGAATTTGTTCCGGTTGTATCTCAATGTATTTTGTCTGATCCATTGATACTTCAATTCATCGGGTATCGCCGGTCCATTCGCCTGTGCGGCTTCGACGAACGGTCTAGCCGACTCATGGCAGTGTGACGGAGTAGGCATTGAGAAAGTGCCAAGAGTTTCGCCTGACGGTTTGCGGATAGTTAATTGCCGATCATCGTACAACCGACCGCGAGTGAGATATTTATCACGCATTGCCAAAGTAGTCCATTTACCGTTCCAACCGTATTCAAATGGAGTGCAACGAGGACAGTTAGCTAGACGTTTTCCACTCTTCTTGCAGCCGGTGCAAAGGTAGTAGCCTTGGTCCATTATGTCTTGCATGGTCAATTGTACCGATTATATCAATCGAAGAACAAGAATCAATTTTACACTAATTTACAACCGGCCGCGCGAATGGTTCCGAGAACGGCCTCGCGACCACCAAGAAATACTTCGTATGCGTCATCGTGTGTAAGCGTATCGGCCGAAGTATTAAATGACTGTATAGATTTCTGACACGCCGGTAACAGTTTAACAAAATTACCATCGATACCCCCATACGGACCCATGTCGCCATTAAGTAGATTAACACCGTTACCATAAACCGAGTTACTCAATTTTGAGATTACTTCAGATGTGTTCTCACCACAGACGGCTTCCCATTTGTTATTATCAAAAACAATCAACGATTTATCTTTGATATTCTTCAAGTAAATACAATGATTCTCAGGCAACGCCGGGTTAAAGTAGAGCTTTTCAAGCAAAAACTTACTCAATTTAGTAATATTATTTAACTCGTCGGCGGCAATTGTGAGACCGTTAATGCTCGGGGTTGTATAATTGTTAATTGTCACGTTGATTATATTATTGATCGGCGCGTTATAGTTGTTTACCGTTTGCGCGGTAAGTGGTTCAATTGGAATGATTACTTTTTCCAACGCTGTAACCTTCTCCATTAATTGTTTGATTTGCTCATCCTTCATTTTATCACGATCTTCCATTTCTTTTCTATCAGCTTCGCGCTGCTCCTTAAGGATTCTGATTTCTTGGTCGTAACGAACCTTATCGACAAGTATATCCATTCCTCCATTTTTAATCTTACAAATCTTAAGATGCCTGGTTAAGTGTTCCTTTTTAGAAAGAATTTTATTACAGAAAATACAACGGTTGGGATTAGCAGCGTGTTCAGGAAGTACCTCGCGAATTAAGCAAGGAGTCTTTCTATTTTTATGCGTTAGTAAGTTTGCGGGTGTCCTAAATATTTTACCGCAAGAATAACATTTCTTATTGTTAAATTCTTCATTTGGTAAGTTTTCTATTGGTTGCTCCATGCGATGTATAATTTTGGGTAATAGCGGGTGGGTAAGTGTATAATTTTGGGTATCTATATGTAACTATAACTATAAACCTTCAATTATAAATATAAGTTTGATTATACTATGTATAATTTTGGGTAATAATATATTATCGCCAAGCACTGTTTTAACCCCTATAAATTGAAAGTAATCATTCTACTGAATACTTTTGTAATATGTATATTTGCGGGTGGGGTTTGATTAATTTAATAGTCAGGGGGAGAAATGAAAATACGGCCGATGAAAATCTTACCAAAAAAACCAAAGGTTGAAAAATTATAATATATATTTACGTTTGACATATGTGTATTTTAGGACGGGTAAAAAATCGAACTTGTCACTTCGATTTACCTTGAATTTAAAAGTTGAATTTTAAGTTATAAGTTATACAAATATCGACGTACCAAAATGGAGGAAATTCAAAAGTTAATCCCCGGCCTCAGCGTGACCGAACTCAAGGTCCTCGCGTTGGAAATCCAAAGGCAAATTCTCGCTCTGAAGATTGACCAGCTCAAGTCCGGTGAAGATGTGAACGTCGATGACTATTTCAGCGATACCGCCAAACCGGCGCCTACACCAGTGCAACCGAAGGCTATCGCGCCCACGGAGACGTTTGAGATCCAGTGTGTCAACTGTAAGAAGACAGTCTCACTCAAGGATAAGGATCGTGCTTGGTGTAATGCTTGCTTTCCTAAAGCCCCCAAGGCCAACTGCAAGGTTTGCAAGAAGGAGTTTTCAGACATCGCCCCGGCCCGCGGAGGACGCTGCTTTGGCTGCTTCAAGAAGAACCTACAGCCGATTTAAGGTAGATTATGCAACCAGCACACCCACCTATTATTTTTTAAATTGAATTCGACCATTTGAAAATATATCCAGGCGGTATCAATATGGAGACGAATCCCAGGCGTTATTGGCATAACGATCTGCACGCAAACAATGTGATGTTCTCGGTAGAGGATTTTTCGTTCGGATCGATCGATTTCAATAAATGCATGAGCTGTGATGAAATGAGGTATATTAGATCTAACGGTATGTGCCAGCATTGCTGCGACGAATTGGACATCATGATGGTGCGTACCATTGCCGTCTTGGAGATTAAAATCTTCGAGCGTATGGAACCCGAGCCGGATGCCAGTTCAACTGATTAAAAAAGCACCAATCGTCTATTATTTTTTTAATTTGAATATATTACTCGACAGAGTATAACCAGGTGCAGCCCACATGGAGTCGATTCCCGGACGGTATTTGCATAATAAACTGTACGCGGGTAACCGGATGATTTCGCCCTCCGGTATCATAAGGCCTCCGATGATGACCTTGTCGCCCGAGGATTTTTCATCCGGACCGGTCGGCCTCAACAAGTGCCCACGGTGTGATGAAATGAAGTATATTAGATCGACAGACCTGTGCACCCGCTGCTGTGAAGAGCAGAACGAAATGGTAATGAATATTGTGAATAGCCTAGAGCTTGAAATCGCCGAGAGGGTGACCAAATCAAAGGACTAACGCGTCATTATACGCCACAATTACATTTTTCCGCTGCAATTTAATAAAAAATTGAATCGTAGTACTTTAAAAATTGTCACTGAGGGCTTGCTCTCAGTGGCCCAGATACTGGGTAACCAATATTTGGTTTTTTGTTTTTTGGTCTTTCAACGCTGTTCCGGCGAGATATATCGCTCGCCCAAGATCCGGTAAATCTCTTCCTCAGACCTAGTGGGTATTAGTTCAAGCATCTTCTTATCCTTGCCAACATACTTAAACAACCCAGCCTGATTCAAGCGGTAACCCTTGGTCTTGGCGATACCACGCAAACGCTCGTTATGTTGCCAGGATCCGGTGAAGTAGTTCAGGGCCGCGTAATAACTGCCATAGGGTATATTAAGAACATCTATCTGCCGAACCTTACCACTAATCGGGGACCTGTATAAAAAGGTGACCCTTTCTTTACCCGTACTAAGTGTATCTATGAAATTGCGATCGCTATGTAACGAATCGACCAGCTCGCCGAGGAGTGAGTCGTGAAACCTGTCCTTGTTGGACACCAATATGTCAATATCGCCGCTATTGGGTAGGCCGCGCCGGTACGAACCGGCAACGGAGAATATAACCCCTGGATCGCTTTGTATTAGCAACCGCTTGATATACTCACTAAGCTTAGTTACTTCGTCGCGGGGTATTCTCGAATTTAAGTCGGTGTAGTATTTTAACCCGTATTTTTGCATATGATTTAACTTGATTCGACCTGTCGATATAGCTTTACGCAATTGTGCGCGAGTGTATATCCGCTGAGCCGCCCACTCACGTATAGTCGCCGGGCCAACGCCGGCGATCCCACTAAAATCCTGGTACGCACGATATTCGGGTGATTTCTTGAGTTTACTTATTTCCGCGATCTTACCGGTTTTCACCCATTCGACTATTTTATTCATTATACCTTCACCGATCCCAGGTATCTTCATTTTGCGTACCGTACTTAGGCTATCTTTGGTAATTTCAATCGGTAGTTTTCCCAATGAATTTATCGCTCGTCTATATGCTTTCTCTCTGTATGATTCACCAAACAATCCTGCAATTTCTTGCAGCTGGTTGAGTTCAGCTATCAATTTAACATTACGAGCCATAATCCGATTTTATATAATTGTATATATAAATTAATTAAATATGGAGTTGTATCAAAAAATAATTTTTAATTACGATTACAGTTTAACTCTATCTCGATCCGAAGAAATCGTTCATCTCAACGAGTAGATCGTACATCTTTTCATTCTGTTCTTGAAGCTGCTTCGCGTACGCGATCAACACCTCGACTCGCGCCTGATCGTGAGGTTGCTTATCCAACTTCAGTGCGGTCGCACCCATCTGTTCAATACCCGTTTGAACGCTGTCAAACTTTGCCATTAGTACATCCGCGCTATCATCGGCGACTTCGGCCGGTACCTCCACGGGCGCGGCAACTTCGTCGTCGGCAATGTTATCTTCGAGCCCGCTAAGAACCGGATCGTGTGTAGCCATTTGTTATTAGGTTATAATATTAACAGTGATAATTTTATATTTATATTATTTTTTCAACTCTTGAAATAAAACTAAAATAATATTTTGTTTATACTTTTATACAATAACTCTACAAGAAATGGGAGGAAGTTCATCCAAAACTGTTGTAAAACAACTTTCTGAAGCTATCACAAATGTTTGTTTGTCTACCGTACAAACATGCGAAGTCGCGGCTACTCAAGATCAATCTATCGACGTAAATAACACCGGTTTCAAACTGTGGGGAACGTATAGGCTAGAACAACAATCTGATATTAAATCTGAATGTTTCAGCGACATTCAGAAACAGGTGGAGTTGCAAAACAAACTTATCCAAACTATCGCTCAATCAAGTACGGCGACCGGCGTAGCACTGATGAGTGCTTTTGGAAGTTCAAAATCATACGCCGAAACCAATTTGACAAACATCGTCCGCAACAATATCACCATGAGTAATATTCAGCGTAGCTATAACATTATCAAGCAAAATCAATCAGCGACCTTCAATAATTCTGGAGTTATTGCGTTTGAACAAGCTGAACTCACGCAGGGTAGTAAGATCTTTGCCGCGGCCGCGTTGAAGGAAATTGATAGAGCTGGTATTTTTAATACCATCGAAACGTACGTCGATCAGTCGGCGACCGCGGATACTTCGAGTCCAATCAGTCTTTTCGGTAGTTTGTTTAGCGGTCTTGGTTCGAGTCTTTCCACTGTTTTCATATTTGTCATATTCATAGCGCTCGCCATTATCGGCGGGCCTTATATCATGGATATGTTTAAGTCGCGAGACAGCGCGATCGCCGACGTACCACCGGGCGGTGAACCTCAGCCGGTAACCGTTCAATAATTTACTTTATCCGGTTGATCGAGTACCAATTACAAAAAATAAACTGTAAAATGTCTTTATCAATATTTTTTACTTTATGTGCAACCCACTCTATCTTCAATTATACTCCCCGTGGAAACATTGTACAACCTCTCTTTTCTAACGTCTGCAAAATGGACTTCACGAAGGTCTGATATGTCGCGCGAGATTTCCAGCTCGGTCGACGGTTGCATATATTGTTGAAGAACATATAAACATACCGCGACCAATATAATGATTATAAATATTAGTTCTTTAGCCATTGAGTTTTACGTGCAAGTATAATATATATAATAAATAATATTGTTTATCTGGGTAAAATACGCACGGGAAAATTCTTTATTCGTTCTGATCGTCCACCGGGGTAAATTCATTATAAATTTGACTTTTGATCGGCTTGTACTTTGTATATTCGTCGAATACTTTATTTTTTACCATTTGTTCGTATGTGGGGATTTTATGCGCGATCCGACGTATGTGTTCGGTATAATGTTGAACATATGATCGGTTCGGTTCCAAACTCGATAACAGTTTGTCAACCCGACCGAGTTTATCGCCGCCGGTGTGACTGAGAGTATAGTGAATAAAGTGGAATAGGAAAAGCAAATCGTTGTCCGACCTAAAGTACATTTGGATGCGATCATCCGTGGCATTGCTAACGATATTTTCTTCGGGTAACGACGAGAACCCGAAATCTATAATCTTGGCGAAAATACCGAAATACGGCACCGAATATTGTTCACCATCGATGTGAAACACGAGAAATTTAGGATTGGTCGCCTTGAACTTATAATTGGAATCGAACTTTAACATGATATTGTCCGTGTGTAAATCATAGTGGCGAAATCCTGGGTAAATTTGCTTGATCGCATACATCGTATAAATAATTTGAAATAGCAACGACTTGAAAACCGCCATACTCACCGGCGTATTAATACTCTTGCGCAAATAGTCGTCTAATGACATATCACATTTCTCCAGTACCAAGAACGCACACTTGTTATGGGCGAGTCCATTCTTAACCAAATCATCGTATTTACACAACAATTGTTCCACATCATCTTCAGGGATTGTGTCGCGATAATCTAGCATCAACCGCTCACAAATCTTCTCCTTTGGCACAATCTTATCTAGATTTTCACATACCTTTTCATATACAAGTTCTAAAATACACGGGGTTATGTTTTTTCTCAAAAGTCGATCTCTGAAGATTTTCAATATATTGATCTCAGCATCGATATGTGCGACCACGTTCTTGGAAACCTTTCCATATATTTCCGGCGGAGTCTTTCTGTAAAAACACAATTTGGTGAGAAACCGAATACCTTCGAATTCACAGATATAAAACCTACTCATACTCACGCCCTTAAAAGGAAGAACCTGAACGACGCTCGAGATGAATTCTGATAAATTAGAGCAGTTAAATAAGTTGCTCGCGCTTATTTTTTTCCGGACAATATTGTACGACATCGCGTCAAATATAGTATAATTATAATGATTTTTTAACTCTTGAGAATGAAAATTCCCATAAGGGTTTTTATTGAAAACACCATGACGGCTTATCATACGCGCCGATATCTCGTGATCAATTAAAGATTATTATACATTTTTATAACGTCTTAAGTAAAATGAATCGAATTAAGGCCTCTATTGGCCAATCAATAAAAAAGTCGGCGGGTGTCTGGGCGACCGTGGATATATGTAAAATGGTAGTGGTCGTAATTATAGTCACCGCGTATAAGCGCGGCGAACCTCTATTTATCAATATGATAACCAATGATTCTATGTTCTCAAGCGCCACGGTAATCACCGAAACTATTTTCCGTAGAAAGTCAGATTATACGTGCGAACATAGTCTTTTACATAGATACATATACTACTTTCTCGCGGCCGCGTTAGTGGTAGTGTTAAACGTTATTACTTGGTGGAACTATGACACATTCTTGTATTGGTTAGTTATTATCTCAACTTGTCCGCCGGTACTTAATCGGATATTGTCTACGCGACAGTTTTCTCACGTGCACGTGCTAATATCGCGCCCGGTAAGAAAATTAATCAAGTGGATATTTACATCGGCGGTCGCTTGGTTAATTAATACGATCTGCGATGTTAGTTTGAGTATCCGCGCGAAGATTTCACGTGTGGAAATTAAATATTTAATAGCCGACGGAAACATCAATCAAATTCTAGTGTTTGTCAAATCCTTTTTAATTGCAGCGATTATGAATCACTGTGATCACGCTGGGAAACATTATAGTTGGATGTTCAATACGTTATACCAATATGGTTTTTTAACCAGACCGACAGAAGACGATCCTGCGTTAATCAATATTGATTGTGACCGTGATAAATTAATCTCGATTATCACCCGTCGCCGTTGGTCTCAGTTCTATAATCCGCGAGTTATCAAAATATTATTGCGGTTGTATTCGGCCGATCAATCTAATATTTTAGCACGGATGGTAGATGCTCTTATTAACTCGGCAGAATCCTCGGTGATCAAATTCTTCGCTGTTTATACAATAACCACTTTATTTTCGTCGCGATTGTTGATCATCCCGTTGATATGGGGTTTATATTTGTTTGATAATCAACGAGGTGTCATCAAAATAATTCCGCGGGTAATTGCCACATTTGCCGCCTTGTATAATTATGGGTCGATTATATTATTGGTCGCGATTGCAGAAATCGGAGAGCATTCTTATAACCGCGCGACGCGATGGTTTGCGCCGAAACTTTACAATTACTTAGCCGAACGAACATGGATGTTGTATCGGATCAACGATGAATTAACCGAATTGATATTATATCCTATATTTGTAAATGTGATTGCACGCGTATGTCATACGGAGCCGTACGCGGTAATAATAATCGGCGCAGCATCTAGTGAATTGGTTAAATCGCCCAAATTAATGTTGATATATGTCACCGCTGGTATATTTTCCGGTTACAATATAGTACAATTGTATTTGATATCCATCGGGTACTACCTTTATGTCAACGCTAAAAACATCCCGAATTCACGCCCGCGACCGATCAAATTAAATATAATCACCGATTATGTGCCGGCGGTGATACCTGTTGTTGAAATAACCGGAAAAAATAACAATTGTACAATTGCCGAAATTGTTGAAATTGCCGAACTCGATGAGAGTTTTCACATGGTCGATTAGAGACCGTCCAACGACGAAGCGATGCTCTTCTCGATTTCAAGATCAATGTTGATCATCATGAACTCGCGATACTTTTTTGTGTCTTCGGCAGGATAACCCATTGGGTTGCTTACCACTCTCACGCCGTTGATATATGTGTCAACGCACCTGTGAGAATGGCCGTGAGCCCATAGAACAATCGGCGCCTTCAAATACTCAGTGAGGTCTGTTGCATACCCGCAGTTGAGAATCGAGTATATTCCGGACTTGTAATCGTCGTGAATACATTCGTGTGATGGTAGGTGATGGGTCAAGACTACAAGGTGACGATCTTCAGCCGTCGACTTCGCGATTGCGTTCTTCAGCGCGAACACCGCAAGCTTGTGTGCGTAGGTTGTATCTGCGGGCGTAATTGGCAACCTCTTGTATGACGTCCCGTCCTTTTCAAACACTTTCTTTTTTATCGCGGTGTAGTCGTTCATATGATTCTTCAAATCGTATTCGTGACCGGTACCGTCCGACCAAAGCGTCGAACCGAAAATGTTCACTGAACGCTCGTTTTCATCCTTTCCATATACAACCGTTACAACATGGTTGTCAAGAAAGGTCACGTTGGGAAATCTTTCCGCGATCAACGTTATTTTGTCACGGATTTCTGACATTGTGTCGTGCCTATGGTAATACTCATGATTACCCGCGATCAAGAACACCCATGCGTAATTGCGGCTTGCCCACGTGAGTAGTTCAATGTATGACTCTTGCCTCGGCCCACCGATGTCACCGCATAGCGCGAGTACCGGCCCGGACACTTGTATGGGTAAACGAGATGTGCGCAACTCCATATGGATGTCCGACACAACTTGTATGCGCAAAGTTTCAACGTTCAAACGGATACAATCAAGACTTTGACCATCCATGATGTTAATGTGGCAACTGATAATAGATATATTTGGAATTCAATTTAATTAAAAAATTAATCTTAGATTGACCTAAGATCTAAAGTGACGTGTATTTGCTTTACTTACTGTACTTAATCGCAGTTCACATCGTTGCAGTCGATCGTGTCGGCTTCATTCGGAGTGATGACCACACTCCCGAAACGAGTCGTCAACTTCGGAATCTCTTCATTGCTCAGAGCGAGAGCAGCTGCCAGAGCATCATCTTCGTTCATGTTACCCATGATCTCGGACTCCATCGCGGACTCGCGAATCGCCGCATTGACGTCGTTGGTTTCCTTTTCAATCGCCGCGTTGAGTTCGCGCTCGTTCTCATCTTCTTCATCGCTATATTCTGACTCATCATCGGAATACTCGGATTCATCATCAGTGTCCGACTCGTTCTTGTGAGAACGGGCATGTTCTACCATGGTGTTGAGATTAATCATGACTGTTTGGCCGTTGGCCAAACACATCGGGCATGCAAACCTCGCGGTGAAATCAAGCAGATCAACCGTGACAACGCTATTGGTGTTGTTTGTGACCGCTCGCTTGTGCGTCTCGAGATACGTCTCCATGTTGAATGGGCCGGGTGTATAGATCACCCTTTGCTTGACACCTTCGGTTTTCGGGAACAAGTCAACAATTTTATCAGCAAGTTCGCTCAGTTGTTCGTTGCGATTCTCGGCCGGTACGGTTTTTTCCATCCACGCAGCGAGCATACGCTTGTCCATCTCGTCTCCCGTAACCTCATCGTGGGTATCATTAGTCGCGACGACTTCAGGTTCAACCTCGGTCAGCTCCTGCTGAGTCGATTCGTTGATCTCCTCGGACATAGTCTCGGTGGTGGCGGCGTTTCCCATAGTGATGATGTTGTCGGTGAGTAGTTCTGCGTAATAATATACCTAAGATCCTTTATTCAATTTTAAATTGGCCGGGTAAAAAAAGATACCTGTGGCCAGGATGACTGTAAAGCCGTAAATTACACATTATAAGTACATTCCAAACGGCGGGGGTTTCATCTCAACGACCGTGGTAACTTTATTATTTTTATATTCGGTAAAAGCTCGCATGAAGTCGCTTCTGGTAATAGTGGGCGGCGAGGACCCGGTTGGTTTTCCAAATACACGTTTACTATATTCGATCTTACACTTGGCAAAGAGCACTTCAGTGGCACCACCTCCGGTTTTAAAGTATTCACGGTTCTCACTGAAAAATCCACTTGGAATAGTTTCTGATTCTACGTACCATCCGGCACTCAACGCCTGCGTATTGAATATACCTTCGAGCAAATCAAATTGAGCCTCACCGGTATCGTATCGCCATGCGAACCTGCGTTCCAACCCGGGATTAATTTTAAAGAAACAATCGGTCAACGCGTCCTTATATCCAACAATAATACACATAAAGTCTTTCTTATGTTCACTGAGTAATCCACAAAGAGTATCAACACATTCTTTGGCAAATGTATCAACGCGGTCAGGTGCACCGCCGATATTATAACCTTCATCGATAAGCAATACACCGCCGAACGCCGACTTAACAACCTTTTCGGTCAAGTTCGCAGTATGTCCACAATACTTACCGATAAGATCCTTCCTATGTGCGCGTACCACTGTACCTGTTGCTAGCACTCCCAAATGACAATAAATTTCACCAAGAATTTCGGCAAGACTTGTCTTACCACTACCTGGAGGGCCTGTTATAACAGTATGCATATAATCATCGGCACCAGTATTAAGTCCCTGCATCGTGTAAAGAATCTGGCCGAGAACGCTCTTTTTGATTTCTTCTAGGCCTTTCATCGAAGCGAGTTTACGGATTCCCGGCAAAATCGTGTAAAGTTTCATATTATCGATGTGCGCATATGTTAGATCGGATTCACACATAAGTATAAGGTCTTCAAGGCTGTCAATTTGAGGCACCGGATGTTCGATCGGTTCGGTAAATTTAACGCGTTTGGCCGATCGCTGCTTCTCACGGCGATTTTTACGCTGATTATCCAGTTCGAATCCCAAAGGATCTTTCTTAGTTTTCTTATCGTCGCGAGTTCTTTTGGACATTCTAATCGATTAATTTTAGTACAGTTCTTATTAACATATCAGCGAATACTTAAAATTGAATTTAGATATATATCGATTATAACTTCTATAATCAGGCGATCTATTTGTACGTGCAAAGAAAGACCATGAGGATCATTAAGGGTGTTCAGGACGTGTTCGCGACGATTGCCGGAGAGATGCTTAACATCGAGACGTCATCGCTGCACTTTCTCAACGGGATACCTCTTAAGGTAGGGACCGAAGTCTCATCGGAGGATTACCGTGGTTATCCCAAGATTGTGGCCGGCTCAGTTGTTCACATCATCCGCGGATCCTCCGGGTATATCTTTGTACCCATCGGAACGAATATGATTGAATTCCAAGAGAAGTTGATCGCGGCTATCCTCGAGCTTGAAAGCACGATGACTCGCCCGGATGGTTCCGACCATAATGTACTTAAGCAATACCACACGGTCAAGTGTAATTACAACACAAACATCAAGGTGAAGTCGGCACTGAGTGTGACTCAAGGAAGTAACGCCCCGAAACCAGCTCCGATTCGATACGGTGCCAGGAACGCCGCTGTCACGAACAATCTCAAGAGAATATTCGTAGTTGACCCTGAGAATGATTCCAGGCGAGGGCGATTCACTTGGTTCTTGAAGACGTTTGATGAAATCGAGCAAGAAATTACCAGTGATAACATGGATGACTCTGTGGCTAGATTCGCCTGCTCGATCCTACATGATCGTGATGATATTTGCAAACTTGAACACAATCAAACCACCTTTGAATTCTCCAAAGAGTTCTTGAAGGGGTATGACAATATCGTGGATGAAAACATCACCTTGTTCAAACACGGCAACCCTCTCCTCTTTGAGCTTAGTGAGCATTGGCGTACGGCTCATGTTGAAACAACCGCTGTATCATTCTTGCGAAATATCAATGAAAACAAGGTGTATGAAGCTGACCATGCCGCGCTGAAGTTTAAACCGGTACATATAGCGGATAGCACTGGAGAATCTTCTACAGACATCTGCTCACAATGCCGCAGTTTGCTTGTCGGCGACAATTACGCGCTCGCAGGTAATGTGAAGAATCCGGGCAGTGATATGTGCGTAGCAATTTGCGCGCTATGTCTCCACTCTTCGCCCGAAGATAAACCAGTCGAGGCGAAATACTTCAGAGTATTCCGCGTTACTTTCCCGCGCCGTGTCGAGGACTTGGTTGATGCGTTAACCGTCAGCGATCAGCGCAAAGAACTTCGCCGGGAAGCTCTCAAGCGAGTGGAGAGTAAGAAGTTGTACGTCGACGAAAAGAATGTCAGCTACATAATGATCGGCAACAAGTATGCGGCGTTTGCATCGGTCGATGACTTCCTTTACACGAAGTTGTCAGTACACCCTGACTTTGCCAACAGGAAGGTTTGCAATGCGACGCTGGTTGAGTAATTAACGTTCGTGTGGTACATAAGTAATACCATTTATTTTTTTGATTTTATGAGGAGGTATTGGAAAAAATTGAAACGGGTAGATTATAAGTATCTGTAAACACTACAAACATTACAATAAATAAAAGCAATGGCTACCGTTTATCCTGAGAATCACAAGAAGTACACTGGTGCGATACGACACCTGGTGACCGGTATGTATCAGACGCATATTGTAGTTGGCAACAAGACTGAAAGTAGAAACTTTGAATCTTTTGAAGAAGCTGAATCACATAAGATGGAACGTTGCGCTGAACTTGGACTTGTGAAAAATGTGTTGACCGATCACGGTGATTACTACGAGATGGAATTGACACAAGGTAAGTCAACCAAAGTTGATAAAGCCAGTTTCAACATCATTGATTCCAAGGTATGGTGTGTTAAAAAAAGTGACAATTGGTATGCATCTACACACGTGAGTGGAAGCGACGAAACAATTTATTTACATAATGTGTTGATGGATTTTACACCGAATGGAACACATGTTGTTGATCATATCAACCGAGATCCCCTTGACAACCGTCTTGCTAACCTTCGCATTGTTGAAATGGTGATAAACAACATTAATCAAGGTATGAGGAAAGACAACGTGACCGGTACCAAGGGAGTCCACTACAGCGACAAAAAGAAAGCTTGGATTGTTCAGTGGAGTGTGAACGGCAAGCGAGCGTCAAGACAGTTTACTACAGCCAAATATGGTGTAGAAGCTAAAAATTTCGCGTTGAATTTCAGAAAAAATATTGAGGAGCGAGATCCAATCTATGCTCGCGCTCTTGGTAATTAGGTGGCTAAGCAATTAAAAGCTCTAAGCGCTTTTATTTTTTATTCTTAGCGCCTCCACACGAAATCACATTGGATACACTTGATTGAGATATTGCTTCCTTCGTCAGCGCACCTTGCTTGATATTCAATAGGAAGCGTTTCTTTACCTCCGCACTTGCGACAAGTGTATGCGCGCGATACCTTGTTGTGGACCTTCTGATTCTGGCGAAGTTCAATCTCATCACGCTCTGCTCGACTTGCTTCAGGACACAAATCTTTCGGATTCAATTCGGCAATCATATAAGGGTCAATAATCCCTTCGATCACGTTCTCAATCAGGTATGTTGATCCAACAGATCCGTCCGTATCAAGGTTTGATAACACTCGGCTACAATTCACGCTGTATCTGTCAACAAACTTCTTCTCTGTGAAAAGTCGATCAATACCATCGGTAATGCAAGAGTTAATGGTAACTTCAAAGCAATTGCGTTCCATACGCCGGATAATCGTTTCACGCTTGTCCGCTGACAATTCAATCCAGCCGGGGTACTTTGAACACACTTCATTGAAGCGCACTCGCATTTGCAAACGTTGAGGAGCAATGGCCATATTGTTATTGGTCGCTTTAGTTACTAACTTAAATTAAGTAAACTTAATTTAAAATTGAATAAACTTAACGCTTATATATAATTGCTAACGAACATTCAATTTTGATATGGCCGAAGCTGTGTTCATCGTCAGAGGTTCATCCCCGTATGCGCTGTGGTACAAGGTATATGCGAGTGGCGATGACGACCCTGACATCTATGCTGGTTGGTTGAAGGAACAGCTGACCAAATACGGCAATGTTGACCCGTGCGATATTGTACAACGAATTGATTGCGTTGATAGTCGCGAGGTCGTCAGATTGTATGAAGAACACATCAACAACACACTTTTCAACCGTGATCCTGCTGACCGCAATCGTCGGTACGATTGGTATATGAACAGGTGGAACACCGTTCGTTGGGTTCAAATCAAAATTGGCGATATCCGTGACTTTGTCAAGTCGGTCGCGCAAAAAAAGTAACTTGATCAAACGACAAGCTTTTATTTTTTACCGACTAGTTTGATTCTTCATCTTCCCCCCAACGAATACACTTGACATTCAAATGCATCACTTGAAGAACCTTCGCAATCTGTGAAAGCGACTCGGTTATTTTCGCATGGTCGCGAATAATCGCTTTTTGATTTTTCTCAAGCTCGGTCATCCGAGAATTCAATTCGACAGTTCGCATGGTAGTTCCGCGGGCATGTTCTTGCAATTCTTCAATTGAATCACCAACGCCAAGTTGCCTCTCGTGAATATCGTTTATAATCTGATCCGTACTCTTCACGCAATCGAGAATTGACTCAACTTGATCACCAATCAAATCAATACTGTTCTGCATATCATCGGTAGTTGTCACTCGCGACCGGTGACTCTTCTTCTTTCGGGCTTTGCCGATATCATCATACGTCGGGTACTTACTATATCCGGACGTCGAGGGGTGGAATGAACCACTGTTATAATAATCATAGTGCGAAACAGAGATGCCGCTGCCGACATTGTCAATGACACGATTCGGCGGAAGATCATCGGCCGATGTGAAATCGCGACCGATTGACTTTGGCTGGCCGCTTAAATGTTTGATGTACAAATCGGCGATACTCGCGTTTTCAGTGTCCTGAATAAACTGTGCCAATTGCTCGTCAGTTGTTTCATCGTCGGCGATGTTATCATCGTGGATTTCCACAATCTTCGGCGAGGTAATCGATTCCATAATTGCGCGCTGGTTGCTTACTATTCAACTAAGACTCTAAATTGATAAATCGATTATGACAAATTCAATTTTACTCGACTATAATTAACTTACAATTAACTTACAATTGACCAGGATTAATCTTGAAAATAGCCAAGTGTCTGTATCAATGTGAGATCGTGTATAGTACCTTCCTCATCACGTTCAAGTATTGTCATAATATCATTAGTTTCCGCCCAATTGAGTATCGCAACTAATCCGGAATTCTCTATCGGAAGTCTACCCGTTTCGGGATGATACTGACTCCATAGTTTACCTTCGCAAAGTGTTTCGTGCCTATCAACACCGCTACCAAGTGAACTCGCGCTATCATTAAGATGCATCATCACAGGCACGTCCCGCGGTAGACCTGCTAACCAATTTGTTGCTGCTTCATAAGTATCAAGTGCAACTCCACAAGAAAACAAATGTGCAGTATCAATACACAAACCTATTCGCAGTTTACCGGTTTCTACTCGGCCGATTCTATCAAACAGCCGATTGAGTTTTTGTGGCGTTTCAAACGTGTTATTTCCTGGTTTAGCAGTATGAATTTCCAACCATAGCGTGGTCACTTCGAGAACGTCATCGGACAATTTCGCAATTTCTTCGAATACATACGTAAGATTCTCATCGTTAGTTGCACCGGCACCTAGATGTACTACTACACCGGTCGCACCAATTCGCGCGGCAGTTCGCATTTCTTGTTTAATGTTATGAACTGCACCGGGGGCTCTATTCCAAGGATGGTCCACATACGCACCGTGTATCACAATTTGCGTACCGGTTTCATTAACAAATCTTCTGGTAGCGATTTTATCCTCGTCGGTCAATGTCTCATTAAAGTTCTGCGGGCCTGATACAAAGATCTGCGCACAGGGGCTAGTAATACCGAAACCCCGCAGCCATTCAATATCCTCGCGAAGGGCGGCAGGTATCGAGCGCGATTTCTTTTTACCATCGACGGTCTTACTTTTACTTACATGAAATCCCAGCGGCATTGTTATTCACACACGGTTATACTTAGTAACGTACGGACCTTTCAAATAAAAAAATAATTGCGAATGCTGAATACCAACTGGTTGTAATTTATTGCAACCGTCTCACTAAGCGCATAAACGCCTCATCAATGGGTAAGCGTCCAAAATGTATGTACGGGATATCAGGGTTCAAATAATCATTGTACACCAGTTGGTTTGTGTTATGATCAAATTCCATTCCGATAAACCCCGTAGCTCCTCGAGAGAAAATCACCAAAATAGGACCATATCGGCTACCGTCATCATCAATCTCATAGAGAATATCCCCAATAATAATCTTGCCAAACGGAATTGGCGACGGGTTAGGCATCGCTGTATATGTGATATGATGATAATAAATTCAGTTTTAATTATAGCATCGGGTTGCCCGCTTCGATGAAAGAACGAGATCTCGCACGAGTTTTTTGTCTAGTCGCAATTGTACCTGACCACCTACGCAGTATCGGTGACTCATCGTTAACATAGATGTCCTCGCGAATCGGTGCATCAGGACTACAATCTGCACAACTTATATATGCGGGTAGAGGTTTCGGTGAAGTGGTCACATTATTTACTGCGGTCCTTACCTTACATTTACTACAAACCTTCGACATTCTTAAAATAATAACGATTTATTATCCTGTATATACATCAATAATATTAAAATTTCAATTAAGATTTAAGCGACGCATATACGATTTAAAAATTACAACATGTAACCATATAACTTACCAGTTGTTAGCTTAATCAAAACATGTCAGAGCGGAAAAAAGCTAAATCCGATGAAAATTATGAGAAACCGAGTAAACATAGACAATGGCAAGAAAGGTCTGAACGTCCGATTGCTGCGAGGGCTATGACTGAATATGAAATTGAAAATCACCGGATGCTACTAGTAGCAAGTTATCAATGTGATGATACAGATATCACGTATGATTTTCAGAAAATTCAAGATGAAAATGATGAAGATCGTGACGATTGTTTGTGGCTCAAGTATAAAATGAAGTGTGTGGTCGCAGGTAAACCAACGATCAAGGATGTTTTTAGTATTAAAGTACCAATTCCAGAAGAGTTGAAGATGATGGCGCAACGAATGCGTAAAGAACAAGCGGCTCGTACTCGCGCACAGAGAAAACCTAATATGTCTTTGAAAGCACTTCCCGCGCCGCCGGTCAAAGAAGAACCTGTTCAAGAGGATGTTGTAAGTGTAAGCGAACTACCAATCGCTGATGAACCTGCGGAATCACGTCCTAAACTTAGGAAACCTGTTAGAGTTGTTAAGAAATAATTTCATATAAGGACTATTGTTGCAAGCGAGCTTTACTTTTTTAACTTTTAACTTTTAACAATTAGAAAATAGATCTGGACATATTTAATACAACATGCAGAAGCATCAAGGCTTTATTACCTTGAACGGGTTTATTATTCCCGTGGATACTTTGAGAGCTAGGTTACGTACCAAGTATAATGATCTGCTCAATAAATTGACCATCACACACTATCAAAAAGTTGGACCGCCGAAGCGAGCTCTCATGTATGGTTACAATACATACGGCGGTGTCAAATGTATACAACTACCCAGGACACTTGCAAAAACCTTCCTGGGAAATCATATACTTGAGTCGGTTGAGAATTTGTTACCCGAATTGAATAAAATTCGAGTCCGATTGAACCTTGATTTGTTTGAAAATCAGCAGTTGATCACTGACTATCTTTGCGCGGGCGCATTTACACCGGCTCGCGTCGCCGATGGAACCGCATGTGCGCTACTGAACTTGCGCGCGGGTATGGGTAAGACGTTTGTAGCCGGTGGTGTTATTGCGCGACTTGGATTGAGAACTCTTTACGTTGTACCGAAACGTCCGTTGATGTTACAGGCGGTAAAAGACCTGCGCGCATGCTTTTATCCGGACGATGGTGGTGTGCCAGATATATACATTGGCGCGTACGGTAAGACGTTGAAGCGAGACCCGAGTACAGATGTGAGTAAACAAGGAATCACTGTTATTGTGATTAACTCAGCCCTCGAGCGCGACGAGGCATTCTTTCGCGGATATTCTCTAGTCATCTACGACGAAGTACATTCTTATTGTTCTGATACTCGGCGCGAAATCTTCCGCAAATGTTCAACTAATGTGTGTTTTGGTATGAGTGCGACCACTGAAGATCGCAGTGATGGCTTTGACCCGATCGCTCACAAAGAACTCGCGTTCGACGGAATAATTCGGGCGGAGAATGTGCCAGGCTTCACCTATGAAGACGTTAAGTTCGATTGCCGGGCCAAGTTGATTAATTACGCGGGTCCGCCCGAGCATACTCACAACTTGACGCATGAAACAACCGGCAACATCTTTGTCTCATACATGTACAAACAATATTTGAGAGATCCTTACCGACTTAAGTTGGTCGTCGATGAACTGATTGCGTTGTACGACTGGACTGGTGACGCCGGCCAGAAACATAATGTGTATTTGTTTGCAGAGGAAATTGACTTATTGAAGATTGCTATGGAGGCCTTGCGCGCAGAGCTTGCGAATCGTGCACGTGATGATATTATCGATGATATTGCGGTACCAGAACTCGGATTAGAAATGTTCACAGGAGGACTTAAGGATGATCAAGTGTCCAGAATCGCATCTGATGGTAGGGTGCTTTGTAGTACTTACGGTTACGCTGGTACCGGGGTATCGATACCTAAGATGTCTTGCATTTTATTCCTTACACCGAGAAAAGCGCAAATGAAACAAATTATGGCGCGTGTATTGCGCAGAGGTTCAGATCAAACGATTCCACGACATGTGATTGATATCATTGATACTAAAACTTGTTTGCGCTATCAAGTAGGTGCTCGCATGTTAGCATATGATCATTATGGATTCGCCATCGAGAAGGTAAAAATAAAATACACGGAAATCGCAATGAAAATCAAATATCCGGATATGTGAAAGTTAATCAGCAACCGCGTTCATCGCATCGATTATTTTTTGTTTATCGCAAGTATAGAAATGGCATCGGTCCTTGACATTCATCGGCTTGAACAAATCCAGCTTTTTGTTTAACGCGGCGAGTGATTTAGCGGGCTCACGTACCCAAATACTGTGAGCGGTACTACCTGCAGTAAGTAGTTCAGGAGTGACTTTATCAGTTACAATATAAGAAGACTTTGGGGCGTGAGATTCAATTATTTGTCTAGCAATTATATTATTTTGCTCGTGTGCAATTCTTATATTTGACATTGACTCGCGCGGATCGACATCGATAAATTTAGTTTTCAAACCGAGCTCCTGATCAAGAATTACCGCATACGGGTACGGATCTGAGATTATATTTTTTATCGATTTTTGTTTCTTCGATGACTTTTTAGTGAACTGCGCTGGTATATTCGATTGTTCAACCTCATATACATTTCTTGGTATTTCAACAAGATAAAGCTTTTCACATAGATTTTTAAATTGGGATTGTTTTATTTGTAGTTGTTTGTTAGTTTCTTCTAGTTTGTTGTTCAGTTGTAACAACTGTTCGTTGGTTACTTTGAGTTGCTGAAGTTCAGCATTAACTTGGTAAAATCCTTTGGTTCGCAGATCGTGAAGAACTCTGTACATGAACAAGCGAAATTGTTCGGCCAATTGAGATTTATTGATCATCATAAGGCGGTACACGCCAAATTCGGTGAGCAGGATCTTGGTGTTATCGCGACGCCCATCTGATTTGTAAGTTATGATATTATGACGCTGTCTTTGCTCAGCGGACACAATTTCGATTGGATCAAAGTTAACGGTGATAGTACGTATCTTTTTGATATTAAGTATTGCGGCCATATCCTCGGCATAAAAGAATGGTTCCAAGTGAGTTCCTAAAATTCTAATCGGAAGTCCATTGAAAAACTGGTTAATTTCGAATTCTGACTGATTTTTAGCAACAGGCGAGATACTGTCCTGATTTTTGGACAGTATCAATTTAGGATGTTTCTCACTACCCGCGAGTTCACTTTTCATTTCCGAAATCAATTCGAGATTATTTTCTTGATAGATTGTTGACATTTCTTATTTTTCGTTTTGAAAATGTATGTACTAGTATATATAGAGGGTTTGTATATTTTAGGAAATATAATTAATCTGAAAAATAATAATTAATTAATCTTCTCGTTAAATAAATATTTTAATATATATATTTCCCATTATATAATGGAGGCTGAGAAAACTTATGAATATACAGCTAAGTATACTAAAAAAGACGGCACTGTAGTTGAATATAAAACTAAGAAGAAATACGTAAAGAAGGGTAAAGAAGTCAAAAAAGGAGACGTTATTACTCTTATTAAATTTATTGACGATCAGCAGCAACTTAAACAGATTAAAGAGTTTGTAGAAAATTTGAGGCAAAATGGAGGCGGAAACGGAACCAATAAATTACAATGATTATATTATCCGGCGATTTATTCACAATGATGGATTTAAAGCTTATTACGCCGACGATATATCTAAGATTATAAAAATCAAAAATATACGTAAAACAGTTCAAAACTTTACCACCGATGAAATTGTATCTGCTGACCAAAGACAAAAATATAATATTATAACAAATTATAAATATGGGACCGAATTTCGGCGAAATGATAAGATTATTTTACTCACCAAACAAGGACTCACGCGATTGCTTTGTACAACGCGAGCTACTGGTTCGGCTAATCTCGCACGTTTCTTTAATATTAATGTCTACGAACATAGAATTAACCCGGTTGAACTAACTACAATCAAACTAATCCAAGACACCTTCGCCGGGGAATCGATGGTGACTCAGTACATACCGCCGAATACAGATATTAATTACCGCATCGACTTATACTTCCCGGCGTATCGCATTGCTATTGAATGCGATGAACACAATCACACCGATCGTAACCCCGAATATGAACATGCTCGCGAAACTTATATCAAATCAACTCTCGACTGTACATTCATACGATATAACCCGCACGACCCTAACTTTAACATTGGTGAGGTTCTAAATCAAATATATGTTATAATTAAATCTTTTGGAAAATAGTAATGGAGGCAAAAGTCTATCAGAGTCGCAAGAAATACATTACCGCGGCCGGTGAGGTTAAATACTATGCAAACTCAACGACCTATAAGCCTGTCGACAAACGCGCTAAGCTTAAGAAAGATGATATAATCAAGTCAATTCGTGAAATCAAGGACAAGGAGGTTCTTAAGCGAATCAAAGAAGTAATTGATACTATTAAGAAACCGGAGGAGCCTGTGGTTGAGAATGTATAAAAAATCAAAGTAGATCAATTTTCAAATTACAGCCGTAATCAATTTTCAAATTACAGCCGTAATCAATTGTCCAATCCAATCGGGTAACGTGCGCTCTGTATATTTTGACATATTGCTAACGCCACGTACAATTTCACCGCGGCGTATCAACAATATATACCTATCGCAGGATTTAGAATAGTACCCGTAAACGTCTATCTGACCTTTGCCACCGGGTCGAAAATACATTATCTCACGTCGACCACCCGTAAAGTCTATACTATAATGGGGTGTTCTATCGGGGAAAATTCTCTTAATTGATAATATAGTCCCCAACTTGTATATTTCAATGCATACACTGCCATCTTTATCGTAAAATATGAATTCACCGTGTAGTTGACCATCGTACAAGAGAAACTCGCTGACTAATCCCCGCAATGACGACCATAGGTAGACAGTCGTATACTTGTCCTGATAAACAACTTTAACAGTGCATTGAACATTGTCAATTTTTTGTTCAAAAATCCACGATCTGAAGTGTTTCAATTGAGTCAATTTATCATAACGCGGTTGTAAATAATCTCGCAATTCGACCGGTAAATCAAGCACGGCCTCAACCGCGCAGTTACCAGCTACTACTTTGGCTGCGATTGAGACCAGTGACTGCATTTTATATACCGTGTGCAAAAAATCAATTTTTTAACACAAAAATAGGTAATCGATTATGCGCGAGTCATAGTGTTAGATACAGTAATGACATTGCGGTGCCGTACACACGTTCCAAGTTTGACTTTGTAAATAACCCATAATACCTTTGCAGGATACTTGTTCACCATCCTCGCATCTGGAGCAATCGTGATTAATTCGGTGCACCACTTTTAGATGGCACGTGGGGCAAAGTTGCACTGAATTTGTAAATGGGTATCCTGGCATCTGTGTCCATACATCGTAGATATACTGACCGTACAACGCCGCGGGTTCATGTGGTAAAATTTGACCGCCGCGTGAACACTTGCAGACCGCACACATATACGCTTCTTGAATCAAAGCATTTGCCGACGGAATTCTTGCTTGCCTGTGTACTATATTGGTTTGCATTGAAGTTTCTAGGAATTAATTAAGTAATTTCATTTTTATATAAAAAACAAACCGGCGGGTGATCGACCACTTCATCCTCTGGCAGCTATCCATGCACGTACTTTCGCCAACAAGATATCAGCGTGACAAGGTTCAGGCGAGCACCAACATCCGATACGTTCAACCCCTTGAAGATCTCGCACGCATTTTTCAATCAGATCGGGACGCATGTCTAACCATTTTCCATATTTTGTTAATACTTCATCACGATCGCCATCGCGTCCGATTTTGTATCGATTACAATAAGGCGAGTTCAATTGCGGGTAACGCACTCCATCGATAAATACAACACCACCCCGAGCAACATATAAATTGCGCGGATCTTCCACCCATTGTTTCAGATCATGATATTGAGGGTCACCCTTGCGGATGTGCTTCACCGAAACGTTGACCACGCGAATGTTGTCCATACCCTCCGTGCTCCGATTGTATGTTGTAGGTTGTTATGTTATCATTATAGTAAATTCATTTTTATACAAAAAATAGAAACCGTTTTCAGTCGCTCAGCATTCAGCTCTTTATGATTTGTTTGGTCGGGGCGATGTACGAGCTGTACCATTCGTCGCCGATATTTCTGGGAATCGAGCATGAAACACGAGTGATGTAACATCTTTGATTGATTTCATCGCGCTCAATGATTATGGAAATTGGAACTCTCGCTTGTTCAAATGTTGTGACGGTAGCATACTCTAGGAGAATTTGGTTTATCATCGAAGAGTCGTCGACGATTTCTAAATCACGCGTATCAAGTTTGAACTTGTTGAGCAACGCGTATGTTACCACTCCACAAGGCAATTTGAATGTAAATGATGTTTTGAAAATCACTCGCGCGTAATTGTCGACGGTAAACATCGCCGCGTAGACCTTATCGTGACGTGGAAAATCCCAGCTGACGACATAATGCCCGCTATCCAGTGACAAATTGGGGATGGTCGTCGCTTGATATTCTCCACTACCGACACACGGCATATTGTCAATGCCGACGAATCCAATTCCCGCATCTAGCGTCAAGTCCATGAAACTGCGAGCCCACATGTTTGTGCGCGAGTTTATTGTAACTAACATTAAAATATTCAAATTTTTATATAAAAAATAATAGCGTTAAGCGTCTATTTTGTAACAGCTCGATCTCTGGCTACTTCAGTTGAACAATGCCAATGTGCGTTTGGCAGAACTTTACGTAAGTTTCGTACCACTCATCGGCCATATCCGCGGGAATACTGCAGGAAATTCTCTTCGCAAACAAGTTAAGCCTTTCGTAATGGAACCCAATTTCGATATCAAATGGGCGATCATTAGACTTGTCGATACCGGAGAGATATCCAACGCACTTGTGGACAGGATGTTCGTGTTTATCCATCGCGTCTTGAATAATTTCGCGCAAGGTATCCATCGAGATGATGATTCCTTCGAACATGCACTGAGCCATGCATTTTGAGGGGTGGGGAATTCCAACCGAGCAACTCAATTCAATGTTATACTCACTGCTGATCGGATATTTCTCTTTGTAACTCGGATTGTGAATGTTGAAATCCCAAGTGATAGTGTATCCGGCGTCATTGCGTTTCGGACACGCCGTCGATGTAGTTCTGCCATCAGAGAGTCGTCTAGAGTAACGTTCGTTGAGGAAATCTAAACCGTTCAAAGTGAACAAGTCGGAGAACCCGCGGACCGACATTTCTGTAGTCACGGGTAATACATTACAGATGATTTTTTCAATTTTAATATGCCCGGCAATTAAACACAGTCGGATGGTTATTAATCATATGTAAAAAATAAATCGATCGGATCGACTTGACTATTGAGTCGCCCAGTGATAGAGCAAGTCGCACCATTCATCTCCGATGCTTTTCGGAATCGCAAATGTAACCTTGGCTAAATTCATACCTCCGCGGGCACTCTTAAAGTGTGTGGTAAGCGAGATAAGCTTCCCATCGGGGTCGAGATTGCTAGGCGGACCTTCCATGATGTACACCGGATCGGTATCGTCGGCGAGCTTAACCAGTGTTTCTTCGGTCAAGTTGAAACCTTGAGCGAGACTCATAGTCATGAGAGACTTTTCCACTCTGACCGTCGCGTGGAGTTTGAAAATCATCGAGTACTCACCGGTCACATGATAGTGTTTGGTATAGATCGGATTGTGCATCGGGTAGTGAGCAGTCAAAATGTATTCGTTGTCGCGTTCACATACGGTTGCCATCTGTTCATAGTCCCCATCGTAGTTTCGGATGTCAATATTACCATCGAGAAACGCAAAGGTTGTTTCGAAGATCAATTCGGAAAACTTACGAGGATTCATTGGCGAACGTTATAATCTAAGAGCTGATCTTTTCAATTTTAAATTACCATTCATTTTGTTGAATCGTCAATGATAATTTAATTTAAAACTGAATTATCGGTAATTGATTATATCAATATGAACGCGACTATGTCTACGCGTACGCATTTATCGAAGGTCGTCGGCGCGTGCAACGGAAAGTCCAGGTACATTTATGAGGCCGCGGCTGAAGCCGTCAAAAGTCAAATGGCTAATCGCATCGGGTGTGTGGCCGTGATGCGCGGAGTAATAATTGCTCGCGGCTACAACATTGACGGGTTTACCCGTGTGGGATCTCGTCGCGTACGCGCGCACGCGGAATGTAGTGTCCTGTCGCGTGTTTTACACAGCCACGCGTATGCAAAAGTCTCCTAATCGAATGACTAAGATTAGCTTGTACGTTGTCAGGTTGACAAATCAGGGTTTTATTGCGATGAGTAAACCTTGTTCGTGTTGCAGCGAGGTTATAAAAAGATACAAGATCAAACATGTTTATTATACCACGGAAAGTGAGATTTTGAGGGAATCGGGTTGCGCAATAACAACAGATCATATTAGCCGAGCGTATCGAGTTTCAAGAAATAATTAGAACACGTCGACAATATATTTTTTTCAATATAGTTGTTATAAATTGTAAACTGTAAACTGTAAACTGTAAACTGTAAACTGTAAACTTCACAATGAATATCAAACATCGAATCGCGGCTAAGTATTATGCGATAATTAATTACTTCAGATCTAATGTAGTCGCGGAAGTTAATCCGGACGAATCTGTGGATGTTGATTTTGAAGAAAAAATAAGAATACGAGAACCGCCAGCCAAATCCAAACCGATACCAATTCCTTATAAATATAAAAGAGCAAAATAATAAATGGAGTCGCTCAAAGGTCGCGCCGCGCGGGCTACCGCGCAATATATAATGCATGTGGAAAATCAATTACGTAATGATTATTCGAGAACTCAAAAACGTTCCAACTCCGCGGGCAAATACTTGAATTATGATAAATTGCCTGATCAAATCCTATCCCGGGTGATGGTTCATTTTAACGAACAGGATCAAAAATATCATTTTGGCGATGTTATTAAATCGCCCCACGAACATAAAATTACTTTGACTACTAGAAAGACAATTAAATTAATGACGACCGATCACATCGATTATGCCGAATTATATACTGATTGGGGTGGATTGATTGATCGCTGCGTGCCAGAATTTCACGCGGGTGTTTACCGTTTAAATTTCCTACGAGGGTCTCCTATACACAACGGTATAACCTTGTCACTTTTTTATATAATAGTTGGGACTGCTGATCAAGAACCGCCTACTATTAACATGATAGAAACCGAAAAAAATATAACATACGAGGAGGCGCTTTTAAACAATCCGAATTATATTCAAGACGTAGAAAGGACAATGTGTATTGAGCGTGTGAAAAACTTCCTAATATATGGCCCGTGGAGTGTTACCGTACGCCGTCATTATACTTAACGTCGTCGCCGATAATACATTACCGCGACAAAGATAACTACCGCGATAAAGAACAGAAGTACAATAATAATTTGTACGGAGTAACCGCTCGCGGAAATAATTGGAGGTGTTACTACGGGATCGTAACCTGGCGTCGGATCAATTGTAGTATTTCCACAATTTTGCTGTATGGGTATACTTTGCGAGATGGCGCGTCCAGCATTGGCTAACGCGGCCTGAACAGTGCAGTTTACAACATCCGGGCACTTTACATTAAACATATTCGTGGGTACATAACCACTGGTCAAACAAGTATTATCAACGCATTTCGCAATACCTTGCGCAGGCGACGTGATACAACTGCAATATGGATCAGCCGGGTTAACAATACAATATTCGGTAACCGCAGCGTCACAATATTGAGGATACTGCTTACACCAAATTTTACATTCGGCGGTCGGCGAGTTGGTCGGACGCCCACAGTAATCCGCCATGAACATAGTTGCGTCGGCACTGCCAGGTGAGATACCATTACAATTTACCGTGCGCGTACCGACTGCGCACTTGGCCGATTCAATCGGATCGGTTCTCGCATCCAATTGCTTACTGAAATTACGAGCCTCTATTTTCATCCCGGCGACGAAATCATCCGCGATCACATTAAGTGCGTCAACATACCAATTTTGAGTCGCAGGATTTTGTCCCGCCCACCAATTTGATGACCCGTTACCGATTCGCATTTCTGCTGTACCCGAGGAACTTCCATCGATGTTATATTTTCTACAACCGAACTTAACATTAACCGGGCGAGTTTTACCAGCAAACTGTGCATCACCAGTATCCATCTGAGAGATGGCACTTCCCGCTGGACATTTTTTAGTTATTTCGCTACCTCCCCATTTACCCGCGTCAATGGCCACATACACGTCCGCGTTTCCGTTAATTTTTGTTGCGTCTTTGCAATAAATACCATTAATACGATCTACTACATCACCCTGTCGCCCTTTGAATCCGGTCGCGACAAATCCAGGAGGACATCGTCCGGTTTTAACAGTGCCTGAAGAAGTTCCCCTCCAGCGAGTACCGACCGCAGTTTGCCCATCGGCTGAAAGAGTTAGATTTTGCATTGCCAGTAACTATAAAATATACAAGTATATAATGAGAACCATATTTCGTGCGTAAAAAATATTCGCGAGAGAGATTTTACCCGTGGAATACGCGTGAACTTAAGAAATAATAAATTATACCCTGGTCGGATGACTTATTTTGGAATTAAAAATTGAACATGTTGAATTGATATCTATCATATACCGGTAATTGGGTAATCAAAGCAAATGCAATTCGAACTTATTGTCGCTGTTGATTCTGAATTGGGTCTCGCCAAGAACGGTGATCTTCCCTGGAAGGGAACTCCTGCGGGACGCGAGGACATGGAATGGTTTAAACGCCACACTACTAAACCGGGCACCGCATTGATTATGGGGCGTAAAACATGGGAGTCAATTCCACAGAAATTCCGTCCGCTACCGGGTAGAATCAACGTGGTGATCTCGTCAAGCTATTCCGGCATTGAAATTACAGGCGCGTTGACAAAGTCACCAGTGGTCCGAGTGAATTCATTTGAAGCGGCCCTAAAATGGTGCGCCGATGCTAGATCGGATGGTGCATTTGCCGTTACCAGATGCATGGTCATTGGCGGTATGAGTGTGTATATGCAGGCGATCACCAACCCTTGGTTGCGAGCTTCTTGGATCACCGTGTTTAAGAAGTCATTTGACTGTGACATGAAGTTCAACAAAGGCACGTTCGATGTGATTGAATCGTGCTGCGTAAATTCGACTGAGCACGCAGGTTATTATGTGATCAGATACACAAACACCGAAGAACATGAATACTTGGATTTGATGCGTGGACTTCTGACTGAACCTCTTCGGCAAAATCGCACCGGTGTGCTAACCCGCGGTAGTTTCCACCATGTTCTCAAGTTCAAGCTGATCGATCCTATCCTCGGGCCTGTACTACCATTGATGACAACTAAGACGGTTCCATGGAAGTCAGTTTATCACGAAGCGGTTTGGTTTCTCAGCGGTAAGTGTACTGATATTTCTTACTTGCGCGAGCGCGGCGTCCCAATTTGGGATGGAAATACAACGCGTCAGTTCCTTGATTCGCGCGGACTAACCGATTATCAACCCGGTGAAACCGGTCCGATTTACGGTTATCAGTGGCGCCATTGGGGAGGAGATCAGCTTGCGAAAGTCATCGAGACGTTGAAGACCGATCCTTGGGATCGTCGTATGATTGTGAGCGCTTGGAATGTTGAACAACTACCATCGATGGCGCTTCCACCATGCCACTACTCGTTCCAGTTTCACGTTGATCCGGATTGCGACGGCAACGCTGATCGCTTGAATTGTCTAGTGAACATGCGCAGCGCCGATGTTGCATTGGGTGTACCGTTTAATATTGCCAGCTACGCATTCATCACTCACTTGGTCGCGATGATTGTCGGATTGAAACCGGGTGTGTTGTCTTTGAGCATGGCCGATTGTCACGTCTACACCAATCATTTCGACGGTATCAACAAACAATTGACCAGATCGCCCAACAGATTCCCGACGATTAAGTTCTCCGATCGCGTGATGGCCGCGGGCGAACTTACCATTGACAAGTTTGTCAACGATTTTACGATCGACGATGTTATCATTAGCAACTACGCGCCGCAGGGTTTCATCAAGTTGCCAATGGCAGTGTAATTATATACTGACACTGACACCAATTATTTTTTACCGTGATTATAGCGTCGCATAAACATAACACTCCTGCTTGAGATTATTAATCTCGGCGGGTGTTAGTTTGGCTTCGTATTTTTCCATATTGCGGTCGATTTCTTGTTTTATTTCTTGCTTAAAACGCTCTTCAACTGCCGAATCGACTTCAACATCCGCACCCTCGTACGCCTCGCCGACCGCGCGCAATTTATCATCGGTACTTGCAAGAGCACGATCTAACTCTTGATTAATAAGTTCCTTGGTTTCCTGGAAGATTTGATTTTTATAAGCTTCAAAGGTCATTGCACCTTCGGATACCGATTTATCGAAATCAAGAGTAACAAGGGAGTTAAGGACGCGGGCACATCTACCATTGATACATACTTGATTACCACCTTCAACACTGTCCGCGAGAGCATTAACTACTGCTTCACGCATTAGATCTTTATTAGATCGATTCGCGCTGTGGCTACACCTTGTCCAAACCAGCGCAAATATATTGTCTTCGCGTTCTCCAAAAGTCCCGATGGGATTGCCCTCGCTGATCTTATTCAAAATCGAAACGGCGTCGCGGACCTTTTCACCGTGTTCATGCGAATATTCATCTTCGATATATTCGAGACATTCATCGATACATTGCATCGGGTTTAAATCGGCCGGTGCAGTTCTTTTTAGTCTTTGCAACGTATTTCGCAGATCACCGTTTACTTTGCTATCATGTACGTTCTGCGCGTCGTTGGTATATTTCGTCGCCGCGTCAAAGTAATTATCTATTGCTTCGGCGCGATTATTTGCAGTGGCTATAGCTTGTGCGCGCCGCTCTTGAACAATTTCACGTCGAACCGCCGGCACTTGAGTTGTAACTATATTATCAAAACCGGCTAGAATTCTCTGTATTTCCAAATCGTCATCGAAACCGCCGAGCAAATTAATGTTGATATCTTCGATCCGATGAACCATAAAATCCGGACCGAGGTCACGATCTATTCCTATATCAGCCACATGTCCCTGCATACCGAGTAGTGTATCAGTGTAATCCCTAATAATATTACCTACGGCGGTTTGACGTTGCCTGCGAGCGATGCGATTCTCACCACGTGTTCCCCGCGTATTACCTTCGAGCAGGTTATATTGAAAGATATTTCCCCGACGGAAGAAATCATCGGGTTGAGGATCTTGTATTTGTGTAAGTTCATCTAAGGCTCTACGAGCATGTTGATCGAAAACGCCAGCACTTTCATTGAGTGCCTGTTCCGATTTCTTCCGCCGGGCTTTATCTCCGCGCGATATACATACCCAATAAATTAAAGAAATAAGTACAATCGTGACAATCGCAAGTATTAAATATTGAAACATCACGTTGAATATAAGTAATTGAGTAACAAATTATACACCGACTATAGCTATAGTTGGTATAATTGTTTAAAAAATATAAATTGTGATATTTGTAGTAATTACAATTGTTACAAAATCTTTTCAGCGGATTCTACTGTTAGATTTCTATTCTGAAATAGCGCCAGCGAATCCTCGTATTCTACAATATTACTCGACGCGAATAAATCTTTTTTGTATTTGTTGTATGTCGGATCGGGATTTGCATTAAACCAATCTACGATCGCTTGCGCCTTATCCTTCTTTGTACTAAAATCCTCCTGCGTGTTTTCTATATGTATCAGAACCAATATAATACACATAAATGTTAATAGTCCCGCTGCAACATATCTGGAATTCATGATTGTGTAAATTGTGTAGATTGTATATATATAATATATAATATAACCTAAATATAAACGATGGAAAAAATGAATTTTCGATTAGATAATAACCAAGGCCAAATATAAATTATCCAAGGATGAATTCCGATGATATCAAATCGATGTTCGCAGGGATCTCCGAACAGACAAAAGAAATAATAGCTCGAAAGCTGCGCGCCGAATTGGCCGTAGCCATTACCTCGATCAATGCTAAAATGACCGCAACGGGTAAAACCTGCGATCATTTGAGTCCTTCACCGGAATTGATAATGAACGCGTTCCGCCTTTGCAGCCTTGAGCAAGCGCGGATCGTGATTATTGGTCAAGACCCGTACATTCAACCTGGACAGGCTCAGGGATTGAGCTTTAGCGTACCAGTTGGAAAAACAATCCCTCCGAGTTTGAAGGCGATATATAAGTGTTTGAACCATCATGGGTTGATCAATGAAATACCTGCTCATGGTGATTTAAGTAATTGGGCGTGTCAGGGGGTACTCCTGCTTAACTGTGCACTTACAACTTTCCTTGGCAAATCTAATGAACATGCGGCCGAATGGAGCAAATATACTGATGCGCTGTTGCGTGAGATCTCGAACTTGCCCAGACAAGTGATATTTATCCTGTTGGGCGGATTTGCACAGGAAAAAGCCGCGCTAATTGATGCTCGAAAGCATATTATTCTTGAATGGGGACATCCGTCACCGCTAAATAGTGCGAACCGTACTGATAACCCGAAAAACTTTAAATATTGTGACGCGTTTGTTCGCGCCAATAACACATTGATACTTCGAGGAGAGTCGCCGATCAACTGGGATCCGAATGCGACTGAATCACCCCCGATCCCGACAGTAGCTCAAATTCGAGCCTTCAAAGAAACAATGCCTAAGCCAACGCAAGTTGCGCAGCGACAAGGTTATAAATTGCAGAGAGAACCCGTATATATCCTGCGTGAATGTACCGCCACTGATCCGGCTCCTTTGACTATCAACACTCTGTGGCTGTTTACCGACGGCGGGTCGCGCGGTAATGGTAAAGAGGATTGTAGTGCATCATGGGGATTTTACATCACCGACGGATGTACTTGTGTTGAAGCGCGCGGAATCGTTGAAGAAATGGAAATACCCGGACAGGTGTATAAGTCCAGTAATAACCGGGGCGAACTTAGCGCGTTGCTAAAAGGTCTCGAATATATCTCACGGAACATTGATAAGTTTTCATTTGATGATGTTCGCGTGGTCAGTGATAGCGAGTATTCGATTAATTGTTTGAACAAGTGGATTGTATCGTGGCTCGCCAATCCGACTAAACATAAATTGGCAGAAAAGAAGAACCTTGATTTGATTATTGCGGCCAAGGAAGCGCTTGATTATATTCGCGGGGTAACGCGATTGGAATTTCAACATGTGAATTCTCATCTGCGCGAACCCAAGGACTCAGATACCACCGAATGGTTTATTTGGAAGTGTAATGATCTTGTTGACAAACTCTGCGGGTTGGCACTTGGCAGGTAGCGACTGAAAGCAAATTGCGTCGCTTACTTTTTTGACAAAAAATAATAGTCGGGTGTGGATTAACACACTCGGTTAAGCGGTTGCTTCGCCGTCAGCCAGTAACCCGTCCAGTTCAGTTTGAATGGTGGCGCGCTCGGAACGCATCGTTTTCAACTGGTCGTTCCTGGTCCCCAGTTTGCATGTGAGCTTTCTGATCCTGAATCTATTTTTGCGGTAGTCGGCATACGCTTCTTCATTTTCTGCTATTTCATCTTCGCATGCACCTTCTCCGTACATGATTACTGTGTCATCGGTATCATCAATCCGTCGTTCAGCATCAGCAAGTGCGACCTTACATGCCGCGAGTTCGTCAGTATCCTCTTTGATTTTATTTTCGCAGTGAGAAATCTGCGCATACAACGTGCTCATCTCATCCCTGCATTCACTGATGCGCGCCTGACGAGCAGCTTCAGCTTCTTCCGCCTTGCGCTTGGCAATCCGTTCCTCGGCGAAACTGACTATCTCGCGGAAGACTTCCTCGGAAACATTCATTCCTTCGAGCAGCTTCTCAATTGCCGGTTGATCGTATCCCATTGTTCACGTGGTGGTTGTTACTGGCTTCGTATTAATTTAAGAACATGATTTTCAATTTTTTCTATTGGCACTAGATAGTGCTCAGGGCGATCCCACTACTAGGATTTTGAAAGTAATTGAATGTAAAGGTAAAAAATAAATAGTCGGTGACCATTTCAAAATCTGTCACGAATCAGATTCACGCCGAATTCATTATTGAGTCGCGAATTTATCCCACTTAACATCTCGTCGCTAATCGAGTCAATGTCAAAGTCGTCTAATTGGTAACGGATCACATTAACACCTCCTTCGCGAAGATATCTTGCCGTGGCTTCAGACACCTCGACGCTTTTGTGTTTGACATACTCAAATTCCGGCGATTCGTCAAAGATCTTTATCAACCGACCATGCATGCTGGTCATGATCTCTCTTAGCTGTTCAATATCAGTTGTCAATTCCAAGTCGTCAACACTGTTTTGTTCAATATTAGATTGACGGAGGTTTATCGCTTCCAACAACAACCTACGAACACCCGCGCGCAGTCTTATTACCGCGGAAATACGTTTGGCCGATGGCGTTTCCGGATAAAACCTCAGAAAGATATTGACATACAGTCTCTCAAGACAAAGTTGTTGCATCGTTGTTACGATCGGATATGATAAATTCAATTTTATATAGAAGAAAGATTCACTATCAAATTATATTCGTACGGACGCACTATCGCAGGTATAAATATAAAATATGGCCGAACATAGGTTTCATCTGAGCGGCTGGGTGAAGTCCTTCCGCGTGAAGAACGCCGGTGGTATGCAACTGAGGTTTTGTAATACGGACATGCTGACCGTTCCGACCGACGATTACATTGTTGATTTCGGCTCGATTTTCAAAAAAGTATATGCGTTCGAAAAGATGTCGCGGCTGCTGCAGAATTTGTATGATGAGAAGAAGATCACACACGAGCAAGTCGAAAATCATCTACAATATACTAAACTTACTCAGAGTCGACAGGTATTTGCCGGCGTTGTCAATGGTGCACCCTCCTGGATGGATAAGAGCTTTCCAGTGGATATCGATTATAGGTATCTTGGTTTGCATATGTCGAGGGTGACCGATCAGATGTTCCGCGATGAGACTCACAGTGATAAAGTGCCGACGATCTCTGGCGTTGTTCGTGTTGATTCCGAGCTTCTGCCGGAGAAGTATCAAAATACAGTCGTGTGCGATTCAGTACCACTGATGCCAGGCCAGTAAATTGGTAAAAAAATAAAGTGACCGGTGACCAATCGCATATTTTTTACTGATCAGTCATCACGAACTATTTTGGCTCCGAATTTCTCACCTAGCACTACATTCAGTTCGCTCAAACGTTCATCGGTGATATTCTCAACTCTAAAACGATCAAATCCGAAACCTAGTACATGTATGTTTTCACACGCGAGGTAGAGTACAAATGGCTGTACCGTGTTGGCAGCTGTCCTTACTTCATCAATCATCGGGCAATTATTGACCAGCGCAACCATTATATTCCACTGATCAACGTATTCCTTGAGTATAGCGCCGGGTATGTTATAATCAATAATGTCGTCGGTATACAAATCGTATGACCGTGATCTCAACTCTTTCAATCCATTTATACGCCGAAATAACGTATCAAGCTCACATCCAGTTTCGGTATCCGAATAGAACTTAAGTATCAAACTAGTATATAAATGAGGTACGAGTAGGCTGGTCATGAGTATAACCGTTAAGCAACTTTTCAATTTTAATCACAAAAAAGAAAATGTATTTTGTTTTTTTATCAGGTCAGGAAGTTATTCAGAAACCACCGCGAAGACGGAGAACCAAATGGATGGTGCTTTCCTTCTGAATGTTGTAATCGGCAAGCGTCCTGGTGTCTTCTAGCTGCTTACCAGCGAAGATAAGACGTTGCTGATCCGGGGGAATACCTTCCTTGTCCTGAACCTTCTGCTTGACATTCTCGACGGTGTCGCTGCTCTCAACCTCTAGGGTGATAGTCTTTCCGGTGAGGGTCTTAACGAAAATCTGCATGTGGGATATTAACGAATAGTTCGAATTGGTGTAAGATACATATTCTATACCTTCTTTCTAAATCAAAAATGTGATACTCGGGAGTACTCCAGTAAGTCCCGCGCATGAATTATCTACGCGCACGCATAAGCAATCCGATCAAATATAAAAAATAATAATTTACGCGTGAGTAAATTATTAACAACATCGATCGTCGAACAACTTGTGAGCGTTGTCCATATCGTGCATTCGCGTTCGCATGATGCGAGTGGCCGCCGCGACTGTCTGACCGTTGAGTTTATCGGCGGCGTGTAATTGCGTGACCATCTTTGTCGCGATGTGTGATGTTTTAGTCACGTCCGCGGGTATGATTACCAACGTGATCTTTCTTTGTGCGCATCGCTTCATTGCCGCGGCAAGCATTTTGGCAGGTTTCTTGTCGATCAAGTGTGTGACCGCGATACCCAACCGCAAGTTCAACCCGGTAAATTCAACGTCGGGTAGCATATCATCGAACCGATCGTTCAACAACAACTCCATCATGCGGACCGTCGAATACACTTCCTTGCGCGAATCCCATCGATGATCGTGTCTGCACTGAAGCGCCTTCGATTCGTATCTGACCTGACGAGAGGTCGCGTAGAAATCTTGGTTACACGGTATGAAATTCTTACAACTGGCCGCGTGTTCGCGTTGACTGGAAATGGCGCCCTCGCGAATCTCAACACATTCCGGGTTCTCGCACGCGGGGTTGTGTCGGAACTTGTTGCAATGAAATCGCAAGCGACTGTCGTCGTCCGCGTTCAAGCATACAACATCCAACATCAGTGCACCATCAACGCCAAGTTGGCGACGCGCGATCTTCAGAATGTTGCAACTTCTGCAACCACGTTTACCATTGCGCAAGTCCGCGATGTAATGATGGCGACGCGAGCAAATAAACTCAAACTTGAGCTGGCCGTACGTGTACTTGCTTTGTACACAGACAATTTCCGGATCAAACTTGTGGGCGGGGCTCAAGATCTTACAAATCTCGCACCAATCGCCGATGCAGGCCGCCATGGTTTCCCAAGAATGTCCGCGCGAGCACAGTGCAAGCACTTCAGTGGTCGTGGGGATATCATACGAGTCTTCACATTCCCGCGGAAAAGAGACCTTTCCACCAAATTGGCTCGCAATCTTAATCACATGACGCTTTGTCACATACTCGATCGGGGGCAACTGTGAAAACGATGATTCGGGCGCTTGCATGTTTTTCAAGTACCGTTTTACGTAAATTCGCAAATACAGAGTATGGTTACACATTCGAACCTTTCAATTTTAAATTTGAATTTTAGCCGATACTTTCTATACGCTCTATACGCTCTATATACGATCAACCAAATTCGATAATGGAAACCAAGCCGTCTTTCTTCACTGTTACTCACGCCCTTGAAAACAAGGTCGAGTTGACCGAGAAATTTGACGGGGTTGAAACTCCTCGTGGGTTTAAGAATATCGAATTGTACCCTCATCAATCAACCATTGTAAAAGCGTTGATTGACGTTGAAGATCGCCGCGTAGTGACTGTTCGAACCGCCGAGTTTGACAATTTCACGAACACCGATGTGGTGATTGAAACCTCTGCGTTGGTTCTCAGTGAGCCATTTGGCACTGGAAAAACCATTGAGATCCTTGGTTGGATTCTGTCGCGCCCTATTCCTAGAGCGCTTCCTCAACACGCCAATTCGATTACGATCAAAAACTCGGATAAATTTGTGCCCGCGTATCGTAGACGTCAAGGCACCGCTACAGTTTCGCCTTTCAAGCATGAGATTGTTCGCAAATTCACCGGACCTGATGCACTCATCCGCCCCAACTTGATTGTGGTGGGTAGCAGTGTGCTCGTTCAGTGGGAAAGCGCGATCAAGTCTTTTACAGATTTGAAGGTGTTTACAGTGGGCAACTACTACTCGCTGCGCACGTTCCAACAGTTGTACAACGAGAAAAAGTTGAAGGCGTTTGACATTATCCTGCTCAAGAATGGTACCTTCACAGGTGCTATTACGTTGCCGGGTGAATCAGCGGCCGATGCGCGTGAGTGTCGCAGCTTGATTAGTGTGATTGGTAAGATGACTCAACAAAACTGTTGGAGTCGCGTCATTTATGACGACTTTGACACGATCACTATCCCACCGGGCTCAGGCGCGATCAACGCGTTGTTTACCGGGTATGTGAGCGCGACAACCAAGATCGCGCCGAGTGTGAAGAACACAGTTGTCACTTACAAGAATCTCACGGAAGCCTTTATGAATAGACCGGCACCGCTCAACTTGATTCTCAAGGACAAGCCGCTGTTCACCAACTTCAATATCCGAAACACCAGTGAATTCGTAGAACTGAGTACCAACATTCCGATTGTGAACAAGTACCGATACGTTTACGCTAACCCCGACGACAACTACATTAGGTTGATCGGCGCAATGGGTGAACAGGACGCTGACAACATCATGGAGATGCTCAACGGTGATGCAATTGGCACTGCCGCGGAAGCTCTTGGAATCAAAACAAGCAGCGTCGCCGACATCTTCTCGCGTATGCTTGATAAGAAGTACGAGCGTTACATGAACGATCAATATGTGCTCGAAACCATCGAACGTGTCCGCACTCAAGTTGTACCGAAACTTGAACCGCATCCGGAAGGAAAGCGTCACGGTGCGACTGAACTTGACACGATCAGGTCTACCATCGCAAAGAAATCGATGCCCGCGATCAAGTATTACTCGATCGTTCTTGATCAGATGCTCGATGAAATGTGTACCGAGTACCAAGTATCAAAAGAACAAAACGGACTCGCGATCAACCGCGTCATTGACAACATCAAAGAAGGCGCGTGCCAGGTGTGCTGCTTGCCTCTCGAAGATATGGATGCGTTCATCGTCAGATGCTGCGGACTTATCGTTTGCGACGTTTGCGGCATCAAAGGCTGTCAAATCAGCAAGCGTTACGATTACAAGTTGAAGGGTGAGACTATCTCAGGATCCTGCGCAAACTGCAAGGCCACGGTATATCCCCAAACCGACTTGATCTTCGTCGATCGCAACTTTGACATGGAAGCACTGTTGAAAGCAAAGGGTGATGAGAAGCCGGCTGAGCCGATCGCTGAACCTGAACCGGAAGTGATTGCTGACGAACCCGCTGAACCTGTGATTGAAATCAAGAACCCTAAACTGAAGGCGTTGTTGCAAATCTGTCGCGGACAAGTACCCGACGGTCGTGAAAGTGCCGAGAGAAAGATCAAACATCTTCTCGAAGGTAAGGTTGATCAACCCATCCCTGCTGAGACACCTTTGAAGGTGCTAGTCTTTGCGAACTTCAATGAGACGCTGAACTTGGTTGAAAACTTCCTGGTCGAACAGAACATTCCATTCTTGAGACTCGGAGGCACATTCAAGGAAATCGCTGAAACTGTGAAGCGTTTCCACAAGTACGGTACAGTACTGCTGATTAATTCGCAACAGCACTGCGCGGGCCTTAACTTGCAGAATTGTTCAAGCGATTTGGTGTTCTTCCATAAGATCATGGATGAGAACATTGAGAGCCAAGTGTGTGGACGCGCAATGAGAATTGGAAGACCCTACAACCTGCGGCTCCACAATCTCTGCTACAACAATGAACGCGCGTTGGTGTAACTTACCTAAACTTCGTATATGATTACCAATTACGAATTTCTTTTTTTATTTACTACAAATGATGTCTCAAAAAAATAATAACTTATTAACTTACTAACTTGCCAGTTGGCAAGTTAATTTACATTGTTCCTCGCAAGAGCAGTACCGCAAACTATCGACGCAAATACCGTCAGCGACAGAAGTGTGAAGAACAAGGTAAAACTCGCAGCGGTATGTCTCATCGCAATGAGATCGTAGTTCTCACCAGGCAGTGCTACCTGATTACAAGTAGTAGTGATGTGGCTGTTGTAGGCACTCAACGCGGTTTCAGTGCTCATCGTCGCAAATAACACAGAGTATACTGTGAACGCGGCAATGCAAACCCAAACAAACGCGACGATTGAGCAACACACAGATTTCATATTCGGATTGATATGATTGTGTGTATTTGATATATCGATGATCACCGATTCAATTTTATTTTATTTAGTTTAATCACACTGACAAAAAATAAAGTGGTTACTTCGACTGTCGCTAATCAATAATCAATAATCACTGGTCGTTGTACGGGAACTGTACATATTTCCTGACATAGTATCCGGTTTCCCCAAATCCACAACTGATTGTTACCGTGTTCTCGATATCGTCGTCGCGGAAAGGTCCGCCGTATTTCTCGTTGACAATCACAGTGCAACCGTTGAGCTTGGGCCTACAATTGGCAAAGTTACCCTTGATGCGATACTTTCCAGATTCGGCGGTACGAAGGAACCGATCAAACCTCTGGCAAACGGTTTCAGGTTCAAGCTTGACATCGATAGTAGACTTCGGCTGCGACATGTTAATTGATAAATACCAAGTTGATATTTCAATTTTATTTGAATCGGCTCGAATGGTTCAATGGTAAAAAATAAGTAGATTGGTAAGTTAATACCAATCTACCGATTATAGATTACATGCGACCACACACGACGTGGTCGTGATCAATCCGAAAAGTCCAAACAACGATGCAAGCACGATGACCGCGATAATGCAATTGTCGTACTGTTGCTGACATCTCTCCGATGGGTCGCTGTCAAACGTACCCGCGGAACAGTGATAGTTATCAACGGGTTGACAGGTGCTCTGGCTTGAGCTGTTGCCGTAGTTACACCATCCACATCCACATTTGTCTTGACAATCTTCGTGCACGCGCAATGCAGCACAGCTCGCGGATGAATGGCCGCTGATAGTCGAACCGGCAATGATACCAGATACGAACAATCCAAGTCCCGCCGCGAAGGTTAGCAACCCAAAGATCACACCGGCAATGATAAACGTAGCAGTCTTCATTTGTTCGGAGCGGTTTGATAATTACCAAGTTGGTGTTTCAATTTTATAAAAAATAGATATGCTGGCGCACCTGTGGCCAATTAGTCAATTTAAACCGATAGCGCCTTCTCAACGGTCAGCATTTTCTTTCTAATCTCGAGATACTCCTTGTGAGACCTCGGATTGATAACTTCCGGCGCGCAGAATGCCTTCATCTTCGTGTGAGCATAATATCCACCGTAGTAATGATACTCCGTTGACAACCTGAAGAACAGCTTTGTCGTTGGACTTCTACGTTCGGTAGGGTCGTCGGCGATCTTTTCGCTTTGGCAAAACATCCTCGAATGGTAGTCAAACTTAATGTAAGCGCGGCGACATTCAATCGTATGCCAGTTCGACATTTTGATAATTGGTAATTGGTATATCGGGGTTTCAATTTTTTTTTACTTTTAATGTGTCAGCGGATACGCAATTACGCAATTAAATTAAAGCATTGACGGATCTATAATTATCTAATTATCCAATTATCCAATTACAGGAAAAATGAGCGAGAGTGCTAACGAAAGTGAATATACTGAAGCGGAAAGTGATCACAGCGCTGAAACTAACACAGACACAGACATTGACCGCGATGAAAGTGATAACGACAATGATAGTAGCGACTATGAACCTGATTGGATCGAATGCATTTGTTCGCGCGTAGATAAAGACGGGCTATGCGGTTGCAAAAAAGAACCCGCGTGGGAACTGGATTCGGCCGGGGGGATTAAATCATCGATGGGATTCATCGATATTAATGTGCGCTTGCAAGTCACCAAATTTCACAAAGTTATCAACACTCGGCCTTATTTTAAGTCGGGTAAGCATCTGAAGCTCGGCGATATCGTCCCGACGTATGGAAGCCGCGACGATGTCGATAGTATAGTTGTCGGTTGGACCAAGGATGATTTTATTGTTATGCCGACAGAGAAAAAGTACGGTAAGTATTGTGCGGACGAACGCTTCTTTGACTCGGGAGAACCTAAAAAAATTAAGGGTCGAGTTGACCTTCAACCAATGTTGAAACAACTCGCCGATGGTATTCACGAGCATTTTTAGTCGGTCGCGTTAACTCGGGTTCTATACTCGCATACGGCAAATTCTAATTCATTACCGCCGACATGCCCTTTGCGTACAGATACCTCCCGGCAAAGATTAAGTTGTCCGGGTATGAGTTCACGAGTGTATTTTTTGCTATATCTTTGAACGTGGATGGATTCGCAAGTAGCATTTGAATGTAACCGGTGCGGCCACGGTTTAGTTGAAACGGCACTCAAACCTCGCAAGCTTGAATAATAGCGGACTGTATCGGATGCATTGCTACCATACCTGACTGATCTGATTGTGAATCTATAACCGTCCGGCGCTGGAAATACCTTATCAATTTTAACTTTGTACCTGATCGAGTCAATTTCATTTAACGTCGGCGCGAAATCGCGTTTGTGTGAGCGACCGCAAATATAATCGGCGGTGTCGTCGTCAAGTGAATTCGATGTTGCTAGTGTCCAAATTACACTGCGCAGACTCAATCGGACGAGTATCTCAAAGAGGATCTCACGCGGGAGATTATCAAGCAAGTTAACCGGTTCAATTGGTTTGATCACAATCAATTCCATATTTTTTAGCAGTAAGTACAGTAAGTACAGTAAGTACAGTAAGTACAGTAAGTACAGTAAGTACAGTAAGTACAGTAAGTACAGTAAGTACAGTGTAACTATATAAAAAATAATTACGCAGAATCAAATTTAAAATCAATCGTCGTTGTTTCCAAGGTAATCAGTCAAATACTGAGGCCTAAAGTTGTACTTGGCAGGAGTGCCCGCGGCGCGAGATTGTTCAAGGAGTGTGTTCGCGGTGACCTCATCAGTCTCAAATCCACACATGCCAACGTCACGATGATCGATCAGGAAGATGTTATAGTATTCGGGCATCATGTCAGCAGGTCCATACGCGATAGCGCGGCCAACACGCTCACCTTCATGCAAAATCCAATCCATGTAAACGAAGACCTTCGACGACATTGTATTTGATTGTACTTGCTCGTACCCACGATAATAATATATACAATAACAGATATTCAAATTTAAAATCACACGTGGATGTTAATCGTCAAGGTGTTCAGACCTAAACCTGTATCTGCGTGGGTAATTAATCAAGATCCATATCGCAGCGGATAGTTCCAAGGTATTTACCGTGGTTGTATACGCTACAAATTGGCTCGCATCGCCATCTATTTAAGCGCTCGATGCCGTGTCGCTCCCCGCAGTATTTTATACTGAACACGCACCACGGATGTACTTGTTGTAGATGAAACCCGTAACCGCTAGGGTTGTAATGTGTTATCGAGTTAACACTACCGTCCGGATTTAAATCGACGACAAATGTCATTTTTTGGTCAATGTAGAAAGTGGAACTTACCAAATTACCAGCATAACTGTAATTGAGTCTGACATACGAACGTCGGGAGCTATCAAAAATCTCTCTTTGATTAAATGTATTACTGCGCTCCCGGTATATGCGGACTTCATCGAACAGTTCAATTTGGCGTTTTCGCGTTAACGTCCTGTGCAATATTTCACGGTACACCGGATGATGTTTGATCGTATCTGGGATGTTATCAGGGCATGCCTGACAACATAGTTGCACCAGGCTCAACATTGAGTTAATTACAAAATGTAAAAATCAAATTTAAAAATTGAAACGGGTCGGCGTATCAATTATAACAATTGAAACGGGTCGGCGTATCAATTATAACACGCACAATGAGTCTTAAGAAAATTTGCTGCGTAGCCGCTGCGAAAAAGATCCCGCAAGAAATCTTGCAACAGCCTGACTATCGTGAGTTGCTGCATCGCTCGCTCCCGCTGAAACGTCAGATCAAACTGTTCGGTGAAGCCCGCGGGTATTACCCGGACGGTCATCTCAAGTGCAGAACAATCGGCGGCATGCGTTACAATGGAGGTCTCGAACTCACGTACGCTCCCGAAGGTCATTTGTGCAGGTGCAAAATCGCTGACACCTGCAAAGACACGATTCTGGAGATCAGGTTTGAAGCTGATGGTAGCATCAGCAAATTCACCTTCTACAACCCTGGCGGTTACGGTTTCCAACTGACTCGCAAAGGTATATGGTGCAGCCTCACTACAAACTACCTCGGCAAGTCTCACGGTCTCAATGCACATCATACAAGCCCGGTGAGTTTCTACACGATGTACGAAAACGGCGTGCGCATCGGTACCATTTTCAACAACAAGGATTTGGATTGATTTGGCCGTGCGTTCGCATACGCACGCGTAAAAAATTGATTCGCTTTTTTATATTTTTATACAATGAGTCTCAAGAAGATCTGCTGTGTGGTTGCTGCCGATAACATCCCCAAGGCGATTCTGCAACAGCCTGACTACCGTGAGTTGTTGCACAGATCCCTCCCGTTGGCGAAGCAAGTCAAACTGTTCGATGAGTACCGTGTGTACTATCCAAACGGTCATCTTGAACGTCGAATGATTTACAACACATCTCGCGAAACAACCCTTGAACTCGTGTACGCGCCTGATGGTCATTTGACCAAATGCCAATTTACCGTCATTGGAAAATCAACTCTCGCATTTGCGTTCAATCCCGACGGTAGCGTCAAAGTGGTCAACTTCTATAACCCGAGCGGGTGTGGGTTTCAACTGCTTCAGGTGGATAACTGGATCAGCTTTACTCCGAAATATCTTGGTGAATTCCACGGGATTGCCAGACATAACTTGCGCTCGAGTACCTTCTGTACGGTGTACGAAAACGGTAGAAACCTAGGTTCGATTACCTGCGACAGGATCCTAGATTGAATCAACTGGACAAAAATTGATTCGTTCTTTTTTATATTTTACACACAATGAACCTCAAAAAGATCTGTTGCGTTGTTGTCGCAGACAACATCCCCGAATCGATTCTGCAACAGCCTGACTACCGTGAACTGTTGCACAGATATCTTCCGTTGGCAAAACAAGTCAAACTGTTCGGAGAGTCTCGTGAATACTACCCGGACGGACACCTCAGGTGCCGAACCGTCTACTGCAGAAGTAACAAGTCGATCCTTGAACTCAAGTACGAACCCGAAGGATACTTGGCCAGATGTGATTTCATGATTGTCGGGGAATCAAATCTCGATTTCGCGTTCAACCCTGACGGCAGTGTCAGAGTGATTACTTTCCATAACCCGAGCGGGTACGGATTCCAACTTCTTCGGATGGATAATTGGTCCAGTTTCACCCCGAGGTATCTTGGTAAACTTCACGGGATTGTCAGATGCAACTCTCGCATGAGCACGTTCTGCACGATTTATGAAAACGGCGAGGAAGTGGGTACGATTACCTACGACCGGACACTGGATTGAACGTCAAATACCAAATGTCAAATTTGATTTTTTACTTTTATTATTGAAAATTGATAACAATGACAACAGTGACAGCGTTGAAGTCGCCAAAATCATTGAAAGAACTGAGCTGTACTGTTGCAGCGCGAGCCGGCGTATTGACCGATGAAATACTGGCGCAACCTGACTTTCGTGAGTTGATACACCGGACATTGCCTAAGCGGGAACAGATAAAACTGTTAAATGAATCACACGAGTATGGTATGAATGGCCGACTTGCACACCGATCTGTTTACAATCCCGACGGTTCAAAGTGCTACCGATGGTTTCTTGACCCGTATGTTTATGCGTATATCAAATATGTGTTCTACGGCCTTGGTACCAAACTGGAGATCTTGTTTTACAGGAAAGGTGATAGAAACACAGGGATACATTCGATAACACTCAAGAATTCAACCGGATTCGGTTTTCACTTAAGTCACAGCCACTACGGTATAAGTTTACATCCGACGTTTAAAAACAAATCTCATGGGATTGTGCATGATAGAGTTTGTTTGAGCGTTTGCACTGACACGGGCGACTTGAAAAAATATTATCAACACCAATTGAGCAATTGCGAGTGCAAATGTGAAGGTGTTCGCGATGAATACACGCTATGCAAACGTGGCAAAACTATAGCGACTATGATCACCGACCTTGAACTTGATTGATTTGTTTGACAATGGCAGTGGTAAAAAAAGAAAAGATCTGAACTTTAAGGTTTGATTTTTTTAAGTAATTTATTTTTTAATCAACTATGAAATTACTTGCCGACGCGTGGGCTCGCGGTTTTGTTCATCGCTGGCAAGTTCACAAACATAAGCGCGAAGCTTAGCCAATTTGACGGGATCGTGAATCAATTTGATCATTTCGAGTAGACTACGGTCGGTCACGCGCGGACGTGTCGGCGTCGGTGAGAAATCGCGCATGAAGTTGTTCTTGAGTGTGTACGACATATTGGCGGTAATTAGTAATTAGTAATTGCTAGTGAGTTATATCTTTAATGGTAATTAACAATTAACAATTACTTTATCGCGAGAAATCAAAAAATAAAATAGACCGTCGAGACCGTGTTCAAATTTCAAATTTCAAGTTTCAAGTTATATATTTTTGTGGATTTTTGTGTTCATGGATATCAAATTCTTAAACACAATCGTTCGGTTTGTAACAGCGTCTATTGTATAGTGGGTAATCGGAAGTCGTCTCCATTTTTAACGGTCACGCTGAACTGAAGTATCTCACGTAGCAACCATCTACAGTATTTGCTTTGAAATTGACGAAACTAAATTTGATCCGAGCAATCCCGTCAACTTTATATTCCGTGATCGTGATAAGTCGAAGCATATGATATATACCTTTTTCAAGGTCAAAGGTATATGCCTTCTCGTAAATATGCTCATAATTTGAGAGGCCGACACCTTGGTTTGGTATCAACTTAATAGGCCGTGATTTAGTTGAATACGATTTCAATATAAGAAAGTGTTCACAGTATTCGTACAAGGTAGTTATCCCGCGGTAACTACTTGTTGATTTTACACACGGCATATCGCCATATGTACTGATGCAAACATCATACTTGATCGTGTCAATTTCAGCCAGTGTCAGGGAGAAATCACGTCTGTGCGTTCGCGCACATATGTAATCAACGCTACGCTCGCACAAATTCAGCACGATGGTCATACAACTTACATCACGTAAACTTAAACGGTCGATTATCTCAAACAAGATTTCACGCGGAAGAGTATCAAGGCGGTTCATTACGAGTTTGGGCTCTACCGGTCAATAAACTGTAATCGGTACATTCAAATTTATTTTCCCACCCCGTGTACGAGTGAATAAATCTCTCCGATCACTGCAAATATATCGAAGTTCGGATCATCCGGTGCGAATCTTACCCATGTACAACCGAGCGCACGCGTTATTTCCGCTTGTCGTGTAAGATCTTGTACTATGTTTGCCACGTGATGATTTTCGTCACATTCAATCGCGATATTATGTGCGGGCATGTACGCGTCGACGCGGTAATTTAAATCATCCGGTGTATATTGGAGTATGAATTCTTCGCCGGGAAACGATCTTATGATCGCGCCGATGTAGTTGGCTTCCTTGATAGGCGGCTTGTAAGAATAAATGTCAATACCGAGGAATTTAGCTAGTTCGGCGCTTTCGATTGATCGGCTGTTACACAAGAACCGCTTGAGACCTTTTTCGGTAAATAAGTGTTTACGATTATCTAGCACCGGTTTACCACGATGTTTTTTATAAGTTGTAATGCTATACTGTTTACGCTGATTTAACGAAACTAATTCATCGCCAGTAAAATTTCCGATAGTTTTGCGGATTCGTTTTATACCGGCTGCAGCTGCAATATCATACACGCTGTAGCAACAAAAACCATCGTCGGCCAACCATTTGCTTATCTCATTCTCCTTGTATGTTATCGTTTCCAACTTCGCCTGCATTTATTTTAATAATGTATTCACGGACTTTATTTAACTTTACCGGATCGTTAATTGATTTAACTAATTCAAGTACTGGCTTGTGAACTACAGCTTTCTTCTTTTGATACTTACAAGCCGATTTGTACTCCCGAATTGTACCGTCTTTAAGTGTTACTATTTTGCGGGTTACATATACTGAGTCCGACATTTTTTTATATCGAAGAATTAATTAATTATTTCTGCGAATAATAATATTCACTTATATATAGACAATATATAATTAATACAAGTTAATAATTCCAAAACGAAATGTCGAAAGTCAGCAAACGTGTACCCAGAGGGAAATCCGAAATTCAACTTGAGAAAAATAAAAAAGTTGATGAAGGACTTGATGAAAACATTTTATTTTCCGATGATGAGATATGTGAAATTGACGAAGATAACACTGTCGTTGCTACCAACACCGTGGACGAACTGGGTATAAAACAAGACGGGGTTGAAATTAACCATTTCTTTAACGAGTTACCTATTCGAATTGTAAACTCTCACCAATTTCCGTTCTTTTATGCTGAAGATATATCTAAGGTACTCGGAATAAAAAGAGTTAAGGCTTCAATTGCCAACTTTACCGAAAAGGAAATAGTCTCTCCTGAATTACGTAGGAAATATAACATTACCACTTATCAAAAATACAGAACTGGCGTTCGTAGGAATGATAAAATTATTCTCCTTACTGAGTTCGGCGTTTACAGGCTTCTCATGAACTCTCGCTCTCAGCTCGCCGATAAGTTCCGCGACTTTGTTTATGATGTATTGTATCAACTCAGAACCGCCGGTGAATACAAAATCAAAGCGGAACTTGAACAATTACGTGTCACCTCGGAACAGCAGCAAAAAGAGATCGTGAGTCTCAAAGCGAAACAACAACAGTTCAAAAATCTCTGTGACGAACTAGTTCTGATCGAATATCCTAACAACCCATATGAAATCTTGCCAACTAATGTACCCGGAAAACTACTCAAAAAATCAGCTAAAACCAAGATCAATCCACGCAAGAACAGCATCGATGATCCAGTCCCGCACGCGATACGACTTGCACAACAACTAAATCTAACCGACGAACTAAATCTGGTACCGGTTGACACCGACACACCGACGACCCACTGGCAGCACATCCACGATCAAAATATAACCCGCGCACGCGAATTTATCGACCAACATTCGCCACGCAACGCCTACATGGTTACTTCGAACCCGACCGCCGAGACTCTCACCGAAGCCAATGTACTCCACCGCGTTTACGTCAAAAATAGTAACCGAGCACTCAAGTCGCTCGCGGAAAAACTCGCCGACGCGCGCCCGGAAAGAACATCATCACGCGCTCACTATTACTCGTGCGACAAAGAAAAAATAATCACCGCGTTGGACGCGATCGCGGATTAATCAATTTATATACACGATCTTGCCGTCGATATGCGTGCGTGTGCGAATAAAGACCTCGTTTTGAAAAGTCATATCGATATAACGATTCACACCATCCAAATGTATAAAGCAGCGCACACGACCAGGACGCAGGTAATAGAGTTGTATTTTTTGTCGGGGTGCGATTTGTATAGTATAGCAGCTTAAATCACCATCACAATTATACTCTCTGCTTTCGCCGAGAAATTCAAGTTGTTCATCCTGGTCAAGATGTCTATGGAATATCGTTCTGATAGAATGCTGTTCTAATAGATTTTTCGGTATTATCGCAGAAAATCTTATACAGCATATTTCAAGCAAGCTCTGCATTTGTTTATAAATAATAATGACATTTCAATTTTACACATCGCAATGACAATTAAAAAATAATAGTTGAACGCCAACTAATGATTGTGTTTACCATACTTTTACTCTTTTTTCACCGGTATGTCGCCGAATACATTTCCGAATGCGGGCCACTCGAAACCGCCGGTAAGCCGTGGGAACGCTGGCGCGGGCGATTCGAAGAAGCCAATGGGCGCGGTCAAACTTCCAAACGGTGTCGGTGCTAGCGCTGGCACTGGGGTTGGCACCGGAGCGGTCCTTCTTCTCTTTTTTCCCGCGAGCTGGGCTTGGAACTTGCCAATCGAATCCAATTGCGTCGAGATCAGTTCATAATTGGATTCGATCTCCTCAAGTTCATCAATGCGTGCCTTCAATGATGTATTTTCAGCCTCAAGTTCCTTGCACCGTTCATACACTTCCTTGTTTTCTTCGTGAACTTTCTTCTTGAATTTCAACATGATCTCTTCGAAATCAGAGATTCTCCAACAGGGCGTCGGACTGGTACATCTCCTCACCGCGAGCGATCTCAACTCGTCACCGTTAAAAGGGTGCACTGTCTTATACTCGCGACCGCAGGGACACTTATCGGAATTCATAACTGTTGATGGGCAATTGGTAATTGGTAATTGGTAATTGGTAATTGATATTTATCAAAATAGTAAATTCAATTTTATATTTTCTCACCGAAAAAAGATCAGCAAGTTATCAAGTTATCAAGTCGGCCAACCATTCAACCATTATATCTTGTAATTGTAACACAGTTATCAATGATAACCGTGTGCAACATGTTCGTATGTTTGTAATACTTCGTTGAATTTGATCGGGTGATTGTGAAATCGCAATCCAAACGATGATACCAATATCTACACCATATCAACATGGTATCTTGCATATACGGCTTCACTTTATTCGAATTGATAGTCAATTCATTCGTCGCCCCGCGAACAATCTGTGGCAAATTAGTGTGCAAATCAGGCAATGCATACCGCGTCGTATAATCACCCGCGGACACCGTAGAAATTTGTTTGCGGAATAATCCAATCACATGTGTCTCAATTGAATGGTCGATCGCATTGATTTCAGCTCTCACCGCGGCAAAATCGCGTCGATGTCGTCGCTGCCAATACATCGCATCAAGGTGAATACCAATCGCTTTGATCACCCGTGTAATTTCAATGTAATTTAGTAAATCAAAGATCAAATATTGAACGTCACGCGGAGCGGTATTCATCGGCCGGTTAAACTCCATTTGATCGGGTTATAAATTGATATTCTGTTATAATCGTAAATTCAATTTTTATTCGCCCGAGCAAAACAAAAAATAATATACACGCGGCTGCCGAACAGATGTAATAATTATAACTCGGAATCGTTCTTGTTATTTTGCTTCTTAGGTATGACTTCGACGCGTGCGTGTCGACGTACGTAACAACATGCGACTACGCAAAGTCCACAGGATAATACCGCAAATCCACCAGTGAGTGAGCCTGTTATTATGACCGCGGTTATGCGTTCGTCGTACAACTGCTCACATCGGTTCGAAGGACTGTCATCGAATGTTCCCGCGGAACAGTGATAGCTGTCGAGCGGTTGGCAACTGCTAAGACTAGAATTGACGCCGTAGTCGCACCATCCACAACCACATTTGTCTTGACAGTCCACCGGTACCCGTATTACTGCGCACGCACCTGATGAATGTCCAGTGTACACGGCACTGGACAATATACCGGATATGAACAAGCCGAAACCCGAAGCCGCGGCTAGCAGAGCAAGGATAATAGCGCCGATTATGCAAATATCGAGCTTTACCGCCATGACAGGGTTGGGTAATCAGGCAGCCGGTTGATAAAATGATAAAAGCCGATTCAATTTTTTACACAAAAAACAGTTTATTCAATCCAATCAATCCCTTAATTGTACATTCTGTAAGGTCCCCATATACATGTATGCAGAACACGTTTACCATCCGCATGGCGATAGCTCGAAACTATTTCTCGACATAATTTAAGTTCATTGGTTATCTCGCATTCATAATATTTACGAGCATCCTCAATATTATCATTCTCCAATTCTTTCATTTCTTTGTTCGATCTGAAGATCAATCTTTCAACCCTGTCTAATTTCTCATTCAATGTACATTGCGTGTTGAATTTGTCACCGATCACACGCTTAGATATATATGTAGTGCACAAAATTGTCTGACTAGATTCGATCGAATACACGATCGCGCTAATTTCCCTCAACGTGCTTGCGAATGCGAACTTGTGCCGTCGTTGCCAATACAAATCATCAAGGCAGACACCGGTCGCTTTGATCACCCGCACAATATCAATGTAATTCAGCGGCTCAAGAATCAAGTACTTGATTTCCAACGGGATCGTGTTCATCATGTACATTTATCAATATTTACTTATTAATATTACAAATTCAATTTAAATTCGCTTAGTTAGTCAACGGCGCCCCAATAAAGATCATCGCTGATTGTTAGATACAGACTATGATTTTTATCGTTCCAGTATCTGGCGGTCAGTATAATTTTCTCCAGTTTATATTTGCAACCGCGATATTTCGTAACATATGCATATCTCTTCAAATATCGATCCGAAGAATCAAATTTCAAATATTTGATAGTTTTGTTTGATGTTATTTGCATTTGCACCATACCGGCCGACTGTTGGTCAGCAAGGCACAAATTCGATCTATACCGAGTGGTATAATCGCCGACTACAACAATTGAAGTTTGAAAGGTGTGAGCAATTATGGTCTCGGTCCTAATTGAATGAGTGATCGCCGCGATTTCTCTCCTCGCCGCGGTAAAATCTCTTTTGTGTCGTCGCGACCAATACAAATCATCAAGGCAAATACCGACGGCTTTAATTGTTCTCTCGATATCGCGAACGCTCAACGATTCAAATATCAAGTACTGGATTTCCAACGGGATCGTGTTTAACGTGTTCAATTCCATCGTGATTCATGATAACATCATCTTTATCTTTAATTTTATTAACCGCGCGGGAAAAAAGAGAATTGTACTCGGCACGTTCAATTTATCGCATGATATTTGCCCGCATGCTTGAACGCGATTTCTTCGTAGAAGCGCACGTACGATTGCCCAGTTCGATTTTTTGTTGTTATTGTTCTGAGAAGTTTAAGCCCGCCATCAAGGTCTCGCTTATATCTCGTGTGATGAATTTCGGTTACCGATCCAATTCTGCGTGAGAGATCGCGCGATCGGATAATCAGGTCTATAGCAGTTCCATTTGGTCTGGCGCGGTAACGCCATTCGCAGATGGTTCGGCTCTTCCCTATCACCATGGTCGAAGTGGAACCGTCGACCGAATACTCGATTGCTTCGATCTCACCTCTCACCGCCGCGAACTTACTTTTATGCCTGCGCGAGTAGTATAATTCGTCGACAACTCGCGTTCTTGCCAGGGCGATGTAATCGAGTAGATCAAAAACCTGATACTGAACTTCCAGCGGGCTCGTGTTCAATAAGTTCATTTGACCGGCAGCGTTTATTATAATACATTACACGCCAAATTCAATATTTTTTTACTTTTACTTTTACTTTTACTTTGATCAAACTACTTTATACGTTGCCGAGGTCATTACGCCGCCGAGCAAATTACCCTGTGAATCTTTCGTGATGCAATTCGCGGCCTTACCGTGAGCACCATATTCATTTCCATAAGTGCAAACACCGGTACCATCGGGTCGCGAGTTCTCAATTGCGAAATAAATCGCGTCGACGTTACTCGCAGCAATACGACAAGTGTCAACACTCACCGGTTCGCCACCGAGTCCATGTTCAAGATTGTAACCACCTGGTGGCGCACTGTAACATCCGACGTATGAATAACCACTGACCGGTGCGATCGGCATCGTCGATACCAGAGACGGAGTTTGTATGATCGCTGGCGTTGGCGCGGGTTGCTTCAAACTCGATTCGATCATCGCGGCCACTGCGAAGATGATCAAAATTACAATAAACCAGATAAGTGTTCGCGGAATATTCATTGTACTTTACAATTTACAATTTACAATTTACACACGCGTATATATTTACGAAGATAATTATAATTCCTCAATTGACAATATAAAAAATAATCATCTGAGCGACAGCCCCGATTGATTAATCTCTGAAAGGTAATCTGATCAGAATTCGCCGAGGTATTATTAATTGCTCTGCAAACTGCATATTTTTTTCGATCCATTCAATCAATCCGGGGAATTCATCAAATGCTCGATCTTCCACAATGTGTATTTGTTCGTACGGGTCGACAATAGCACTGTTATCGCTGTCATAACCGTCATAACCGTCATAACTGTCACATCCACCCTCACTGCTATCAGAGTCCATTAGCGCATTAAATTCAGATTTGTATATTCCGTGTTTAAACGGTCTCATAAATGAATGATTGACATTGTAAAATTTGTCAGTCAGCGTGTCATAGATGCAACCGTAATTTGTCATTCTGAATCGAGATCCGGCGGAGCCAACTCGTATCATATCAAATCGATTCATTTCATCTGATTTTATTTCAACTACCCACTTGCTGTTCAGGTAGTGTTCGACTATGAAAGAATCTATTCCGTACGTCGCCTGCTCACGGCGACACTTTACATCGGCGCGGATACTCAAATGATACGGGTCGCTCATAATCGCGAAAACATCTTCAGCGATCTCAGCGCTCAGCACGGTGAAATTAATCAACCGGTAGTTTTTCCTCAAGTATTGTAACGCGATCACATACAGCGAATCCATGCTTGTTATCTTAACACACAAATAATCAATTTTCAATCTGAACGTTTGAAAGTAAAATTGAAACGCGCAATCGTCCATTACTCATTTACCATGGAATCTTCCACAGGTAAAGTCACCCGTACCAAGTGTACTTGCGGATTTACATCCAACTCACCCAGGCCATTCTTTATCAGTGCCGAACTCAAAGAAATCAAGATCAGCGTTTGCCCGGTCGACCATCTCGCCGGGGCGAATGACTCCCACAATTGGAGAACTAAACAACTCGAACCTCAAATCCTCGCTCTGCAACGTCGCGCCGATCGTTGCGCCGAGATTGAGCGGCAACTGGAAAAATATCAGTCGCTGGAAGAACAGGTTGCAAAGTACAAGGCTCAGGCGGAACGCTATCAAGCTATGTTGATCGCTGTCGGATGTCCTGATGTTGATTCATCCCCGCCCGCGCTCGACAACCCGGCGAGTCTGCAGTACTTCTATTCGATGATGACAACTACCACCAAGCTCTACATGAGTGCTGCAAACAATCTCAACGCGAATGAACAATCTGTCGCGAGACGAATTGAGAATCTCAGAAATCCCACTGGGAAACATGCCAAAACTCGCAAGCGTCTCTTCGAATCTATTGAAGCGCTTGAGAAAGATGCTCTCACTTCGTCCGAAGCAACCGTCCGCAAGTACACCAAGAAACCGCGTTCCGACCCCGCGACCGGAGTAAATCCTAAAGTGAACTGAATCAAGTAAACTGCGGTTTGACCTTAACCATAACCACACAGTTATTTTTTGTATAAAACTTGTTTTTTTTAAGAATCAAGCGCCTACAAAAAAATAAAGAACCAATGTAGAATACATTACCAGAAATGCATTGAACATTTCATTACGCGGGCAACTTGGTTTCGCACCGCCCGAGCAAGTTACTTATATTTCGCCGTAGCCGTCACATTGTGACTTTCTATATTTGCGCATCTGCATTTTATGTTCACCACGCAAACAATTTGCTGAACCGACATGGTAATCAAATTCCACCTCGAGAACTGACTTGATCCATTCAAGGTTGTTTTTCACATGCGTAATTGAACCACCGGATCTTACCGGGATGATTCCGCAATCGCCGCTACGTTGAAGCGGTTTGAACTTCCAATTTAGGTATCTCGTCAATTTGCTCACGCTCGCTTCCCGAGACGATCGCACAATGATTTCATGAACTAATTTTCTACTATCTATAGTTTTACCGCGAGAGTTCCCCACGGCCACTTCGATATCAAATGTATTATTGGTATCTCGTTCATAAATCCTACCTGTGTAAATTTTGGTCTTTTCGACCCGAGGAAAGTAAGTTTTTAAAATTAAGGGTTTACCCTGGCGATTCTGCACAGGGTTATTTGATTCCATCAGTTCAAATGAATACTATACTATTCGTATTTTCAATTTTTAAGTTTATATTTAATTTCATCGGCTCGCGCACCTATCAATTGACGCCGTGAGGTTGGTCAATCACTAGACGATTCGTCAAAATCCTCCGAGTCATAATCATAATCGGAATCATCGTATGGTGAAATCGTATGCTGGACCGCCGCGACAGCGCACGTGAGCCGTTCAACATAATTCAATTGGATACGCGCTTGCTCAGCATCTGCTTCTTCTTGTTCCAAACGCGTCTGTTCGAGCAATCTTTCCAATTCATCAACCTCTGTTTGTTCGCGTGTGTTTTTCGCTTCAACGCGAGCGATGTCAGCGCGTTCCTCTGTACGTTCACTAGCCTCCCATAAACTTACATCTCCGTCATCGGGTGTATCGCGCAACGGTTCGCTCGGCGCATCATCGTTATGTTCCGCACGAAAAACCCTCGCGGACGGATCAAAGATCACATCGGGAGTGTCGCCTTGTTCCAACATGTATTTATCATACTCGAACCAAAGAGTTCCAACGCTTCTAGGAGACGTGTTATCGGTCACCGGAGTTTCCGAACCGGCTGTTTTGAAAATATACCTGGGCGGTCTGAATTTACAAGAATTGGCCAATCGAATATGATCCGTCCCGGTAACATGGGCTACATTATCCTTGGACTTGTACGTTACGCCGCAAAGAATACACCTGTAGAAATCTCCCATGTCAGATCGATAGATCGGTACAGGACTTTCTTATATTTCGTTTATTACCGTTTTCAATTTTTAATTATCCCGATCACTATTTATATAATCGACCACGTATATTTATATTATATTTGCAAATATATAAAGAATCATGGCCGCGACAAACTCTATGATTTACTTGGATAACAATGCCACAACTATTATGCCGGTATGTGTTAAGAAAGCACTTCTAGAATGGTGTAACCGAGGGAACCCTAGCGCCAGTTATGCGTCGGCGAAGGAATCCCGTAAAATGATGAACGACTTCAAACAATACTTGGGCCGGCTATGTAAAATAAATCCATGTTGTAGTGAAGATCGCGACTCCGATTCCACGTCGAATGCCCGCGCGCGGGCCGATCCTACCAAATATAAGATTGTATTTACATCGGGCGCAAGTGAAGCCAATTGTACAGTATTACAAGGTATCGTCGATGCATATGCGGAAGCTACTGGTAATCTCCCACATATTGTAATGTCGGCGATCGAACATAAATCGCTACTTGAAATGGCACAGTCCTATGTTACACGAGGGCGCGCAACGGCGACATATGTGCAACCAACTCCATCCGGTCATATTCGGCCCGAGGATGTGGCGCGCGCAATTACACCGACCACCGCAATAGTTTGTGTGATGCACGCGAACAACGAAACCGGTGCGATCAATGATATAAAGGGTATTGGGGCGGTCGCGCACAAAGCAAATGTACCATATCACTGCGATACGGTTCAAACTTTCGGTAAAACTCCAATTAACCCCACCGCGGAGAACGTTGATTCGATGAGCATTTCCTTTCACAAGTTTCACGGCCCACCGGGCATTGGTGCGCTTTTGATTAAACAACAACTTCTCCTCGGTTATAAAATGTCACCGATGATCTTTGGTACGCAAAATGAAGGTATTCGCGGCGGAACTGAGAATCTTCCTGGAATCGGCGCAGCATTTATCGCCACCAAATACACAATGGATGATCGAATTGGTAAGAACGCGAGGACGTTGCGATTGAAAAAATATATAATGACCGAACTAAGTGCACGCGTCCCCGCGAGACCGTATTCTCAATACATTAAAGATCAACCCGGTGGAACAAAGCCGTCTGTCGAAATAATCTTCTTATCCGGGCCGACCGAATATTATCTTGGCAATACTATTTTGCTTTCGGTGGTCAAACGGAAATCGCCGGCGATTTGCAATGTCAAGATAAAATCCAGTTTGGAGTCGGCGGGCATTGTGATTTCTGTTGGCAGCGCATGTAATACAGCGAGTGCTAAAGCGTCACACGTACTTTATTCTATGGGCGCTGACGATTTGATACGCGCGGGCGCATTAAGGATTTCTCTCGGCGATGATAATACCCTTGAAGATGTTAAACGATTCATTGTAGAATTCTTGAAAGTGGTGAAAAATCAAACTGAATAATTATACACAATTATACACAATTTACAATTATACACAATTACATACCAAATGCAAGTTTCCATTGATTTTTTGATTCGATCGGTCGAATTGATCCGCAATCGATAGGACATATCATTGAGTAAAATCCGCAGAATGTAACGCCGGTAAAACTAAATGTGAGCATCAGCGGGTCTGAATCCAATTCACTTTGCGCGATAATACGCGATTCAGATTCTTTTTTAACACCGATCAGGTTAAATGTTTTGATTGCGCCGGCCCGAAAACTCGAGTTGTCCGCGTATTCAAAAGAACACTTGATTTTAAATTTATCACCGCGATCATCAACCGACGAGATCTCAAATGTACACGTTCCGGCAATTTTAGGATAAGCTATTGAACTCCACGCACCCCCGAGTATTGTTTTACTTAAATTATCCATTGACAATATTAGTAGCGGTGCCTCTTAATAGACAAAAAAGAAAATTCTAAATGTACATTTGTATATTAACAAGCGCACACCTGAATTTCCTTTTTATTTGTTTTTTTAGATTTTATTTACCTGATTACTCACTTGATTACATTCAAGCGGACTCGGTAACGAGAGCAGCCTTCTCCTTCTCACCGAGAGTCTCGTAAAGCTTAAGCTTCTCCTCGACCTTCGACGCAAGAAGTGCGTAACCGGAAGTAGGGTAGGTCACGGTCCTAACGGCAACCACACCGGGAACCTTAGGCACCTTCTCAAGGTCAACCTTGTACTCGCGACCAGCCTTCTTCTCCTCCTCGCGCTTAGCAGACTCAGCCTTAAGAACAGCGGGGTCAAGCACCATCGCGTCCTTGTACTCGATAACCTCATGAGTGGAATGACCATCAATAAGAAGAGCCTCAACAGTGCGAAGGATGGCAACATCATTAATGGTCTTGTTCTTCATGTTAGTGGCAGTCAGGTGCACAAGGGAAGAAAGACGCTGGATGAACTCAACAAGGAGGTTGGAAAGGTAACCGCGGATGGCAGTGGAAACGCGCACGGCCTTGTAACGAGGATCGCGCTTAACAGTCTCCTTGCAAACCTGACCAACGTAGAACCTGAAAGAGGTCTTGGAGTCGGACGAGTCATCGACATCCTCATCAGTCTCCTCTTCCTCCTCAACGGGAGCGGCGACAGGTGTGGGCTCAGCCTCCTCGGCTACATGAACGGCTTGCTTCTTCTTCTTGGGCATGTGAACAGCGAACTTCTTCTTGAAATCCTTCTCAGCCTGAGCAAGAGCGGCCGAGAGAAGAGCAGCGCTGGCGGAATCGTGAGCCTCCTTGGCGAGCTTCTCGGACATCGCAACGAACGAAGGAAGCGACTTAATAAGCGGGTAAAGAGAAAGCTTCTCAACACCAGCCTCATGAAGGTGGTTAACTTGAATAATCTTCTTCTTGGCGGCGAGAACACGGTTCATGGTGTGCTCAGTGAGCTGCTGAACAAGCTCGTCGCAAATAATGGAAAGAGCAATCGACGCCTCGTTGGAGAAACGGGTGCGCTCGCGGGAAAGAGCGCTAACCTTCATCTCGAATTCAGCAACGCTGGGAGCGAGCTGATCAACGGTAGCCTGGTGCTGAACACGCTCATCAGCGGTAAGATCACGAGTCTTTTCCTCGGACACCTTCTTACCATCAACCTCAGCGGTCTCAGTGTAAGTAAGCTTACCGGTCTCAAGAAGAGTCTTGGAGTGCTTGTAAGAGTTAAGCTGGGTCTTAAGCTCGCCGATCATACCATCGACAAGAGCGTTAAGGTTAAGCTTATCAATGTGCCTGCGCACACGGGCGGACGAAATAGAAACACCGATGGCCTTGCTGGTTTGCTGACGCTTACCAGCGGCGCACGACTCAGCGGCGACAACCTCGGCGGGCGCGGCGAGAGTAGCGGGTTCATCGGCGGTGGGAGCCGGAGCGGCCTCAGCAGGGGCAGCGGCGGGAGCAACAGCCTTAGGCTTGACGGGACGGGGAGCACGCTTGGTCTGGGTAGACATGATTGATTGAGTATTAATGATTGTGATTAACACGGTCGAGTGATTTGTTTGTTCTTGGGAATACAAAATACAGGTGTATTGTTTAGATTGAAATTTTAGGACTTGAATAATATATATAATTATGTCGCGTGACATCACCCATACGACGCCCCGGACTACGCGACAAAAAATAAAGGTACCGTGTGGATTTTTTCCTCGTTCGATATGTTTAATTACCTCCCTGATGCCTTTGGCATTTACCTCCGTTACTCGCCTTATTACGACATTGTCGGCCCATTGGTAGCATCGCAGTGCAGAATACGCTTTGAGATTTAGCCACAGATGTATCTTGTGAATCACCAATGGTATTATCCGAGGCATCGCAGTCCGCAGGCTGTTCCTGTGATGAAGTTTCAGATTGATTCGCCGACGCATCAACTGCATTAGTATCATCGGCGGGTTCATCTTCCATCAATTGCATAATCTCATCCTCGGTTTTAGCACCTGAATCTGATTCTTTGTTTTCTTCAGCCGGGGCTTGGTCGGGAGTCTCAGATTGTGATTGCGTAGATTCGGGCTGCGCGGGTCTAGAACCGGCATTTTTGGATTTCGCAAGAAGGTTAACAAGGTTACTCTTATCCATCCGAGCTTGTGGCTTTGGCGCGGATGCGGGCGTTGCAGCTGGTTCATTTCCGGGTGCGCTTGGTGTTTCAGCAGGTGGGGGTGCGCCTGCGCTCTTTAGTTTGGGCGATTCACTTGATTCATCCGGTTTCCTAAGGATAATATATGCGATAACACCAATAATAAGGATAGCAATGACGATAATAAGTACAATTATTTTATTCTCATACATGCTTGTGAACAGTCCGCGCGCTGTCACGCCTACGTTGGGCGCTGGCGATTGTGCCGGAGCGGTAGTCGGCTGTTCAGAGAGTTCTGACGGTTCAACCCGCGACGCGCCAGGTTCTGTATATCTTGGTCGTACTTCAATAGAATCAGCCATTATAGGATTTTTATTGTGTAATTAATTAAGTAAATTAATGTATGCGGTCAACAGTATATATAATATCGTTGGCGAATTTAAAATAAAAATTATCACTGTATATTATAAACTACATTGGTAAAGTTTATTCGAGCAAACATTCTTAAATCGACCATGGAAAGAATCCCTAAATTGCTCGCAAATCGAATGGAACATGTATTGGTAGTTGCCACACACGCGGAAAAGTATCTCGGGATCATTAAAGAAATTGTTATGAGTATCAATCCGGCCGAGTATAAGAGTTGCGAATCAAATATAGAGCTACTTAAAACAACCGCCGAGGAATTACCCAAAATGATATCGAGTACGGATCGGCCACTTGATACAATGCTCAACGTGTATAATAAATTTATAGATGTTGATAACGCTATTGCGACACTTATTAAACTATTTGAGAACACGACCTATTCTAAATTAGCACTGTATAATATGTCCGCGACGTATGTTATGAACGTACATCAGGAAAAAAACTTGGCGCTGAATGCTCACGATAAATATTTGGATATGTCTGTAGACGACGATGAGATTATATTTGACAGTGTTTTTAAACACATTAATCTGCACACGAAACCGGATCCGTTAATCTCATTTATTATAGATCATGAAGAAATAATAAACAAGTTTACTATCAAATTGATCGGTGCGGTAATTAAAGTTGTAACCGGGGATAAGCGTCGGCGGCTCGAATTGATTATTGAGACTCAAAAAGATAAAGTTCTAGAGGCCTCGCGCGTCGATATAACAAAATGGTCGGGTGTGCAAGGTACTATAGTCCGATATGGTCTTAAACCACTAACGCTATCATACGCCCAAGATAAACTTTTCGAAAAGCTCAATCTCAAATACAACCCCAAGTTAAGTGTTCTTGAGAACTTTACTGCGATCGCAACTAACTCCGGTGTGATATTGATAAATAAAAGTACGCCGAGTCCGATAGAATTTGACCTCAGGGGTATAATGGACATAAACTATGTTATGGAAAATGACCTAAAAACAACTCCGCAAAGTGGTTTAACCAAGAAAATCGTCGAGAGGTTTAATACTGCTAGACAACTACCCAGGGGTACGAAATCAGAACCGATTGTTAAAATACATGCCAGTGAAAAGAGTAGTGCGACCGCGAGCACATGGTATGTTTTCGAAACGATCAATGGTGAACTTTGGAGACTGATCGGGCGCGACGGATCAAATACTACAAAGTCCGACAGTATACGAGGACTCATTGACGGGTTAAGCACCCGGGCGAGTCAATATAACAATATACTTGCCGAGGATATTATCGCGAAATGCTTCGATCCGAAAGCCAAAATGATTTTGGATTCTTATGAGGATGTCAAACGGGTACTCCCTAGTTCAGAAACTATTAAGTCTACAATAATTGACGGTTTGGTCGAGTGGCTCGGACCACAATTAAAAAAGAATATGCCTAAAGATATTGCTGATTTCAAATATATCTCTGTGGACAGACGAGTTGTCGCTGATACTATTCTTTCGGCACTCACACATACCACGGGTATACATGGTAAGGGGTCTTCCGAATATATGTTGACGTATATTTGCAAGTTGGATTTTATTATTGGTAAATTTGTAAAGGAGTTGGAAAGACAATGGTCTCTCGAAACTATCAGCGATCGAGTGTTTAAAGAACGATCCGGTGACGATTTATATAAATACTTGATGGATGTATTCAGAGGTATCGCCAAAAGTACTGCTGATCAATTAGACAAGTTAAGACTTTGGACCGAGTATGACATATCGATCAAAGAGTATTTCCTCGAACAAAAACAGGCAGTAGTATAACTGAGAAACTATTCATATGAGGTTTTCAAGCATAAAATAGCCACTATTGCGAAAATGTTCACGAGATAGAAAAAACTACACAAAATAATTAATATTTTTTATTTTCTCATTTAGATATTCGTGTTTTAATTAAATATTTATCATTACTTTCGCAACCGGACTCGACGTCAACATGCAAAATGAACAAGATGTAATCGAGGCGATCGACGCCGCGGCCGACGTCCCCGCTGAAACGCAAGCGGTTGCGGATCTCGCGGGTAAGAAAAAACCAGGACGACCCAAGAAGAAGATAGTAACTATGCCGGTTGAAGTCCATGGAATCGTGGACAAGCCGGTTAACGAAGAAGATTTGCTCGAACTCGTTTATTGCAATCCGACTCTATTCAAAAAGCTTATGCAACTATATAAAGCGTTCGAGGTGAGTGAAGTTGAAATGAACTTTGAACCGAAAGGTGTGAAGATTGTGACTAAAGATCATTTGGGTAAGAGTACTATTTATACCACTATCGACGGTCGTTGTATGAATCTTTACTACTGCAAATCACCCATTCGTATTTGTGTGAAAAGAGAGAATCTCGATCGCGTTCTCGGTACACTTGGTAAGAACCACTATAAAATTACATTTATCTTGAAGGAGAACTACCGATCTACTATGTATTTGATTATCAAGGACATCGAGTATAACAACGATGATTCTTATGAAATTGATGTAGTTTTCAAGCCCGAGGATGCGGTGCAGAATGAAATTAAGAACGATGATACTAATTATCCAATCAAGTTCAAGATTTCTTCTAAGCATTTCAAGACAAAGATCGGTAACATTCGCAAGCTCTCGCCGACCTTTACCATTCAGAAGTGCGGTAGCGAATCCCTTCAATTTACCTTTGATAAGGCTCAAAAAGTTAATTGGACAGGTGTTTATAATGATTCTGATAAAATCGACCTCAAGTCAACGCTGGCCGAGGATGAGATTTTCAATGTTAGTGTGGTCATCGATTACATTAAGCCTTTCAGTAACAGTAACATCGGCGATGAAGTATTTATTGCCGCGGACAAGCGTGAGAGGATGTCGTTTATGACACAGCTTGATAAAAAGGATATTGGATACGCTGCATGCGTGAAGATATTCACAGACATAAACACATACCGTAGAGGCGGTCGCGCGGAGCAACCTGTCAATTAACCACATAGTTTCAATCGAAAATAGTTTCATCAATCGGTAGAACCGCGGATAACGAACCTACCAATTAGTTCGGTAAATTTTGATTTTAAACTATATGATATAATTAGTTATAAGTCGCAAGTTGTTAAAAACATGAGTAACCGATCAGATCGCGAACCCACCACTTACAGAATTCCGGTAATTTCGCGTGAAGATGTGATGCTGGCCGCGACCGGTGCCCGAGTGACACGCGCCACACTACAAGTGGATGGTAATGCAATCAGTGTGTTGAAACCCGATTCTGAAAGTGTCAACGAGAAGTCGATTATCGAACTTAACTTTCTCGGAAGCGCTCCCTTGAGAACCGGATTGATCAAGGAGCGAAGCGCTATGGTGCTCTTGCAAACGGTCGACGATAAAATCCCATCTCTGATGATGCATTCTGTCGGCGCGACCACTTATGAAAGTTTGGGCGCAGATAACTTTATCGAGGATGTAATCGTCGGTACTCTCGCCGGGGTAAAAAAGAATAGAATTATCTATTTTAACGGGGAGGTTCATTTGGCTATTGAGTAATTAACCGATTCTATTGAATCCCATCAATTATTTTTTTACAAACATCGTAAGCCATATTAACGTGGTTGATAACCCCGCACTGATATTTTTCCACCTCGCGTATATAACTTGCAACGGCCATCTCATGTTCTAAAGTTCTTTTCATACCGGCCAAGAACTCATCGGCGTCGGTCGCATCGATTTCCGGTATTTGTGTCTTCATATCCGGCGGTGTCACCGCGAAAGGTTTAATCTGTGGTATATTACTATTAACAGGCTCGCTCAACAGTGAATTAACATTGATTTTATTCATATAATTTATAATTTTGTTCATTGTCGCGCAAAGTATATCTGTCCGATATATAATCAATTGATCGATATGCGGTAGCAAGATTATATCAGGAATCGAAATATTAATCGGTACGCCTCTTCGCGCAGCCGAGTTTACTTTGATTTCTATCAACTGCTCGGTTTCGCCGATCAGCTCTACCAATTCGACAAATTGCTTATACAAAAACTTCTTTTTTAGTGCTTGATTGATGATTCTAGTATACAAGGTTGAATAATCAATCCCGACGATATTCTTGAACATTCGCGTGTATTTCGCCTTGCACTGGGCAAAATCCGGCTTGGACAATTCGAATCTTGCCAACTCCATACGACGTGTCATCATGTAAAAAGTCATATCGTCGCAAACAAACTCAATATCAGTATTGTTACCACCGAGTTTAATAACGTCATCGGGTGATTCCTCACAATCATCCTTATATAATCCGGCTCCTCTAATTTCTCTTATCGCGGCTACTACAGGACATGTCATCTTGTTGATAAATGTCAATTGGTAAATGACAATTGTCAATTTATATATAGATTTATACAAAGCGACTAAATATATATATGAAAATATAAAATGGAGCATACTCGTATAACTGAAGAACAACTAATAGAAAAATATACGCATGATCCAATTTTGTTTCATCTGGCTAAAACCCCAATCGCGAACAAAGACAAGTGCTTGATCAAATCACACCCACAATTATTCGCATTGGGTTTTAATGCGGGAGGACGACCCGATGGTTTGTGGGTATCTCGCGGGAGTTCTTGGATTGCAAAGGCCCATGAGTTACAAAATCCTAAGTTTCCGGTGTGTTGCTACATTTACGAGGTAAATTTTAAACCGGACGCTAAGATATTATATGTGAAAACCACTGAAGATTTCCAACGGTTCGATGAACAATTTCCCAGTTACTGGATAAATCTTGATTATTTTGAAGTGGATTTTGTCGATTACATCAACGGGAAGAAAATCAAGCGGGCTCGTAAGCATACACTAAATTTGAAGAAGCTAAGAAAGCGCGCCGGCGAGTCTATCAAGGAGACTTTGCTCAACAACAATATTATATTCGAAAACACATCGTCGGCGATCGAACATTGTAAATTCTACAACGAAGTGAAGATAGATATCGAACGTTTCAAATATAAGGACTGGGACGCAATATCCAAAGATTATCATGGGGTTATTTTCGAATCCTGGGACCTCAATGATAAAACCGCGATGAAATATTTGTGGTTTCAATCACTTGATGTCGCTTCGGGATGTATTTGGGATGTGCATGCGATCGAATCAATCACATTGACATATCACAAAATTGATGCGACCACTTGGGAACATGCTTGATCAGTTCGTAAATTCAACAAAACATTTATAAATTTGTATATACGTATATATACGCTTACGCTTACGCATATTCACTTTATATCTTTACAACTTGAATATCAATTATGTTACCGACAGGTGGATTCGAAACTTATAAATCTGATCATGAAAAGCCCGCGGTAAAGGATGCGATTGTATCCAAGCTTATCCCTGATAATATTTCGGAATGTGCGATATATCTGAATAAACCAATCGACGAACCCTGTATGAGTACTGAAGTGATTGATCAAGTAGCCAAGGCGATCGGCGTTACCGGTGATAAGCAAACTATAGTCGCGACTGCCAAGGAAAAGTTGGGTTGTGAAAATGAAAGATGTGTGCTGGGGAAACTTATACCTAAACTCGGCGAGGATACAGTTCGTCGTGAAATTAACACATATTTGAAAGTAAAAGGACCTACTGACGGTCAGTTGTTATCTAACATTCACATAGATTCAACTCTACGTCAATGGACTAACGCATTCCCGGATTTCTACCCGTATCATTTTAATATGCTCAACTATGCATCGTACGCGTATGATAACGGTTATATTTTGCATCATCCCGATACTCTCGCGACTATTTTGTTCGCGGACTTGTACAATGGTGAGTACGATGGTAAAAAATACAAATGCGCAGGCTGCGTTATTAATTCTGATACTTACCAGGGCGAGGGTAAACATTGGATGGCTCTTTTCGCCGATGCACGTGCCGGTGATAAGTGGACTATTGAATTCTTTAACAGCAGCGGTAATGCTCCCGCGCCGGAATGGGTTTCTTGGCTGGTTAAGACAAAAACCCAAATGGAATTTATATTGGAAAAGCAAAAAAGAAACATACCCGTGGAAATTAAAAAGGTATGTGATATTCGCCATCAACAAAGCAGGTCCGAATGCGGCCTTTACTCTCTTTTCTATATCTGGGCTCGACTACATAATATTCCCACTGATTATTTTAGTGAAAACCCGATCCCCGATCAATTGATGTTTGAATTCCGTCAACATCTCTTTGAAGATCCTCAGCGCGCACGTGTTCGCAAATTTGATTGGAACGCGTATAAGAAAGAGGTTCGAATCGAATGGGAATAAAATATTTTCAACGTGATGAAAATATCACTCTGCTAGTATACAACTACAATTGCGAATTTACATCAGCATGGAAACAACAATAGTCGGAGGTTGTCAAGGTAATTATTTTCAGAAAAGCGTGGTTGCGATACTAGTCGTCGTGGCTATGCTTTTCGTATTTTACGTATTTATGTTTATGCGTGACGCTAAATTGCTTAGCGAATCAATGTGTGGCGGAGCCGATCAAAGCTGTGTTTGCAGTGGAAATGAAACTATGACCGGTCGCCGAGTAACCGATAATCATTTGACCCGAATCACAATGGGTTATTAATCATTAATTAACGCTGAGAAACAACTTCATAATTATATTTTTTCATTGTTTTGTATACGTATGTATATAATATATAGTTAGTTAGTTAGTTGATAACATTGGCAATTAAACTATGAAGCTTATCGTGGGAATTGTTCTTATTTTGCTAATCATTTGGTACTTCAATATTAATCCGACGGATCAAATCAAGAGTTTGCTAGGTGTTGCCGCGGAAGGGTATAGATCGTGCCGAGACTGCACAGGGTTGTCAATGTCCAAGTCCGGCACAACGGTAATTAACCCATTTATCCGACCATATTCCGGAACACCGTGTATCGATGATTTGTATATCAAGAACAAAGATTCCGGGTTAGATTTGGGATTCACACTCGTACCAGTCTCACCTAACACACCCGATCACGTACCGCAAACTAATTAAAAGCTCGCGTTTGTAATTTACAAGTTAAAAAATTGAATATTAGAATAATTTATTTACTACTTCTTATTCTTACAGGAATAAGGTGCCGAGTCGATTATGGCTTTTAACATACTAATCGATAGCGAGTCTATCGATACCGCGACAATCATCGCGGCGAACTTGAGTAAATCTCTCGGACATACTATCGCGGTGTACAACTATGCGACTGGTCATTCGTTTCAACCAGGAACCAACTACATTGTTGTAGGCGCTCCTAAAAACTCAACTCAATACCGGATGCTTTGCGGTGATGGTTTTAACCCGGATCACGTATTTTACGTTTCAACCAAGTTTCGATCGGATCACGTTGATACTCTGGAAATCTTTTACGAAGGGTTTCTTAGCTCGTACGTGAGCACGAATACAGATCAGCTGTTGAAATACGTCAGCGGCGACATCCGCTTGAACAACTCAATCTAAAAAGCAACATCGGTAATAACGATCGTTATTTTTTACGCTAATTGGCAAATACATAATTCCATACACCCGATAACAAATCCAGTCCGACACCGAGCAATGGATTTTCATCAACCCAATTGGTTGTCATTTCGATACCCAATTTGTTATTGAAGGTTTCCACCATAGAGATAATTTGTTCATCTCGATACCTTTCCTTTAAACTACCAGCGATCGCTCGAATACCGCCTTCAATTATATAATTCCTATGCGTTTTGACCGCATCGGTGTATAATTTCTTGTACGCGGTAATAATCTCATCGGCGGTCGCGTCGACATCTAATTTATTTATTCGACTACTATTGATTTTTAGCTGTTCCCGTGCAATTTTTATCTCTTCGCCGGAGTAACATGCGGGTGTCTCTCGAACATACTTTTTGATTATTTCCATGGCGACAGTTTCGTATCTGTCAAACTTATTACGAAACCAATATAGAGTAATGAATAACAGAACTTGCATCGGTGCGACAATTACCACCACGACGATAAACGTCAACCATTCCATGATCGGTCGCGACTTCGAATAATAATTTATTATTTCATCAGTCTAGTTAATATTTATTTTTTAATTACGAAATTTTGTTTGTCCACATATATATAGTCAACCGTAGTAACATTACTTTACACATTCAAAATGTCCAGGAGCAGGAAGTCACACTCTAAGAAGGGTTCGTTCGCTGGTGGTGCTCGTCGCCGCAGCCGCCGATCTAAGCTTTCCGACGCTGGTGCCAAGGGTGGCAAGAAGTCGAGGAAGAGCAAGTCGAAGAAGTCCCGCAAGTCCCGCAAGTCGAGGAAGAGCAGGCGCTAAACGACCTAAACCTTAAAAATTATAACCAAAATTAAGGTTTTCACACTTTATAAAAGCAAATTGCAATTTGCTTGACCGTCGCGGGTAACGCACAAATGTATTGATAAAAAAATAAAACCACCGAGCGTTTAAAACATAAACACCATATTTATGTCGCCGGGTGAATAAACAGTCGAGTGATTTTTTTGGATCGGCGGACATGTATGATTACAATCGAGTGTATGATGCGTAATAAAGAGCTTGTGGGTTATTTCCCGTGTATGATTCGGTCCGGGTCAATACAAACCCGAAACCGGTAATCAATTCCGTCCATTCGGATGCTGTTTTGTAACAGATGTCTTTTAAAATACAATCGGGGTTACATTCTCCATGGTCTCTCACCGATACAAACATGTGTACCAGATGCAAGTACTCGCGCATCACACGTTTACCGCTGAAATTGTGCTCGCGTATTACAAAGACACCACCGGGTTTTAACATTTTAGATATTTCAAGCAAAGTAGACTCTATATCCGCGACATGGTGTAGCGAAACAAATGCGGTTACCAAATCGATACTCTCATCGGGTACATTTAACTGACCTCCCCGTATATATGTTATATTAGGGTTTAATCCGACATGTATATCAACGCCAAATATTTTGCTCGGGCTGAGCGACAACTGTTTACCAATCGATTGTGTGATAGTACCATCGCCACACCCATAATCCAGATATTTACCCACTTGTAATTTTTTTATCATGTTCATTACAGTACTTGTGCGGTCTTTAGCGCGTGTGATTGTTTGAACGGAACTTTGTCGCGGATAAGCACTGAGAACTCCAATGATCAACTTCAACGTGGTCGCATCATCGAAATTGTTATCGTTGACCACGTTATTGATAATCGTAATCATACTTCGGCGGTCGCGTAGTATGTAACCTTTCATCATATACGTTGTTAATGCGCGTCGGTAATATTCGTTCGCCCATACATTTCTGAGGAAATATGTGCGGGCACTATCGCCGTTCGAGCACATTATTATAAGTAGAGTCTTCGGGATCTTTAAATTGAGAGCATTTGAATTATTATTACTTAAATATAAACAGCGTAAAAGTTATTATGATACTCAAATACTTATTCTCACACTGCAGGATGATCTTCGCACCGAGTTTTAAAAGTCGGTTCTCAAAGCTTCTCGACGCAATGCCGCTATCTCGTTTTGAGAAAGATATAATAAAGCACAGATATATAGATGTTGTGACTCATGCCGAGAATGACTATCGGCGCACATGTATTATGTTTATCTTGTTAACCAACATCATTTCGATCGCAGGCGTTTTTATCACCGGGTTAATATCACTTGACCGATTGGAAATAATTAACGAAAATGCGGGCACCGCACTGTTCTGGATTGTATGGTCGCTTTCGATAAGTTTGACACTGAGTAACAAATGGCTATATTCATTCAACATTCATAAAAAATATGTTCTCAACGTGACAACGCTTGAGAAATTTTATACCGAAGGTTGGAGTTTTGTATCGGGTATTGACAGATATAAGAACTTGTCTGATTATAACGCTCGATTCAAGCTGTTCTGCACACGCGTCGAACGGATCAAAATGAAATCTCTTGAAAGTATGCCTGAAATAGAATCTAATGAATTAGCGAGTGAAATTTTAGCAACCGGTCCGGCCGAACCGCCCCAAATAACAGTCGACAAACGTCGCGCGATCAGACGTTCTAGAGTAACAACTGTTGTACACGGTCAAACGCCGTTGTATGATAATATTGCGGACAGCGATAGTGATACCGATAATGATAACGATCACACCAATGTGAAATTTAAAGTACAAACGGATCCTCAACCAGAGGTTCCGGCAACTCCAACGCAACAACAGGTTCCTCCGGCCGAGTAAATTTCTTTTTACAACTTGTAATAAATTGCATAATATGTTCGTTCAACCACTCGCGGTTAGGCAATGCCTTAATCCAATCAGTGGGTAGTTGTGAATACCCAAGATATGCTCCTAGAGTTGCACCGGCCACGGCCGCATTGGTGTCAGCGTCTCCACATTCTTCAGCGATCCTGACTACAAACTTTTTAAAACTGGGTTTTAGCGAATGCTTGACCGCGGTTCTGATTACTTGCAACGCATAAATGCTACAGCCGAGACATTTAAAAACGTAACCAAATTTAACCATATCGTCCAAATGCAATTCACTAATACTCTTTGTGTATGCGAGTTCAACCCAATATGAGAGTTCTTCATCTCGCGACTTGAACGTCGGGTCGTGATATGCCTTTGGCGTCGGCTGATGTCGCATTTCTTCGAAAATAGCCGGTTCGCTATCAACGGTAATGTATCGGCGAGCCGAACTCACGGCGTCGGTGAGTAATTGATCAACATCCTCGGCGGCTGTGAGATTACCATGAATCAAACCGCCGATAACAAGCGATTGCAATACGCAAGATGTTACACATCTCGGGTCAACATGTGTGATCATTGACAATTGAGTAGCGAAACTTTCACATAGCTCCGGGTTAGGTATAGCACCGATGATCGATGTTCGCATAAGGCTACCGTTGGCCGCTAACTTTTTTCCTGAATTGTGCCATATAGTGGACGAGGATATCAGTGGGTCTTCCAGAAACTTAGGGTGTGATATTACCATGCTCATGGTTCCACCGAGGCCAATACCGCGAGTATCACCTAGTTCCTTAAAACCGGTAGACACCCACTCCTTGAGCTTTGCCGCGATGTCCTTCGGCTCCAAACGGAATTCGTTTTCTACGAGAGATCGCATTACCAAAATCAAGTGGTCGGTATCATCGGTCCAGTCGCAAAGTGGGAAGTCCCTGATCGGGGTGGTATATGGGAACTCGACCTTGACCCGATCCCTCTTAAACTTAAACTCGGTCACCAATCCAACCGCATCCCCGAGGGCGTGACCGTAAATCATCCCGATGATCTTATCGACGGAGTCGCCCGGCTTAACCGAGCTGAGAAAATCGTCCCACTGATCCGTCATAGTGTTATTTATATGGTGAATACGTCTCTTCAAAATATAAAAAAATTGAAATATTTACTTCTAAATTATATACACACTAGGAAGAAAACAAGCACTGAACATCAATGGACAGGAACGGCAGCGGTAACGGTTCTCACAACTCTCGACCCTCTTCGTCCAATATGGCCGCATACTATGAGCAGCAGTACAACATTGCGTCATTTGGAGGCAGCACTGACCCTAACAATTGATCTATTGAACACCCTTTGATGTTTGAGATTACCGATTGACAGGTGACAGTTGACAGTTGACACTACGATTGATAATTGACAGTTGACAATTGACACCCGACGATTGATTTTTTTTGTTTTTTGTTTTTTACTTATATGCAGGCAGATTTATACTTGAGCCCAGTTAGTGGCAAGGTCAGCCACGAATTCCGCCGAAGCGCCAACGGCCACGGTAACGGGACTGTCAGCGGAACCGCCGTTAATGGTCTGGCCGGTGAACGGGAAGATACGAGCTACGTTAGCACCGTTGTTGCGAACCTTGACATGACTACCGATGAGAACCGACGAAAGTTCCGGAAGTCGCACACCGTCGTTGGTCGTAGTAACCGTAGCAATAAAGCTGTACTCGGCACTAAGCTGGTAAGCCGCGGCGGTAGTACCACCGGCACCCGCGGTGATAGCACGTTCGATACCATAAATCGCCGGCTTGGAAAGCTTAACGAGACCGTTAATGGTTTGAAGTGAATGGGCACTGTTAAGAGTGGGTGCGGCAGCTCCCAGACTAGCGTCGGCAGTGGTATCGGTGTACGTGGTAGTAGTGTTGTCGTCGATGGTAGCAAGAAGAAGGTAATCGGTGCCGCCGCCAATCGTCCTGTAAATCTTCCTCGATGAAACATTACCGTCGGCCGACACGGGGATCGCGGTAAGGCTGACCGATCCGGTATCAGTCGTAGTGACGGTACCAGCGGTACTGGGATCAGTCTCGCCGAAAGCGGTCACGTAAGTAACCTTGTATCCGTAAGCAGCGGTCGCATCAAGACTTCCTGAAGCAGTTCCGGCGGTAGCCGTAGGCGCGCTCGAGGGCTTGGTGATCGCGAAACCTGAAAGTGTGACTGACATATTAATGTACGCGAATGATCAAATGATTATATTTATGCGGTGATAAAATATCTGCGAATAATAATATATCTAAGTTGTCTAAGTTAAAGCGAAATATGGAGGCGGCTATAATAGTATTTATTATCATTTGTATATTCTATGGTCCGATATATGTACTCGCGGTACTCCTAACATTAGGCGCGGCGACGTCTCCGGGAACACGCGATACGATGTCGGTGACATTGGCGACATTTATAATGTTGTTATTGAGTACTCCGTTTGTGTTTGCCGGTTACATGGCGTTCGTCGGGAAGTAAATGTAATATAATTTAAAGGTGCCACCGGAGTATAATTACAGAAAACGGTAAGTGGTAAGTGACGAGTATATGGGTCTCGGGCATGATGAACTTGTACATGTATTTGAATTTTTTAATGAATCGGATTATCTCGATCTTCGCCGCGTTTGTCGGACGTGGAATCAAGCCGTAGAATCTAGTTTAACTCGCGATAGCCCTCATATTCTCGTCCGCACGCGCAAATATTTATCCGCGATCAAGTTGATGAATGCGCCAAGAGTATGTCGTCGAGGTATTCCTCTACATCCAACTAGTGTTCTTCGAGAAGCTTGTATTACTCCCCACTGTGGAATAATCAAGTATGTGTTGGATCGATTTAAAGATATTAAGCGAAGTCGAGTATTCAACGCTATTGTATGGCTGTGGACTAATGGGATTACTCATGCGAATGTATGTGCAGCAGTTATCTTTTACCAACATGGGTTTGGATGTCGAGGGTTTACTTTACAACACGCGATAACGCATGATAGTATTGAGTTGGCAAGATTTTTACCGTGTCAAGAAACAATTCAGATCAAATACATTAAAATGATTGCCGTGCGAGGCGATATTGAATTTGCTCAGGTTATCCGGGCGAAGATTAAATCTATACACGGTATGTCTAGAATTCCCGATGACAAATTCAGAAAGATTCGTGATTTGAATTTTGACGTCGCGATGATATTCGCCAAGTTTGCATCGGGCGACATGAAAGTAATTCTATACGACAATATACTGAATGAACATGCTGCCGCGATTAAATACCATGAAGTAATCAGAGAGATTAAACCCGATGTTATCGCGCACAAGGAGAAAGTAGCGCGAGATGCCGCTATAGAAGGTATACTTGTCACTGTGAAGAAAACTATCGTGCGAGGGTTGCGGCGAGTGTATCCGGAGATAAATGATCCCGCGCATGATATTCAAATCAAGTTTAATCTGACACATGCCGATATGATGCGGGTAAAATGGGATTTGCCGTGGAATTATTCCTATGAAATCGCATATGGTTATGTCGACGGGAAGAAAGTAATATCTCAATTTTATATTGCCGGGATCTATAACGTGTCCTCGCCTGAGAAAGAAATGCGAAAAGATAACACTGATTGTATTGTTCAGTAAATAGAAGATTAAGTAAACGCCATATATCCGACCGCGGCAAATGGGACTCCGACAACCAGCGCTGATAAACCAAGTGTGCCAGCAATTTGCAGTACCGTCGGATTACTTGGTAGAAAATAATTGGCGATTTCGGCTGTAATATAACCAGGACCTGCAAATGCGCAAAGTATAATAAATAGTATTAACCAACCGTTCATTTGACGTCGTGTATAAGTTATATTAAGATAATTGTTTTTTGAAATAAAATTGAATTGGGTGAAATTGATAATATCAACATGAAGCTGACACTCGTGGAGAAGGATGGTTCGACTGAACTGCATTTTAAGATCGACGGCATCGCCATTCGCTGGCGACCCAAGACGGATGAACTCGCGAACATGTGGGAGACGTTTCGCAAGTACGCGGCGAAGGGTTGGGACATGACCATCGAGAGTACTCATGATCACCGGGAACCTTACTACATCGAACTTGAGAGTTCGCGCGGGGAAGTTCATGCGACCGTTTGGACTTACGAGATGTACGACAACATGTACTTTGACTTTCACAACGAGTACGTGTCCGCGGAGAAGTTCCTGGAGATTACCGCGGGACTATCGGTGACAAAGAAGTGATTGATTGACCGGGATAACAACGTAGTAAAATAACAAATACTTATTTTTTGTCCAATTTAAGGATAGTTGATAATTGATAATTAATATATTGAAAATGGAAAAAGCCAATAAAACTTGTGATGGTTGTAACAAAATATTTCCTACCGAGCAGGCGTTTGAGAGGCATCAAAATCGTAAGAATCCTTGTATAATTAATAATATTACTCCTGAGCAAGAGGCAAATCCTAACCGTTGTATATTTTGTAACAAAATATTCACAAATATTGGTAACCGAAATAAACACTTGAAAATTTGCAAAATCAAAGCTAATGCATTTCAAAATATAGAATATAATCAAAAAGATACTAGAATTAACAATTTGGAGAAGGAAAATAGGCGCTTGCAAAAACAATTAGACCAAATAAAGAAAAATCTGATCGAGTTGATCCAAAATGAATGTGTTTATTTTATTGCAGAAAGTCCATGGACAGGTCGAGTAAAAATAGGAAAAACTGTAGATATTAATAAGCGACTCGCTCAATTACAAACAGGTAATGCTAATAAATTAGTAATCTATTCACAAATAAATACTAAGAATTCTTCAGAGTTAGAGACTCAATTGCATAAAGAACTTGCTGAATATCGACTTGTTGGCGAGTGGTTTCAGTTGACTGAAGAACAAATTAATGAAATTACCCGCCGGTAAAAAATTCTATATTATTTCCTGATACTCTCCTTTTTTGCTGAGATTTTCTCAAGCTGAATTTTCAAATCTCCCCCTGGAATAAAAATCTGAAATTCTATTCCAATTTCAGGGCGAGCGAAAACTATGTAATATAGGCCTTTGTGAAACTGATTATCTCAAATACATTAATACTTGTACAATTATAGACTTCCAATTTAAGGAATATAGTTAAATTTACTTATAAAGAATAATAATCATTTATTATATAAAGTTCTCTAGTAAAGAATTCCAAATTCAGGAAGTCAAATTCCTTATAATTCTAAATTCAGGAGTATATGATAAATTAACTTATGGCGACTATTGAAGAGTTTAAATGTTATAATTGCGGTAAGCTATTTCGCGATGCAACTAATTTGCGGCAACATAAGGCAAGGAAAACACCTTGTTTGATAAGAGAGATAACACCCGAACAGGCTGCAAATCCTAATAGATGCATTTTCTGTAATAAAATCTTTGCAAACATTGGTAATAAGAACAAACACTTGAAAACTTGCAAGGTTAAAAACGGAGGTATGGACATGCTCGTTGACAAGGTTCGATATGACCAAGAAATAAGGATACTCAAGGAACGAATGGAACGGAAGGATAAAGAAATGGAACAAAAAGATAAGCAAATGGAACAACTTCGCGAAGAAATGGATGCGCTTAAACAAGCGATTATCCCAGCACAATCGCAGCAAATACAAACCCCGCAAACAATCAATAATTACAACGGCCCGGTTAATAACATTAACATTACAATTAACAATTATACTTCTCCGGCGACCGACGGATTAACTATCACACCGGCCGACCTCGCATCGGTAACAAGTAAGTTGTCTAAGTATCTGCTGGAAAAACTTTATTTTAACCCGGCACTTCCTCAAAATCATTGTCTTTACTTGAAAAATATCAAGGATAAATCACTGATTGTTTTCGATAACAACAAATGGGAAGCCGTCTGCGGCGAGAACACGTCCGAAGTAATCACCAAATTGAATAATGTTATTACTACATCCGGTAGCAACCTACTCAATGGAAGTGCTGGCCCATACAAGGGGACCGATGGCGACTTTATAAATTTGCCAACGCCCGATCAAACAAAACTAATTAGATTTAATCGGCTCGATGATATTCTTAATCGCGACGACGCGTACGAAGTATTTCTTGGCGGTAGGTCAACCGTACTTGGAACTATCAGACAATCCGGTTGTGAATTAGTGTAAAAAATAAACTGACTCGTTTGGTTCTTCATCCGCGATATCTGTCGTAATAACTCGGGTTTTCAGCGCCGTAAATACCATGGTTGATCTCATGGTCGATGCGATACATTAGATCGCCGAAATCGATTTGTCCGTAGTATTGCTCCCATTCGACGACCACCGGATTTGTCTCTCTGTTGCATACCTCGACGGCTCTGCATGTGGTACCACCCAAGTTTTCCAACACCATCATTTGATCTCCAGTGGTCGACTTGATAATCGACCCGATACGCGGCTGTGACATCGTAAGTGAGTTGTTCGCGTAATCTTGCGGGCGAATGGGCTTGTAGAAGTTCTTGTATGAAACCCGATCGAGTGACATCTCGTAGTCGCCGTTCTTTATGTATCCGTCGCTGTCGCATTCGATAGTGGGATTTTCATCGACGCTCTCCTCGCAGTAGCAATCATTGATATCGCATCCACAATCGTATTGCGCCATGTTGATACTATCAATATCACCCGATTCAATTTTTTTTAGTAAAAAATATATCGCGGTAGCTTCAATATTCGATTTTACACTCGCTGATAATCAACTTGAAAATCTCAGCGATATCAACGTGTCCGATGACTTGATCTATACCACCGTATTCATTATCAAACGTGCCAACGCTCGCATACGGTCCTTCATCCAATGGAAGATAACAGATGTCATTGCGGCTTTTAGTCGCGTACCCGAGGAAGATGCCAACGCCCGGAGGGTTATTTTCCCCGCTGAATCTCACAATATCACCGAGCGACGGGTGATCGAACTCATCGCTGTACACTTGCGGATTTTTTATCGGTCGATAAAACTTTTTTACCTTGATCGTAGTGTTAATTTCAACCGCGCGAGATTTGTGTTTGACGTCACCGCGCGAGTCAAGGTTCAAGTATTTGATGTACTCGGAATCAGAGTTGGTATCTTCAGTGCGATCACTCCATGAACATTCACAGTCAGAAATTGCGCACTCACAATCTCGATTGTCAACGCTTTCATCACTTTCATCACTTTCATCACTATCACTCAATGATTCTTCTGATTTTGTCAACTCGAAGTAACAATTCAAACAGCAACAGAAATCACCCATGCGTTCAGTACCAGGTGTGAGAGTGCCGTCATAATACCAATAATCGTGCTCGACGGCACCGCATTCTTTACAAACCAAGAATTCACTGTCGCACTTACCACAGTAATACGACTGTTCGGGAAACGGATGTGCGTGTTCAATTCTATCATCGTGATGTGTCAAAACACCCTTACACTCGTCAGTGCTACAATAGAGGTTTTCAGGCAATTCCACAATAGAATCGGACATGTCGTGTATTGATATAGATATAATCAATCATTGTAAATTCAAATTTGAATCTAATACATTACTAACAATAAATACTATCAATGGCCGATCATAATGCTTATCTCGAGTGTCTCAAGTGCAAAGAGGTTTTTCACCGCTCTGTATTTTGGCATCCGACAATTTGTTGCTTTCAACCCAGCATCTGGGTTGACTGTGGGATAGCTCTCGAAGGTTATTGGTATGGTCAAACCGAATCTGAACTCTGCCAGGTAACGGTTCATGAATTTCCGCAGCGTATAGACGAAGATACCATCGCCGAATTAATGCAGATCAAGGCAGCCTGTTTAGACGAGCTCAAACTTAAATGCAATTAAGTGCATGCGCGCTTTTTTACATGTGCGCCAGCCTAAAAAACTGAATCGGACTGATCAATAAATACCAACTTACCAACTTACCAACTTACCAACACTATGCAGCCGACTATCAATCCTACTACCAAGAAGACGGAGACTATCGAGTTGACCGCGGCCGAATATGCTGAGTTCAAGGCTATTCTGGCCGAGCGTGCGCTTGCGAAACACAACGATGTATTTGCAGCTTGTCGACGCCGGAACGAATTTAGAGATATGCTCGATGACTTCAACCGGTACCAGACCCGAGTTGAGAAAAAAGACCTGATCGAGATGTTCGCTAATGCCGGGGTAAATGACGACGATCTCGCTGCAGCTCAAGCAGCATGTATCGCCGAACATCAAGCGAACATGAAACGCTACAAGGTTTTGCTCGTTGAACTTTGCAAGAAAGAACTGGCAATTTCTGAACCTGCTGACGCAATGGATTCGGCTCCCGAAGTTACCCGCGAACGGTTCAACGCGTTGAACGAAATTATGAATTTAGTCGGACAGTCCAAGTACAAAAACAGCCCTAATTGGCAGCGCTTGACCAAGCATCAGGAAGAACGAAATCTCCTTCGCCGTGCTGCTGAACAACGCTACATCGCGAGCTTGATTAAGCGGGTCGACTCAATTGCGGATAAGCTCAACGATGATTGCGACTCCTATGAACGCGGACTCCAGTTCTTCGAGTTGATCAACACGTCTCCGAAACATTCCAACACATACCTACGGGCGGCGGCATGTTCATCGGCGATTTTGAATCCTGACATGAACTTTGCAACGCATCTCAACGGGATGACCCATGGAATCCCACACAGTATTCACAGTGAGGAAGACTTCCCGTACGTGAAGTACGCGGATGAAATCACCGAGATTCAAGAAGAGATGTGTCGAACTGCGAGTGATGCGGACAAGTACAAATACAAACCGAAACTCGCATTCACAATCAAGGAAGTATCCGGAGCTGATAATGTAACCACGTGGAACATCGAATGTGTTCGGGAGTTCGAGAAAAGGCGAGGCTTCAAACCGTGGGAGATCTGAAGGGTGCAAAATACACTTAAGGTGCACTTACACGGTTCCGTGCATTTATTTTTTACTCGCGCTACTAGCGCAGTATCCCAATGGTAAAAAATAAAGCGGTCAGTTCATATTATACCGATTTTACACCATGCTATTTCTCACAAATTCAGTGAGCAGCCCCAACTTGGAACTGGTATAACATTTTACGTTGGTTGCTACGAAATTGCGAACGTTCACCACCATGACAAATGTACGTTTGCTATCGGTGGTTGCAAACTTGACCCAGATGTAGTTGAACGGTGTTATACGTCGTAGGTTCAACGTATGAGGGTTTTCGGCAAACGTATGTAAATTTGCACGGGTGCGCAACTCAATTTGATGATCCGCGAGTACTTTAGTTACGCTGGATGCAAGGCGAAATTCCAACAATTGTTCCATGGACATCACACTCGTGATGTACGCGAGTAGATCCATTGGCAATTCCATTATGGCGCTGGTTAGTAAAACTTAAATCGCAATTTCAATTTTACAAAAAATAAAGCACTCGGTTGCGTTACCGCGATTTTTACTCAACTTACGTTCTGTAATTGGTAATGATCGCATTGAAAACCGCCTGAATATCAATGTGTCCTAGTTTACGACTCCAGTCGCGTGAGTCACTATAATCAATGTCAGCATTCAATCCTCCATACAATGGTAGATAGCACATATGTTCGCGTTCTCGGCCAGCGTACCCAAGATGAACACCGATACCGCCATCATAATCAATCACGTCCCCGATGACCGGATACCCAATGTTGTTGTTCATACACTTGACATGTGAAAGAGGTCTGTAATACTTCTTATACTTGACTGTCGCGGTCAAGTTGAAAACGGTCGATTTATGCTTGACTTGACCAGCGTTGTCAAACTGAATCCTTGCTGTTGATTTAACCTCATCATCGTTGTTCCAGTATTCTTCGTTTTCACATTCTGAATCAGTTTCCTCACCGGAACACTCGCAATCAGATGTATCACAATCACACTCACAATCACACTCGTATTCGGGATCGCGATCGGTTTCCATGTTATGTCTGTTGATAAAACTTAAATCGTAATTTCAATTTTACAAAAAATAAAGATCGGCGTGTTACCACGATGGTGCTAGATCACTGGATAACATCACTAATCTTCTCGTCGAGAAACTTTCGATAGTTTGCTTCCCAACTCAACGCAGCGTCGACCGCGGTCACAATCTTCAACCCGTCTTCAGGCCCCTTCCAATACTCGGAAACGAGGTCCCTCCATCTGGTATTGCATAGGGATTCGTTGTATTCACCGTATCTCAATGTAATTCGAGGTAGTTCCGGTGAGGTGTTATACCAATTTATGTGTACGCGTAGAGCAGGATGAACAACGATTGTGTCATACCCATCTGCATAGATCTTCCACTTTCCCAAATGATCAACCAACTGCTTGCACAATGTTTGACATAATTCAGGCATGTAAGTCTTTGGCAAGTATGTGCGCGAATCAATGAGTTGCTTAGCGAGAGATTCAGCTGAATATTCCATGGTCGCGATGATGTTGTGTATCAGCAAATAGTAATATCCAATCGGAGATATTCAATTTTGTAAAAAATAAGATTGTGGTTTGCGGTTCTTAGCCGGATCGAAAGCCGTTAAACTTACACGGTCATGAAGCAGTAGCGACAACGTGGGTTCACGCACACGACCCAATCGCAACTTTGCAAATGTTCCATGATTTTCTTGCACGACCCGTGGTCATCGCGCTCACAACCGACGCATTCATGGTTGGTACGATTGGTGACTTTCCAATGACAATCTTGACAGACCGTCGCGATGTTCAAGTGCGGGTAGTCCGGCACTTGCATGTTCACCGGGTAGATGTAACGTCCGAAGTACACAGGCGAGACGTCAGATGCGTTCACGCCGAAACTGTTTTGAAAACAGCGGCAGACAATGCATCTGAAAACTTCCGGTTCCTTCATTGACTCGTTTGCCTCGGGAGCATTGGGGAGCTTGTGAACGATGTTGTTTTGCATGTTTTCCAATACGCAATTGATAAACTGGAAAACACTCGATTCAATTTTTTAACTTTCGATGATAACGGTGATAAAAAATAAAACCGGTTACACAGACAGGGACTTCACGTCGTGGTAATACTCTAAAATATCCCTGGTGAGATACTGATTTCCATTGCATACTGCAAATGCTTTGCAGACTACCCAAATGGGTACGCGGGTCTCAACTTCCAACATGTTCACGACACGCTCCTCCCTTTGGTCGATAGGTTCGTAATCAGGAGCTTTCAGAGCGACCTTCATGAGCGCCATTAAATCCTGTTTGCGTTGTTCCTGCTTCGCCAAGAAGATAGACGACATGATGATTATAATGATAATGCGTTGCGATTCATTTTTTATAAAATTGAAATGGATCATTGACTATTTATCATGGAACGTCCTGAACTTAACCAGCACGGTCATCTCACCAAGTGCGAATGGTATCCGAAACCAAACCGTGTGCATGCGGATGGTAAAAGGAACTCATGTACTGCTCTTACACAGAAGGGTATCCCATGCACGGCCAACATATCTACGCAATCGTGCGACCTTCAACTGTGTGCTCGTCATTGGGAAAAACATTGTAACGAACACAACAAAAACATTGAATTGCTCGGTTGGTGCAACCATCTATCGGTTTGTGCGAATACGCAGGCCGATGAAAACAATCTCTCACTGTCTGAACGTTCACTCGTTATCCCGAGAAACATCTATGCGATTCTGGGACTACCCGCCGGTAAATTCTACGGCCATCTATCGGATACTCGATGCAAAGTCGCAAGAGAGTCGGACTCACGCGGTGATTTTGATTTGAGTGATAGCGAAATCAACAGCGACGACAGTGATAACAGCGACCTTGATGGATTCGTTGCAAATGACGATTCAGAAATAGAATATTATAGTTCTAGTTCTACCGATGAATCAGACAGCGAGGATGAACGACCTCTCAAACGTAGGCGGTGCCAGCACGAAGACGAATCTGTTGAAGCTGATACTGAAATCATTGATCTTACTTGCGAAGTCCCAAAGAGGCCTATCAGACGTATCATCGTTGAAAGTGACATTGATTCTGACGAATAATCATATATTGTCAGTTACAACACTATTTTTTATTATTCAAGACCGTTTACATTCAACACAGTGAATAACATAAACAACTGTGTAAAAAATAATATAGAATTTTATTTTTTGTTAAATATACGCGATCGACTTAATAACAAACATGACAAGTAAACAACTTGGCGGGAGTAAATATTTAGTTAAGCTTAATCGCAATAATACAAACTTTACACTTCAGTTATTTGAGTATTTTAAGAAAGCTTCCTGGGGTCACGAATATGACTTTCTCAAATATTATCAAAACATCGTGAGGATGTTTATCAACGATGTTGATATAGACGCGAGAGGTCTTCTTGTGCAGCATCAAATGGGATTAGGAAAAAGTATCCTTGCGATCAGCGTCGCCATCGATCTAATGAAAGAAAGACAACCTATTATCTTGCTAACTAAATCATTGCAGGAAAATATGAGAGGTGCAATTAAGAAATACATTAAACTGAGAACCACGGTCGAACCGGATTATCATCTGGGGCGACTTAACGACATGCAAATGGATGAATGGATAGAACATAACTTCTCATTTGTATCCATGAACGCATCTAATATGTTGAAGCAAATGGGCAAGGCTGCTGAAGGCCATACCGCCGAAGAGTTTGATGCGGCGCTTGAGAAAAAGTTCGGCGAGGTTCTAAAAATGGCATCGCTGGACAATAAGTTGCTGATTGTCGATGAAGCACACAATCTTTTCCGCGCGATCACCAATGGTAGTAAAAACGGCCTGGGTCTGTACGATCTGGTAATGAAAGCTCGCAATCTTAAGATCATGTTTTTCACAGGCACGCCGATTGCGAACGATCCGTTTGAACTTGTACCCTGCTTTAATATGCTTGGTAGTAAAACCGGACGAATTACATTGCCGGAACATTATAAGGATTTTAATAAGTTGTTCGTAGACGTTAAAAATGGACGCATTCGTAACAAGGAGAAGTTCCAAAATCGGATACTCGGTTTGGTATCGTATGTAAGTCATCTTTCCGATCCAGGAAAAGCTCTCGGGGTAAGTGATCCTGCGACCAAAGCCGAATTCCCCGAGGAGAAGCCGGTGGTTGTTGAGCGGGTTCATATGGACCCGGACCAATTTGTAATGTACGGGTTGGCTCGCGATAAAGAAATGGAAGAAGGTAGCAGTAGTAAGTTTGGAGGACCAAGCACCCGTATTGTAGAAACTCCATCGATGACCAAGCCGAAGAGTCATGCCGCCAGTACTTATCGAGTAAAATCACGGCAGTTGAGTAACTTCTGCGCGCCGTCTGGCCTACGCGATGAAAAAGACCCTGTGAAAATACCCGAACAGAATCTTGGTTCGGCTAAATATCGACGTGCGTATGAAAATATCAGCAAGCACAAGGATCAATTGGGAATCGTGTACTCGCAATTCGTTGGTATGGGTGGACTTGGTACTTTTTCACGTTATTTGGATTCTCTCGGTTGGAAGCGCATTGATATCGGTGCGCCGAAGAAACCTCGAACTTATGTCGATCCGGTTAAAGCAATTGAAGAATTCGAAAAGACCGAACCGGGTGAACAAGGTGAATTGGATGAATACGTCGATGATGAACTTCGCGCCGGTGAAATTGTAGGTGATGAGAAACAGTATGTCATTGGGAAACATGAATATTCAACTCACGGTCCGAACATTCCACCGGTAGGAGTTTACCTGGCCGATGTTGAAACGGAACTCGATAAACTTCCCGCGGACACTTGGTGGCTAGGCGCGGATGATTTTGATGTTGATTATGTCACCGATGCGGCTGTTGGTGGTGCGGACACTGAGACCGATTCTGACACCGACGCGGATACCGAATTTAGTATCTTTGATGAACTTGTTAAAAACCCCGAAGTGACAAACTCTCAGTTATCATTCAAGTATGCAAAGGAGTCCGACGAAGATGTTCTGCGTAAGATTAATCCGGATTACAAGAGCGACCCGGCGAACTTTAAGTACCCGTTTTATATACTTATAGTACTTGAGAACGGTGATCCGCGCGGATATGTGGTTATCAAATATTCGATTGCGGAATCAACAGACTCGGTAAAATACAGTGAATGCGATGCTGAAATGCTTGAAGATCACCTCAGCGGGATTTCAGAATCGCTCAGTCGTGATATTATAAAGAAAATTATACTTGATGCGCTTGCGTGCCGCGATAATCCTGGTGAATTTAAGAAGCAAATTTGGGGAGGTGTAGCTGACACTCGCGGAATTAGCGGACCGAAGCCAGATCGTCCGCGTTATTATGCAGTAATCTCCGGTGAAGTTGATGTTGCAGATCGCACCCGTATCCAAGATACTTTTAATAGCGAGGAAAATAAACACGGGGGTGTCATCGACTTGATTTTATTGTCAAGTACCGGTGCTGAAGGTCTTGACTTAAAGAATGTTCGTCATATTCATATTATGGAACCGTATTGGAATTGGGGTCGAGTAAAGCAAATTATCGCCCGAGGTGTTCGTAATGACTCACATAAAGCGCTACCGTCGGATGAGAAAAATGTCACACCGTATATCTACTTGGCCGTGCCACCCGATACAGAAAGGCTCCCGAACGGCGAATTCCCGCCGACAACTGACACGGAGTTGTACGATGAATCAGTGGTGAGTCAAATTACCATTGAAAGTTTTAACGAGGCTGTCCGTGAGGTGTCAATAGAATGTTTGGTTAACGGCGAGGATTTCTGTCGCGTATGTAATCCGTCGGATCAGCCGTTGTTCACCGATGATGTTGAACGTGATACTCGCGCTACCGATCCTTGTTCGCAAGTACAAGAAACGCAGGTAACCGCCGAAGAGATTATCGTTGATGATATCAAATATTACTATTCACACGACCCTTCGAGTATTTATGATTATCGCATTTATATTTACGATGAGAACATTAACGGGTACCGCGCGCTAAAGGAATCAGATCCCAGATACATTAAAATTATCAACGCGATTGAAGCTGCCAAATCAACTAAACCAGAGAAAATAGAGAAAATAGAGAAAATAGAGAAAAAATAAATTAACCAAGTGACAATAACTTTTATTTTTTGTTAACCAGATTGTCCATTTTGATGCGCGGTAAATTCCGCTACGATCCTCTGAATCAATCTGAGATATTCAGCTGGCATTGGTGACGGCGCTAAGGGAAATCGCTGAGCCGGTGTCATATCGACTCGTAAATCAGTTCGCCTGCGAATAAATGATGCGGTGACTGCATGTTGATTAACCATTTGATTAAAAGTAAGAACGTATTCGCTCCAATTGTATGCATCCGCTGGTGTCGACTTAAAATGAATCATCGCGTGCGTAAATGTATCCGCGATAAACATTCCATCGAACTCCACATTGGTAGTAGGATTACCTTCCGCGTCAAAATAAGTTGAATAGTTTTCCGCAATTACCAACCTGACATCGATCAGTTTAATGAATGGTTCATTAAGAAGTATCGGATTGATTTTTGTCTTCAAATTCAAGTCGATCAAATACCGACCAGGGTGTAATTGCGGATCAGTTCCGTATTTTTTATTCGCGTGTTCAATTTCACTATCGGTCAACTTACCCGTGTCGATATAATCATCGGTTGTATATTCAACCGCGATCACAGCATGGTTTCGCAACATAAGCACGCATACAAATGGTTTAGGTTCACGAGCAAGTAAACATATGTTGGTGAAAGCGAGTCTATGGCCGGTTGCAAATTCTTCAGAAACTATCCCGGCACTGAGATCGAGAATTCTAACACCAAGATTATCATAACCCATATCACCGACCGAAGTCACCTTTACATGTTGACGTGTGTACTCGATCGGATGGTTAATTAACCGCTTATGCAATTTCAACCCGAACTCACGCATATATTTTTGACGCAACGATTTCATCCGATCGAGTCGCCATTGTACTGAATTGTTGATATCTTTACATGTACTTGCAAGCACTTGCAAGGCCCGTGGACAAATTGCGTTTTCGCGCGCACCAATTTCTGCTATGATTCGCAACATATTGTCTGAATTTTCACTATCATCGCGTCGATATTCGATCTGATCGGATGAGTCCGTGGCATTCTCAGCGAAACAATTACTAACATCGGTATTATAATCAGGACTGCTCGGAGTAATAACGTTATCACGTCGGCGAATATCCATGTTAACAGAATCAACCCTATAACACCCGGCACACCTAAGTTTATTCTTTGTCGGTTGTATTCTACCCATAGATTCATTTTTAATTGAGAAAAAATAATGGTAGTCATTTTCGTGCACACGTATATATAAACGATTCGTCCGATTAAATTAAAATTTAGAATTTAGATTCATTCATGAATCGCCGAAACATAATTGGTGAGTTGATCCCGCACCGTAGTGAATCTAACCGGGAACGCAATATGGTTTTTAGGAATAACCATAGTCGCGTTGGACGCTGCAATTCCCGTCAAATCGATACCTGAAATCTCAAACGAAGTCGAGTTAACAATATTCGAAATGTAAACACCTTCGGTCGTATTCACCGCGTTATTTATTGCGGTATCCGCGGTGGTAAATCCGCTTATGTACACGGCGATACCAGGTGCGGTAGTTGCGCCGAGAGCGCCGAGAACTTCAGTAGTAAGTTCACCGCCGACAATCGTAAATCTGGCGGGATTACTATTGTTAACACTTATCAAAGTAACTTTATCGGCGGGCAGCGCAACCTTTTTAAATCCGTGAGGAACCATAAATCTAACCTGGAATTCAGTTAGTGATGTAATCGGTCGTTGGAAGAAGAACGTGTCTTTGAGAGGATTAAGGCGAACTGCTATACTGTTGAGATTTTCTACCTCAAACTCAAAATGATATTGATTACCGTTTGGTGCCAATATAGCCTGAGTCGACGGTAGTCCTAGAATTTGCATATACACTCTACGATAAAAGAAATAATCAGGATTACCCGTCGCATTTGATACCTTGGGGAAGAAGAACGGGCCGACCTTTATTTGTATACAGTTCTTAATATCCTGACTATTATTAATTGAAGTGATTGACCATTTTACCTCACCATTTTCCAGATCACTCGATGTATCCTTGTTCAATGTGTCAAAATGCAGTTCATAATCTTCAAATCCTACTCCGGGACCCGACGGTCCTCCCATAGTAGGTGTTGGCGTGGCCGGGGTTCCGGGAGCACCTCCCATAGTCGGCGCTTGATTAAAACCAAATCGAAAATTAGTATCATAATCATACCCTTGTTTGTAAATTTCTTGTTTTAACACTTCGTGGGTGTCGATTGCGTTACATCGATTTTGTACTCGGCGAACATTAGAGTAAGGTTGCCTTTCTTGCGACATATTTGTTCACTTCGACCAGGATATATACCTTATATATATTGTTTTTTTATTTGAAATTTTCCAGCGTAAATAAAAATCGACCGGTTAATTTATTTTCATCAACTATCCCCTTGTCCCCACCACGGCTTAGCTTCAGCCTCATCTAGTTCACTTCCAAAATGATGACGATAATAATTAACATCTTTGCTCACAGCACCGTCCATACATTTCTTATCACGGGCTCGCCTCTGAGCCATCATAGCATTCATCGCGTCGACACCGGAACTATTTTCGGAACATGACATACCCACGACCGGTTTGGGTTCGTTGTAACATCCTGTATAAGACTCCTGATAAGCGTGATGACGCTCATATTCTTCTCCATAAAGATTCGTATTTTGATTATCGAGCGCTTCGGCGGCCGGTGCGATTTCTTCGGCGGTCGGTTTCGCCGGAGGCTTACCCCAATTTGTCGCGGATATACCCAGTATATTTTTGGATAGCTTGTTAAAGTGACCACTGATCACAAAGAAATTCGCAAGCAGTGATACAATCAACATGGCCGATGTTAAGTTGTCAGCGAGTAGTACTACCGCGATGATAATAACAAAAGTCAGTACGATAAATAGAATATTAATATGCATTTGCCTTGATCAATTATTATATAACCTGTATAATATCAATGCTAAAATTAGAATTAAAAAATTGATTAATCACATTGATACTATAACAATGTCGTATTTGTGTGCGGAATGTAAGGGCGGTGGTATAGTATACTGTTCTGATTGCCATGATTACTTTTGCACCGATTGCATCGCGATTCATCGCGGAGTCATCTATTGCGCTGGATGTCGAGTGGGTATTTGCAGCAGCATGATGGAATCGACCAACTGCTGTTTCCACTGTCACGTCAAAAGTGAATTATTTCATCTGAGAACGATGAGATCTAATCTCCTCACGGAGATGAATGTAACCACCGAAGATAAAAATTGAATCGGATAATTATTTTTTTATCAAGCGGTCAAGTACAAATGGGGAAATATTGTACCAGTTGCGGAAAAAAAGAAACGGAGTATTGTAACAAATGTTATACATACTTGTGCCCGAGCTGTATAGAAAAGCACATGAGCAAGTACTCCTGTAAGGGATGTGGTCGCATTTTATGCGAAGTGCTAATGCACGCTTCGGGTCGATGTCTAAAGTGCTACGTCGACGTTAACTTGCAGCCGCTACAATCTATGTCGGGTAAGATATTCCCACGAAATATGTGGTGACGGCGTGATATTCAAGTACATTCAAGTACATTTAATTTTTTGGTCCAGCCGAACTTTCGCGAGCCAAATCATCAGCGGTTTTAGCAACCGGCGTAACTTGAATTGGCGCGCTATCTTCATCTTCGTCAGCGACCACGTCATCATCTCGAATCTTAACTAGATTTTCCGCACCTCGTTCCAGTTCCTTAAATGATTCATTTACCTTGTCAAACAACATTTTGATCTTAGGATTGGTGATCTGATCCTGTGCGATCTTGCGATAATACGAAATAATAGTTCTGAATTGAGCCGTAACCTGAGGATCCGCATCGGTACTCTTACTAACATCGATGATAAAGTGTTGCATCATAATTGTACTATCCTTGGTCGCGATGAAATCCCTGTAATAATTGTTGAATCGGCCCTTGAGAAGTTCTACTGATTCGCGAATCTTTTGGAACGCCTTCTTACAACGATGCAGTTCCGGACGCTTCTGAATCTCACCGATATTCGACATGATAACATCGACAAACTGATCAACATCGATATCCGGGCTAGAGATTTCTTCGTAAAGCTTATGCGAAAGCTCGAATGCCTTGTTAAGTACGGTCATAAAGAATCTAATAGTGTTTTCGCCGATGGTGCTTAGTGAAAAGACATACTTGACATTCAAACTGCTAAACGGGAATGGTTTCCATTCGGTACCGGGCATCGTCGTGATAAATTTATGATTGAGTTTGGTCAAATCAATAAAATTCTTCTTGTATACGACAAGTCTATCACACATAACAATAAAATTGTTGATCAAATCGGATTTCTTCATCTGTTCATAAACTTCAGTAAATGTCTTCTTCAACTCATCCTCTACCAGACTAAGATTCCATTCATAATCACTGAAATCCATACGGAACAAGTCTGCGATCTTCGCACGTGAGTCTTCGCAGAACTTATCGAGATCGGCCTTTTGCGCGGCAAATTCACCATGTGCCCGCATGAAAGGACTCGATGACAACATCGAAAATAGCTTAACCAATTGTTCACAAAGACCCTTGATGCGTACATACCGAGGCCAAGCTATAGTCATATTAACGCTTCCCGCACCGAGCATTTGGTTAAACATCTCAGCCAAGCCCTCATCCTTCATACCAATTGGAATTTTAATCTTCTTGACCTTAACTTTACTCATGTTTATTGGTAATTATTGGCAATTATTGCAATTAATGTAATTGTATAAATTAACCCGATGATATCTTAAATTCAAAAAAATAGATATCACGATTATGATTTTTTAATCGGACGTGGCGATTTGATATTCAACACAAGCTTCAAACAGAGCCTTAACTTCGTTATACAATTCATCCTTCTCCTTTTGAGTGGCTTTATTATAATGATTACGAATGGAATCTGTTAGTGAAAAGATAAATTCATCCTGCTTATTAACGGATCCCTTTCGCTTAATATATTCAGACCTCACATCCATACTGTTGAAGAACTTCTCATCACGGTTAATAATCTGATCTGAGTATTCGATAAAGAACGGAGATGATTCGGAGATCAAAGATGACTCGCCCGCGGTTGTCCTGAGCAACGAAATTCTCTTGCGCAATCTATCCAAGTTGGCAACTTCAATATCCGAGCGCGATTTCTTTTCGAGCTTTGAGATTAGTCCGCGAACCGTCGCGTTAAATTCCTTAATGAGAACATCAGTGCTACGAATATTCATATTTGTAATAATTTGAATAGCAATTAGTTGAAATTGTATATAAATTGGTCATGATATCTTAAAATAAAAAATAAACATCTGTGTGTTCGGAATAAATAATCGATTCAACTACGTTATTCCAACATACTGCGTACCACCATCAACATCACTCCGAGAGTATTATCACCGATGCCCGAGTTGTTTACGGCCCAGTATGAATCAGTCGGAGCGCGTTCAATCAACACACGTTCACCAGTTGAAACGAGCGCCTTAGCAAACTCATCATTTTGTGTGAATTTAGCAACCAATCCATCCCACATTACTTTGTCGCGAATTTTATCCCAATCGCTTCGGATCGGTGCTGAACGAATCGATTGACCAAACTTTGCCACGGCGACAGGACTAAGTGTAGCCATATGATCGCGCACTGCATTATTTGCTTTGATCTGGTCGTGAATGTTCAATTTACGTTCACGACACCATTCAAGAACATATTGATCACTTTCATCAATGATAAACTTTTGCCGTTGAAAGTAATGTTCACTGGACAAGTTCACTTCGTGGTCAACAGTAATTTTTGCGCAAACGCAGTTAGAAAACCATTTCCCGTAGGCATCACAATTTCCTGCGCGTTCTGAACCATAGAATTCAATCATGTGATCGTCAACAATCTTCTTCGGGCGGAGATCGCCACGAGCGCGACATCCGCGGGCTCGAACTCGTGATTGTTCGATACAATTCAAGTAGGTCGGGTCGGTTCTCACCGCAATGATCTCGTTAGGGTCGAATTCCATTGTATCTTGTTGTTTATTACACAATCAAATATTCAAATTTAATTTACTCTTGATGATTATTATCCATCCACGCGGCAAGCATGCGCTGATCCATTGCGTCGCCGCTAGCATCGCCTGTGGAAGGCAACCTTGGCGCGCGACCTTCCGATCCGCCACCTCTCTTCGGAGGAGGTTCATCATAACCGCTGTCGCTATCTTCATCACTATCCGCTATATTGTCTTCGGGCTCTTCATTTCGTCGACCACCTCGTCGAGGTCGTTCACGAGGAGGCGGATCTATATCACGTTCGCGACCGCCACCCGATCTGCGATGTTTTGGTTCGTTCCTTCGATAATCTGCGAGTCTCCGTTCGATATCTCCGCCCTCATCTTCACCCTCGTCTTTATCATCACGAGGTATCATATTACCTTTGCGATCAGTTCCGGCAAATAGTTCTTGTTGCCAATAGTTACTCAAATCGGGATTAGTACCCATTTCAGCACCTGTCGCTGGACCACCATATTCGCCTGACGGGCTCATACGTTCACTAACACGAGCATTATTAAGGTTCTTTTCAAACATGTCGATGATACGTTTAAGACCCACTAGCAATTTACCATCGTTAATTATAAGTACAGGCAAACGAGTAATTCCTTTCTTGCGGAGAGTCTCCAACATCTCCTCGTCAAGTTCAGACTTAGATAATTTCTCGACCTGTATACGAACACCCAGGCGATTAATCGTTGAAATGTTTTTATCCAAATATCTAAGTATTTCCAAACATACTTCGTTAACTTGAACTATAAGTTTAAAAGTTTTTACCTGACTCATTAGAAATATGCTAAGGTGAATAGTATAATACTACTAATACAAATCTATTTGGAAAAATTATATTTATAATTTATACATTTGCTAGATTTTAATATAAATACATTAACTGAATATGCATATTGTAACATCGTAATTGATCTTGGACAGGTCAAAGAAATGACCACCGGCCGGTGGACGCATGAAGCTGAAGTCACGAGTTGGTTTCAATGGGACGGCATGACTATTAATGAATTTCCAAGGTATCGTGAACTACATGTTTGTAAGAAACTGCCGCGCATACGCGTATCAACAAGAACCGGTGGAGATAATCGTGAAGCATATGAAGATTTTAATAGTTATCTAACTTATCTTGAGGGTTATGTGGAAGATTATGATTGCACCGATAACACGTACGCGGATTTTGTATACGATATTCCAGAGCGATCTCATCATTTATGGAAAGCATTTGTTGAACGAATCGCAAAAAAATAATTGCTCGGGTAGATCGTCCCGGGTTAATTTTGGTCAACTCACTCAAAGTATTTTTTGATCTCGGTAAACACCTTCACGATATGTTTGATAGTTGTACTGTAGATCGTGTTGATGTCTTCGTCACAGCGAATGCGTACAGTTAACACTCGCCCGACACTCGAAGTCGAGTACGTGATCGCACGAATGTCAGGGTAAATCTCACAGATGGTCTTCATAAAGAGATTGCCGATCGTGTCAGTTTCACCGTCAATTGTGAGAATGTACTCATCGCCGTTGTTTTGAATCGAATAAAGCAAATTCTGAACCGCCTGAACGCGACTGATGATGTTGTCACATGCACTTGCAACTATCTTCTTCGGCTCCATGGTTCCGTTGGTGGTAAAACGAAGTCTCCACACTCGCGGGTTGGATATTCTCGACGGAATACCATCACCGTCGTTCGGTTCATATGTGTTAATCGCCTTCTGGTCAATTGCAACACTGGCCGCGTTTACCGCAACAACATGGCCTCCATGCTCCTCGTTGAAGCCGTAATCCTGATGAATCCCAATATTCTTGATTTCAATGGACTTACCCGCGTTCAAAGTGAACAACGTGTATGTTTCATTGAAAGGCAGTTTCTTCAATTGCGGGTGTGTAGAACTACCCTTACCCCCGGACACTATCCGCATCTCACCGGCTTTGACATCACGCAGCTGATCGGTGGTATTAGTTACCGTTAGTCCAAAAACTGCATCAAGTGGAGTGGATTGATCAATTGGAATCAAGCGGAGGCGGTTAATCAACATCTCAGGGAGGATAAACATATCGTTGGTAGATATGTCTTCGTATTCAACGTGCATACCGCTCACCAAAAGTTCACACGCGACAGTACGCCGGATCGCGTTGCTTTCCGCATTGGTCACTCCGGCGATCTGAAACTCAATATGCTTCGGGAACAATGTCTTCGGCATATACTTTTCCAAGTGCGGCTTCTTTACCTTCGGGGACAAGTCGGTGATTGTGATGTCGCTTACGATTATCTTAGGGGTCGTCGACATGTTGACTTTATCAGTGGGATTATATTGTAATCAATATAACTATTCAAATTTTTAAATTAAGACCTATCTATCCATGAGGCAATCAAAGACATTGAGATCACCCAATCGTGAATTAGGACCGGAATAACACTCTTTCATCAATTCAACATACAGCTGAAATAAATCGCCGATAGTATATCGATTACGCATAATCCAATCGATAAAAGGTATAACTTGATCTTCAAAATCTCTCCCGAAAGGGTAATAGACCAAACACTTATTTGCGAGACTTGCCGCGAGAACTTGTTGAATAAATTTCAATTGCATATTGTTGCCATTGAACCCATATGTCCAATTTCCACTTGCAACCTGACCGAGTGGTTTTGAGAAATTGAACGAACTGAATCCGCAATATGCTTTATTTAAATCTCGTTCGAAATCAGCGATATATTGAGAAGTACCACTGGTACGAGAACTCGCGTCCATAAATACAACAGAACATTGTATCATTACTTCCGTTTCATCCTTACTGTATCCGCGAGGAGTTGTATCTATAAAATTACCTGCGAACCTAACAGACGATCCATAACCGGCGTACTGAGACATTTTCTCTGCGCCGAAAATAGTTATAGTTTCATTATCATCCATGCGCGCACAGAAGAGTGTAGCTACTAAACATTCCGGTCTGATCAACAAGATTACTTCTTCTTGCGTAAGAGAACCTTCGAAAAGACTACCGCCAATAAATTCATGCGCATACGCGATATGCATTTTTGCAGGAGAATCATCAACCGTACCTTCGCCTATGTATATTTCGTTGATTGGTAAATCTAGTTTGGACCAATCGGGTTTGGATTTCAGAACTGATCGTTTAATAATAATGTTACCCCAGTTAAATATATCTCTGGCACTTTCATCCGGGTCGTTCATATATTCATACAACCGGGTAAAGTAATTAACAATGCATTGTAAGACAAATATATTTTGATTCGAGAACACATTGACAAACGTCGGTTCGGGGAAATCCTCAATCTTATATTTACCTTTGCTAACGTAGTTATAATCAAACAAACCAAACCATATTCCCGCGAGAATAGTCGCTGCTTGCAATCGTGTTAGAACTATATTGGTGGCACTACCTGGTGTTAGTAATCCACCCTTGAAAGATCGAAAAGTTTTCGGCGCATCTGAGATTAGTTTTTGCATCATCGGGACTAGTTTATTAACAATTGTCTCTTGAGGAATTCTATCCTTCATATATTGCTCGTCCGTATAATAAGTATTAAATAACTCGGTAATTTGTCTAGGTTTAAGTTTACCCGTATACATACTCGCGATACGACTATCCATATCAACGATACTGTGGATCTTGTCTGTTATTTTTTGCTTTATTTCAGGCCATTTTCTCGTTTCCCAAGGCCAAATAACTCTTTGAGAATTAGCATTCATTTTGCTTCGAAAACTAAACAAAATCTATACTTATATCCTGGTCAATGTTAAAATTGAATATTCAAACTGTAGTCTTATATCTACACAAAATGGAAGCCAGACTCGTCGAAAGGTTCGGAATGGAAATCGCTCGCCTAAGGGATGAATTCGCGTTGGCAAAAAAGGAAAACGATGCTTTGAAAATGACCAATGAATCTTTGCAAAAAGAAGTAGCCGTGCTAACAAACACCTTGAACAATATCAATATTAAAGAGGTTGAAGCGCTCAAAGCGAACAATGAGAATTTGCAAGCGCAACTTGATGCCGCCGAGGAGAGGATCTTCAATTTGATGCTTGAGAAGGTCGCTAAGCCCGTAGAACCCATCCAATTGATTAAACCCATCGATATCCATGCGAAGGTTGAATTGACTGTTGTCATGCCTGTGAAATCTCATGAACCGAGAATGGAGACTGTTCCACTTGAACTACATGCCGCGTTTGTAAACTCGCCACGAAGTAAAGTTACGAAAAGACAGGTTGTTGATGTACTTCACAGAGCTCTGGGCCATGTTCCATTGGGTGTGAAACCCGCTCTCGGACGGGAATTGGTAAACAACTTATTCCCCGCGTATTACGAGGAATTGAAGAAATCATTTCCCGGCGTGACCATGTACAGAGAAAAAATTCAAGGTATCGCTTTACGATACTAAAGGTGGTCAGCGAGTTTTAATCACATTCAATTCCGAGCTCGTCTTCAATCGGCTTAAACATATTTTTTGGCACCACTTCGCGCATGCGAACATTTGGCGGTAGACCCCTCACAAGTCCTTCATCACCGGGTTTCACCGGTGCGGCGATCTCAAGTTTGAGAAGTCTCGCACTTAGACCGTCAAGACCGTCTCTGAGGTCTTTGATTGACTCGCTGAGATCTCGATTGTTCTTTTTTATGTCCTCACGTTCCAGCTTGATCAATTTCTCAATTGTATCAGCGCGAGCGTTGAGTTGTTCAACAGTGAGGAGAATCTCCTGCTGGCTAATGGTTATTGTCTTCTTTAGATCCTCCATCATTTCAGCTGTGGCCGCTTTGACAATTGCCATCAACTTATCAGCTCCTGCGGTCGCATTAGGCGTGGTCATTTTTATATAGTACTGCTGCGGTCTGTTTAATTGCTTAATTGACTCGGTTGATTGTACGATGTTCAAATAGATATAATCTTCTAGTTGGCACTTTCAATTTTTTTTGTTTATCGTCAGACCATTATTCATAATAATTCGATCCGAGATTACGATCTCCACTGGATGCGTTACTCACCGGGGAATTGGTCTTGATTCGTTCAACTGAAGTTGACAAACGTCGGTTCCGTTTCACCAAGTTATTGATCCTGCGATGAGCGTGTCTGGTGTAATTTGCCAACCGATCATTGTTATCATCTAGTATAGAAAAATCACTTTCACATATCATGGTGAATTCATCGTACTTATCCACAAGTGCATTAATCTTAGAATTCAAAAACACAAATGCACTCACAAACACAAGCGTTGCGATTGCACAATGAGGGTGTGAAAATAGGAAATTAATGAGAATCATTACTCGTGTTTATTAAAAATATAAACTATACGGTACTTAATCTCTAATTTATTTTTTATTACTGATCGTGTAAAAAATAAGTTACATGTTAACATGTAATCAATCCACATAGCAATTTATTCAAATGTATATTTACCAATCTCTTCGAAGAACCATTTGGTCGACATTCCTTGGCGAATCACACTTGACAATTCATCTAGTTCAGCTTCCCAAATCATTGCACCGGGGAAGCGTCCCTGCGATGCCATCGCATTCAATTCATCAAGTTCTTTGATTTTATCTTTGAGATCGCGATGATATCCTGTCAAAGATTCTTCACTCTTCTTGCGATCACTGAGATCTAGCAAGTAATCATAATTCGCTTTGGGGCTGGCGAGTACAACTTGTTCAAGTTCCTCGGTCGGTGTAAACTTTGGATTCTTGATCCTGGCCACATATATCTTGTCATACTTTGCGTCACTCAAGATCTGTTGCATTTCAACATACTTGCGCTTGGGTAGGTTCATACCGATACAATTTTCGACGAATCGAATCATGTTCTCCAAATACCTGATGTTCAACCGAAGCAGCGCACGTTGACGGTCAATACGTTTACCGTAGTATTCTTTCCTCACCGGAAACCAGTGGTACATCACTTCTTCGTATGTTTGGAACATTATCACCTCGTTTTGAACCCCCATCAAGTTAATGTGAGAATCCATGCGATCACGCAGCATGAAGTACTCCTCAATACTATCAGTGAAATACGAATCTCCGCAATCAGCAATGAGTGCGAGAGCGTCAGGTTTCAATTTCACCTCGATGTTAACTCGAGTGTTATTACTAGAATCGTGTATACTCGCAATAACATTGTTATTGGGATGCATCATCATCTTCTTCAGTTTCTTAACGTACCGAGTAGTCCATACCCTCAAAGGGAGTTCTGTGATAACGATGAGATTTTGGGTCTCTTCTAGCCGATATTTTCCGAAAGAGAAAGGTTCTCCTCGAATAGTTTTCAATTCACCTTTCCATTCGTACTCGGAACCTTTGTATGTGGTCGGAGGCATCTTAAGCAAGGGTGTATCATCACCGTTGCGAATCATTCTTCGCACGTTTTCAATTACTTTGAAGACATCACGTCCCCAAGTTTTCAACTTCCACCCGTGTGCGGGTAGTTCAGTTGATTCGATTACCGCCATGGGGATAATCGGAACGAAATACTTCGGTTCACTTCGCTTTCCCTCGTCGAAATTAAATGGAAGAATCCAGTAATCGATGTCTGGAAAGAGCAAATTTGTAAGTCTCTTGTTCAAAGTGGTATGGATATACCTGGGCGGCGATGCGTCAGCACCACCTTGTTTTCTCGACCCAAAGTTACCAATGGGTACAAGAATAGGTAGTTGTTTACCACCGGGCGTCACAAGTGCTTTGCCGGTAATTGAATCGGCCAGAGATGCTTCACCATGGTGATAGTTTTCATGCTCACTGATATAACCAGCGAGCTGTGCAACTTTCATGTTGTCGCTACGATTCTTGAAAGCTTTGATCGAACCGTCGAGAATCTTGCGACCACTTTGATTTTGACCATCAATAACATGATCGAGTTTACGTTCCAAGTTGTCCTTTTGATAAAGGTTGGTCACGTGTTCAAGGTGGTGTGAGCAAGAGATGGTCATTGATTTCTCAATCGACTCAAGTAGATCTCTCGATGCCACTTTGGTCGGTTGACTCAACTCCTTCTTGCGCAGATCGGGTTTATCGCCGAAATAGATTTCAAATAGTTCGTGCGATTGATCATCCAGGTAATAAGTGTACAAGTGTTTGTGAAAATGCTTGAACATATTCTTGGTTTCCGCCTCTGTATGCGTTCCCAATCCCTTGTAATAGTTGATTCTATACTGACTGGTATCGGCAGTTTTCAACCAGTTATCGTATTCAAGTTCACTGTAGAACTCAAGGCAACGACCTCCTTTTTTGGGGTACGCTCGTGTCAGTGGCGTACAGAACCATTTGATAAATCCTGCACGAAGCAAGTTCGGCCAGAACAATTCAAAGGTGCTGATTAACAGTCCGAGAATATTACCCTTGCCGTCAAGATCCTGATCAACGCAAGCTGCAATGCAGCCGTACTTCAATTCAGACATCTCCTTGCGATAGGTTGTACTCTTCGGATCGTATTTGTAAACCGGATTCAAACCGGTTACTTCCATAAGAACGTTCATGAGAAGGTTCTTAGCTAATTTGGTAGATTTCTTGATGAATTTACCATTGTCGGTTTCAAGAACTGTACACTCTTTGCGCGCGTTCATGATTACACCTCCCAAACTAATGATACCGTAAGTATCAAAGCTCAAGTTGTGAGAAATTCCTATGCTCACTTGAGTCATGGCTGAATCACCTTCAACAGGGATCAGTGTGCACTCACGTGCGCGTTTACCATTGCACTTTTTCGCAGGTACGTACTTGGCATAATCACATTGCTTGGATTTCTTCTTAGACTTGGCATTTTCAGTCTCACCGAAAATGCTTTCGATGATTTTATCACGCAGCTGATCGCTTACTCCTCCGATAAACTTAGTATCAGGGATATAACCTCCGAACTTGCGAATGTCAGTATCAAGTACATCTTTACGCTGTCCAGACCAATCGGGATTCGGGATCTTCGAGTTGACAAGGATGAACACGTTTCCGGTCACATAAGTCGATGAGAACTTCAAGTTTTTGTCCTTGAATACCTTTGAGATTTTCTCTTCGACGCCCTTAATCAACAAGTTCATCAAATGTTTGACATGTTTGCCATCACGAACCATTATACCGTTGACATTGCTGATCTGCGGAGTGTCAATAGATGAGGTTTTCAAAATAACCGCGCACACTTCCCACGTATGAGTATATGCGGCACGAGATTTAGCTTTGGCGTTGATAGCCGGGGATACCATGGTTTTCACCATCGGCATGCCCGGAAACATAATGTTGGCAATGTCAGCCATGCTTTTCACGTTCACCAGATCCTCGTTAAAGTAAATGCTGAACGGTTGTTTGGAGCCGCTGGTACTTATCGCGTAGTGTGCATAAGCAGCGGCGAACACCACACGAGTACGTACGACATCAACGAGAGTGTTGTATACGCGTTCATCAAATCGTTCATATTCAAACAGTCCAGTGTAATCCGGCAAGAACGACAAGGTTGTATGCGGGATTGTTTTCTCACGAGGAATCTTATGCACTTTGGCCAGATCAACCACAATGGGTTTTTCTTCAACGCTTCTGTGATTACGCCATTGTTGCTGGAAGAACAGATTACGCTTGCCATCAACGGTCTCAAAGATAAAATCGTTCGAGAAGAAGTTACACAGCTTAGCACCGATACCGTTCGTACCTCCGATAATAGAATCTTCAGCACGAGTACGGTTACCGCCTTGAAAGAGGTTGCCAAAGATGAACGTGGGTACATAGGTCTCACGACCGTAGTGTTCACTTGCAACTTTGTGTATGGCAACTTCAACACCCGGTCCGTTGTTATAGATACGGATGCGGCCGGTTTTGTCAAACCCCACTTTGATGATGGTCACAGGGTCACCCGTGCCAAGGCATCTGATCAAGTGATCTATCGCATTTACGATGGGTTCATCAATGAGCTTCCACCAGGCAGGGGAGTACTTCACGGTTTCATAACCTCCTACAAGGGTGTTTCCAATTTTCTTGATCACATATTCCTTGACTTCGATTTGCTTGCGCGAGCCAGCCGCCCAGTCCTTTTCTGTGACATTCTCCACCTCGGTGGTAAACTGGTACTTTTCTTCTATCGTGGCCATGATTACTCGTGATAGCGATGGGCTTGTATATTTTCTAATATAAAATTCAATTTGCTACAGATGGCACAAAAAATAAGTTCTAAATTGACGCTGAATCGATCACATACTATTCCTTCCTCTTTTGTTTCTTGTGTATAGAGGCGATCAGCTCATCAACTTCTTCATCGTCGTTCAATGCTTCTTTCTTTTTACGCCCGGTTCGTTTACCCTGGAATCCCATAACACCGTATCCCCGTGAATTCAAATACATAATTATGATTATGATTACCAGTACTGATATTACGGCTAGTAGAACATATGGATGATGCTCGGCAAAATCCAAGACTTTGTGCTTGATACCATCGACATCCATTGTATATATTGATAATCTTATTATTATACAACTGCAAACAATTTAATATAAAAAAGTAAAAAATAATTAGTTCTTGACGTGTCAAGGCATTCTTTATTTTTATTAAGTTGTAAAGTTGTAAAGTTGTAAGTTGTCGATTATTCGTTTGCACTTAATGGCCGGCAAGAATGCGGGTGAAATCGTTCTCGCTCTTAGGTTGAGCGAAGTTCTCAGTCTTGGCGACATCAGACATCCAAGCCCAGGCGTCATCGGTGACTGTCTGACGACCATTGCAATCAAAATCACCAGAGTGAAGCACCTGGTAACCGAGCGAACCGGGCTGGTTCGGCTTGGCCGAGGCGTCAACAGTAATGGCGCCACCGCCAATAGATTGGACGGCCTGCGAGAAGTACGACTTGGCGCGGTCAGCGCCAGTATCCATACCCTCACCGAGACCATCGCGCTGCTGCATGCGCATGGTAGAAGTGGGGCTGAACTTCTCAGACTTGAGGGCGCCCGAAAGGATCACAATAGTGATCAGGAGTACAAGAATAATAAGGGCTGCAATGAGGTAGTGCGAACCAACCCAGTTGTAAAGGAAAGTATCAACAGACTCGGGGACGATGTTGTAGTTTCCGCCGACGGAAACGTAGGAATCGCTCAAGCTATACGCGTCAGTGTTCATGTCGTGTGAATATTTAAGTCACGTAGTATCGGGATTAGGTACTGTATATATTTACATACATATAAAAAGAAAGCAAAAAATAAAATTAAATATATGAGAATATACTTGTAAAAATAATTTTATTTCTACATGATAAAACTTGTCGCGGACGATTAGTATTCTAGTTAAAAGTTAAAAAATTGAAATATATATACTGAGAATTATTATTACGGATATCAACCATGGAAGTTTACGTGCCCGGTGAAGTATACAATAACCTCGTGAAGATGATGGAATATCGGGGCGTTAAGCTGTCGGCTGAGCCTATGACTCCCGATGCGGTTGTGCAAAAACTCAACCATTATGAGTATGTGACTATCGGCGGCACCCGCGGTAAAGATGATCCGCGAGGTGAAGCGACCGTAATCACCATCTTGATCGCACCGAATTCCAAATATTCTAGTAAATCGGGTGATTTCAAGAAACTGCTGAAAGGCCTTCCCAAGGTTAAGCCGGGTGAGAACCTCGAGGTGATATTCATCAGTGAGCTCGCCCTGACGATTCATATTAAGAAACAAATCACTGCATATCGAATTGAAAACCCCAAAATCATCTTGGAGGATCATGATTATGAAATTTTCATGCTTGAACTTCCCAAACACGAATGTGTACCGGAGCATACCATTGCGACCGAAGAAGAGATTGACAATTTCTGTAAGATCCACTTTAAAGACCGCGAGAGATTTCCGAAGATCTTGCAAAGTGATCCGCAAGCGGTATGGCTCGGTCTCCGTCCAGGTATGTGTGTACGTGTGCGCAGAATCTCCGAAACTGCCGGGTACTCTTACATCTACCGCATTTGCATTAAGTAAATGATCTATTACAATTGACCTGAATTGACCAAATTGATTTATTTTTTGACCTTTTACAATTCACAGTAAAAAATAAATCGTCGGTTGTTGGTCTTGATGTTTCTATTGATCGGAGAAACCTTCCGATGTGCTCTTGTTCACATACGAGTTGAATATGTTTGATTTGATATCTACATTTTCCGGTGCCAGACATTTACGAACAACCCCAATGATCTCCTGAATTTTCGGGATCCACGGCTTCAAATAATTAGTGTCCTTTTGTATGAAGTGGTAATCAATGCGGAATAACTTCCACGGGAGAATGCCAAAGTTCGTGTATTTGTTTGCCGTGCAAAACTCAGTGTATGCACTCAAACTTTCATTCGCCGACTTTGCACCTTCATCTTCAGTGTATTGTGGAGTATCAATGTTCAACTGTTCCAACTTCTTGGCAATATCGTCAGGGGTGGCTTTACCATTGTTCGAAACAATGTTAGAATCAACCGGCGTGATCTCTCCGTACCAAACGTTGACAATCTTCTTGTCATACGCGTCCATGATCAATTCAAATAGTTCGGGAGGTGAATCGCCCAAATCATTGCTCATGTATTCATTGGTTTCGTTTCCCGCTTCAACATAATAATCTTTGTACGCGGTATATAACTTTCTTATTTTTTCAACCAATTGATCGAGGGTTATTTTCTGAGGATCCGCACGTGTCTTAGCAATGTATGCGTCAAGTGCAACTCTATCAATGTAAAACCCGATTATACCGTAAGCGAGTGGTAAACGCCCAGAACTTTTCGGTACGAGTGTGCGGTCAAACAGCGGGTTGTTACCGAGTTGTTCCCAAGTACACCTGCGAAATACACCTTCGATGTATAAGCCGACCGATGCAACTTCGAGTAATTCAAGACCCATTTTAACTTGAGAAACGTAGCTTTCAGGAATTGATCCGCTGGGTAGTCTTGAATAGGGGCACTTAAATTCCACAAGGACAATCGCTGTCTTCGGAACCGCAGTCACCACCATTTCAACGCGTCTTTCACGACCGTTCGGCGTATCAACGTACGTTTCTTCCTCAAACATATACTCGTCAACAATATCCATGACAGCGAGGCCGTCTGGACTGTATGACATGTCCGAATGACACTCAACGTACAAGTCTTCACCGAGAATTTCACAACCGCGGTCATGTTCAACAAATCGCTTGATAACGTCTTCAAAAAGGTTTCCCCATTGAAGAGGAATACCTCCGACAAACTTGAAAATTCCGATTCGTTCACCGATCAGCTTATACACGCTTGAGAAGCGATTCAATCCTTGAATGGTGCCAAGGGATGACCCTCCGATCCTAAATATCCTCGCAAGTTCCCAATCTCGACTGTGCTGAAGAACACCATTTTGTTCCTTCTCTCGGACCCATTCGGCCAATTTTTCCTTGAGCACTAGGTGAGCCATTGAGTTTTACGCGGTATGTTATATTACAATTACACACATTCAGTTTTTAAATTTGAATAATATATAGGGGGGAAATACCTGGACGTACGGCTTATCAATTAAAGATGGAAATGGATGAATTAGTTACATATCACGTTGATAAACGCTTTCTTCATGTGAAGAAGGTAGGTGATCTACGAGCTTTGATTACGGTAAAATCGCAAGATATACCGACAATTGATATAATAAAGGATACATTGATCGTGATACTTCTGGATACATCATTGAGTATGCGAGGTGAGAAAATGAAATCCATATGCGCGTGCGTGCGGTATCTTTTTGACAACTTGTCGCCGGATTGTTATATCTCTATTATCACGTTTGACAGTCGCATACGTGAATTAACTCGCGTGCCGATACGCGCGACACAAGAGAATCTTGCTATTTTGAGTTCTACTCTTAACAATCTAACTATCGACGGTAACACGAATATAGTTGACGCGGTTTTCAGAGGTTATGAGCAAATTGAAAAATTCACACCGGTGGTTGATTCGGTAGAAATGATATTATTCACCGATGGTCAACATAACACCGGCCACGGTTGGACTGATATTGCGACGAGCGTCTGTGAGATGAGCAAAGTGATTAAAATCCCACTTAATACATTTAGCATCGGTGCTAACCCCGATTCGAATAAATTATTATCTATTTCCAGCGCTACCGCGGGAGGTCACTATGAACATATGGAGTTACTATCGGACGTACCGAGAGTCTTTGGTGAATTCATAGGTATACTCAAATCGAAGTTACAAACGAATTTGTGCATTGAATTTAGCGCCCGACCGGGAACGCGTATTATTTCGGTTGAAGGCGTTGATTGCTTTAATGAAATCATCACACCTAGAAAACATCACAAGTATTACTTCGGTAAGATTCACTCGGGAATGAAAAAATCCTTCATGATTAAATTATCAGTGAGAAATTTGAACAAAAATGAGATCGATCAATTGATCGCGGGCGAACAATCTTTGATAGATATTACATTGTATAGTCGCGATTCTAGTATTGCTTCTCAAACAATATCTATAAGTCGCGTAAATTCTGCTGCGATTCCTACCGACACTGATACAAATGAAATTCTCACCGAAACATTGAGAATTAATTTATCAAACGCAATAAAACGAGCCGCGCAATTCGCCGACAATGGGGATCTGGATTCGGCGAAAATGCTTTTGCAAAGCCAGTTGGATTTGTTTAGATCGATCGGCGAAACTTCTGAATTTGCAAAGTTGTCAATGTGTAGAATTGAAAAACTCCTGACTCGATTTAAAAACGCGAGAGATTATTATACTAACCGCAATGATATTTACGGAGTTATGAGTCAATACAAAAACCAGTCCGGCGGTGACTACTTGACATCCTGTCAACAAAGAGAATCAGTCGGCGTGTGTAAATATGTAAATTTCCTAGAATAACGAGTCCTAATCCGATGCTCTATTTTTTATATATTAATTTAAAGCAATATCTAAGTAAAGTTACACATGCCTGCGCGATGGAAACGCAGTCGGATAAGCTTAGTTGGCGCAGTGCTAAACGTGAACCTGGTGAAGAACGTGAGCGTTTGACCCGCGATCGTAATGAACGGTTTGAACGACCAAAGGTATATAGAGATTATAAAAGCAATCGTGATAGAGTTTCTCTCGGTATTGCGTGCTGCAGGTTTAATGGAAATAAACCGGAAATATTGCTAGTGTGTAAGCGTTTTACTTACGCGTATAATATCTTCGCACATGGTAAATATAATTCTAACTCTAACTCCGAACTGATATCACTTTTCAACGGGATGACTGTTGATGAGAAGTTGGATGTGCTGTCACTAAATTTTATGCAAATTTGGTATAAGCTTTGGCTTAATAATACCGCGCCCAGCGCAAATTACTTTCTCGCTAAAAATAAATTCGAGAGTACTTTCGCCGTTGACGGTGGCGCCCGATTGAAAAAGTTGATCGCCAAATCAACCAATTCAAGTAGAATTTGGGAAATCCCCAAAGGGAGGAAGAAGAACAAAGCCGAGCCCGACATCCACTGCGCGATACGTGAGTTTTATGAAGAAACTGCCATTCCCAAGAAGAATTATAAGATTTTTCCTTGGGCGATGCGAACATATTCATTTGTCGACGCGGGAGTTCGTTACACCAACATGTATTATCTTGCGTTTACCAAGCATAACATTGAACCGAGAGTTAACTTTGGATTGCAAGATCAAGTGGATGAAATCTCGGATATTCGCTGGATGAGTATCGAGGAAATTAGATTGATAGACGAATCTAAGCGGCTTGAAGGCTTTATCAAGCCGATCTTTAACTTTATGAAAAAGCACGCAAAAAATTAAATACCATGTGGTAATTACCTTTGGTTTATAAATGCCAAAGCGGCTATGGTTCTTCCGGTTCCCACCGTGTGAAAGTTTACAGCGCCCGAAGGTTGTAACGATTCCGGATATAACGGTTCATCATCAACATAAACGTTCTCCAAGTATTCATTGAAACGATCAACGTGGCAACGACCGCGAGCGGTTATGTCGCACGCCACATAGCTTTCGATTTGATCATCGTACAACTTACTAAGACTATCAGTGTCATAAATCAAAATGGGTTCTTTCTCAATCACCGGTAATATACTGATACGTATCACTGAATTTTCAACGCGAAAACCAACAAGTGTTCGTTTGTTCAACAAATCAACTTGACAACGCGCATGTAATGTGATCAAATACTTTCTTGCGAAATACGAGTTTGCGCGAATCACTCTCACATATTCAACCTGTCCAAAGTCAGCCCCGATGTTCTCAATCATGTAAGCGATACCATATGCGCGGGCAAATGTCACAGACACTTCGCGCAGAGTTTTCGCTGAGGTAAGATCGCCCGCGATCACTTCTTTTTTCTCACCGCGTTCAACTTTCACCCGTTCGTAATGTTTACTCTGACACTTGTCACACCACATCAATACATTTTCATACCTGTATATCGGCGCGGATATCACTTGCTTACAGTAATAACCGACAATGTGCAGAACGATTTCCGGAGGAATATTCATTGTACGCACGAATATAATGTAAAAAAAGATTTCAATTTTATATAAAATCGCACTAACTAGACGCGTATGCGGTGGTTAGCAACAGAGAACAAAGCAAATCGTGCATTGTTTGATCTTGGAATCGACTGATTTCTTCTTCTTGCAATCCTACAATATCTGTATCCAGATGATCTCTTGATCCGAACCGACGCGATCGCGGTCTGTTCTTATACTGACTATTCGGCGGCGCGTACAACCATGAACTGGCAATAAAATTACGGTGATCTTTACTTCCAGGGAATTTGACCGGGTCGTGATAATAATCACAGTTATCCAATTTCATGCACGAACTTGCGAATTTACAATCTTTGATTTTTTCAGGGTTCTTTTCTTCGGTATAAATAACGCCTATATTCCCATGAAGGATTTTCCCGCAAAGTTTAAACGCAAAATGGTCAGACGAATCAACATAATAAAGTTCACCGTCTTGCTTAACCCAATCGAAAGTCGGCACTCGAATAGCTTGCAATGAAAGAGCTTCAGTAAACTTAATTCGACTGTATACAATTTCAGCAGGCGGTTGTGTCGGCGACGGTTTTACAACAATGGGAAGCGGAGCCTTTGGTAAAGTTGTTACCGCGGCGTAACTCTTTGAATTCTTTTGATTTTTCACCGTCTCTTTTTTGCGAGTTACAACGGTCCAAGAATTATCTTTATCCTCGATCGGTGGTGCTTTTGTTCGCTTATTTAGTAGATTATCCATCGCGGCGAGATCTTTCGCATGGGTTGCATTAGTTTTATTCAAAATATTCTCAACTCGCGAGATTATATCTGGCACCGCCGTGAGAAATGATGATAATTGTCCGATCAGTGATTCACGAGCCCCGAAAGCTTTTACATTTATTGAGTCGTTGTTAGTGCTATCAATCAAATGTTGGTTAGAATTAAACAATTCATTAAGCTCCGCCGTAACTTTGGCAGTTATATCCATGATATGTGATAAATATATTTATATATGCACGGGTTTAAATAGAAAATATACCAGGCCGGTCATAATTGAGCATAAACTGATATTTATTGTTATTTTAATTTAACCACATGTAAATTACATATATATAATTATACACGCTAACATGAGTTATCCCAATATATCTGACGAAGGATTCCTCGATGATTTATTGCGTAGAAAGGAAATTTATTCCCTTAAAGCGGATAGCGAGCGTAATTTTCGAGATCCTCCGGAAGCGCGAGATGATCCGCTCGCCGGGAAATATCTGAAAATACATTCACATCAGCTGTTTGTCCGTAACTTTCTTAGTCCGAATACACCGTATAATCGTCTACACTTGATGCACGCTACAGGTACCGGTAAGACCTTGGGTGCAATTAGTATCGCTCAAGAGTTTATTAAAGTATACCGTAAAATGTATGCTAGCAATGCTGCTAAAATTCAAGCGAATCGACGCAATTACGCTGAACTTGACCGCGGAACACCGACTGTATTTGTATTTGGTTTCGGAGGTACCAAGGGCGCTTTCGTTAGAGAATTGCTGAAACATCCAGAGTTTGGTTTTATCACATTGAGTGAAAAAGAGGAACTGGTTAAACGACAAAAAATAGCCAATGCGGGGCTCCCCGATGACATTAAACATCTGAAAGAATATTATTCATACTTGAAGAAGCGGATCACCAATAAGAGTCGAGATGGTTTTTATAAGTTCTTCGGTTATGACGAATTTGTCAATAGATTATTCCTCAGCGACGAAGTTAAATTGACTGATCTCGAGGCTATAGTTATACAAAAGCTTCGCGCGGGCGAAAATATTACCCTCGAGGATATTATATATGAACATATCGCCGCGGGTAAAATCCAAGTAAATCAACAATTGCTGGCTATGTTTGAGAATTCATTGCTGATTTGTGATGAAATTCACAACACTTATAACATGAATATGAAGAACAATCGAGGAGTTGCCATACAATTTCTCCTAGATTCGGTACCGAGTTTAAAGTTTCTGTCGTTGAGTGCCACGCCTATAAATAACAGCCCGACCGAAGTTGTTGAATTGATTAATTATCTAGTACCATCCGATCAAAAGATTACCAAGAAAGGATTCTTTGCCAACGCGAGAACATTACTACCCGGTCGCATAGATGATATTGGTAAACTAACCAGAGGTAGAATTTCATTCTTACAGGACGTTAATATTAAATACTTTCCCAAAAGAACCTTCCTCGGTGAACCTTTGATATTACCCAAAGACGTAGAGGATTTCCGCTCGGGTGATGAAATACCCTACCTTAAATTTATACCTTGTCCGATGAGCAAATTACATCAAACCACTTATAATCGACATATAGAAACAGCCGAACTTAATGAACCAACTACCGAACTGGTAATTGGTATCGAGCCGACAGAATCCGAAGAGCCCGAACCAACAACACCCGACGAGGTTGAAGAGGAAATAATTATCGGTGCCCCCAAATATTCATACCATTCTATACCAACCGACGGATACAGTATTTATGATATAGTTTTCCCGAATCCTGAAACGACCGATTACGGTTTATTCCGTTCCAGTGATGTGCGAAATAAAATATCGCTGGCTCCGCAAGAATGGAAGGATAAAAACAAAATAACTATTAAGAAATATAGCGCGTTAAACAACGTGATAACCGGCGATTTCCTCCTTCGCGAAAACGTAGAACAGTACTCGACAAAGTGCGCTCGCTTGATTGATATCCTCACAAATATTATTGCGGAAAGTACCGGCGATATAACAAAATGTCAGAAAATTATGATTTATCACGATCGAGTTAAGATGTCGGGAGTGCTTTTGCTTCAAGAATTACTTCGGGCGAACAATTTTCTCGATGAATATAGCGAACCTGTCGATGCGACAATATGTTGTATTTGCGGGAAAGCGTTATCCGAGCATAGTGTTGAAACCGACGCGAGCTCACATACTTATCATCCGGCCCGGTTCGTAGTCGCACACAGTGATGTTGATAAAATAATTATGGATCAATCGTTGGCCAAGTTTAACAGTCCAGACAACGCACACGGTTTAAATTTCATGATACTCATTGGCAGTAAGATTATCAAAGAATCGTATGATTTCAAGGATATTCAAAATCTCATTATTATGTCGTTACCGATAAATATACCGACGCTCATTCAGGTTTTCGGCCGTTGTATCCGTAAGAATTCGCATATTAACTTACCCCCGGAACAGCGCAGAGTATTCATACGTATTTTAGTGAGTACAATCAATAGAGAATATGAATCGGCAGATAGTATTAGCCCGGAAATGTACAGATACATTGACAAGCTCAGCGATTATATTGTAATTCAAAATATCGAGCGAGAATTTAATCGCAATGCAATTGACGCTGACATACATAGGGATATTATTATGCCTCCAGCTCTCTTACATGAGTATTTCCCGGACGGTTTAGATAAACCACCGGTTAATACTATCGGTAATTTATATTTTGAACCTGCTGTTAAAGTGCCCGAATATACTTTGGGAGATCTTAACTTGACTACTTTTACCGCGTATAAACATTATGAGGAGGAGATTCAAACAATTAGCTTTCTTATTAAACGCCTATTTATGATGCAACCTGTATGGACTTATGATGATCTATGGACCGCCGTTCGCGCGCCGCCTATCGGTGTCGAGATAAATCCAAAATTATTTCTCGAAAATAATTTTATTATCGCGCTGCACAATTTGGTAAGTTTGGCAACAAATGTTATATCGGCGACTAAACAGCGTCATGAGTTAACTGAAACTTTGCTAATCGAAAGGATATTCGACTATAACGAACGGTACATTTATGTTAACGGTAATCGGCATAAAATAGAACAAATTGACAAATATTATATATTGTTTCCGGTGGCTGATTTACCATTGAATCCACTCAATGTTGTGTACGCTGAGTATCTAGAACACGTTCGTGACAAAGAACGCGCTATGATAAAAGAACTTTCCGAACCAAATGATCGGGTACTTGTCGATGTGGAAACGTATATAAGACCTCTCGCCAAGCGAGCTGGCGTTCGTATTAACATCGATTCGTTTGTGCGTGAATCCAAAGCTAATATTAATTACTTGGCTAAGAAAAACCAATTTGTTACAACTTACAAAGATCTCGAGGATATAACTGGATTTCTTTCGGATTTCTCGTCGCAGTTCCAAATGAGCTTTTTGGAAGAAGCGATTACATATTCGATGTTAGGTCCGAAGGCCGTAATAGCCGATGAAAATGTTTATAAGTTATATGATCGAGTGATTAAATTACTTGATCGTTTCCGGGTGGTTGTATATGTTAAGGAGGTACGCAAGTATAAGGATACGGCGAAACAATATAAAAATGGTCTTCCAGAACTCGCTGATGATATTCCTCTTGGATATATGACTGCTAAATCAGTTAGGTTATTTGACCCACAACTCACCGAATCTGATAGTAAAATCACACCTGAGATAATCGAACGGGGTAAATGGTTAGAAGTGAGTAAAATTGCACTCAATCGACATATTACGTATAAAGAGAATGAAACGATCATAGGATACCTAGAATCGGCTGAAGATTATATGAAATTTAAATTGCGTAAACCGATACACAGAATTCGCGAGAATATTACTAAGGATGCGCAATTGAAAAAGTTAAGTAAAAGCGAGATCGAAGGTACAACCGCTAGAACCTCAGTTGGCGATACACGCTTGATTGAACGAGGTATTGTTTGTTCGACAAAAAATAAACATGAATTATTGCAGATCATAGCATCACTTGGAATATCCACAAGTAAACTACCGCCGGGTGAAATCAGAATTAAGCATTTATGTAAGATTATTAAACAACGATTGATAGACAATGAGATCAAAGAAAGGCAGAAAGACAGCCGATATAAATACTTGTATAGCTGGTGGGATGAAATCCCGGCCCTAAGTTCAATGATGTAATTGCTATAATCTATGTGGTTGGGTAATCAAGTAGTTATTTCCATCCGTTGGGATGGCCTTTGATCTCGATGGTAGCTACCGCCTGCGCCCGATGTCTATCAGCCCGCATGCATAAAGTCGAGCAGTAAAACCAGTTTTCTCGTGGCGTTATTTGTATAGAATACCACCAATAGGGTTCGATTATGTCATAACATTTTTCACACATGGTCATGATGGGAAGCTCCAAGCTCATATTGGCCTAAGATATGGGTATATTTATACATAGTCTTCAATAGAAAAAATTGAAATGAACTCATTCAAATTACTACTGCGATACCGAATTTCGACTAACCGCTACAAACACCCCATGTCTACTACTTCCTGCGACGAGTCTACTTGCATGTACGTTGACGCGTACATGTGTCACCTGAACAAGTTCAGAGTTTGCTCTGATATCGATTGCTTCAATGTCATGCTCGACCGAGGTGCTACTGTCAGACATATGCAAAGCCACCACCCCAACCTTCTGACGGGGCCGATTGCGCAAGTTCCTGCGAAACCCGCATTCGTCTCGACGGAACCGTCGGCGCCAATCGCGACTCCTCAAAAATCCCCCAGACAGGTAATGCCTGAGGTCTTCAAATCAGAGGTACCCAAGGCATCGCCTCCCATGTCATCTCTCAGCCTTGCCGGTTTAAAACCCGCCTCGGCAATCACTGATGAATCAGTTACCGTTCCAGTCAAATCTGCAACCGAACCTTACGTTTCTCCTCGCACTCGTGGAGGAAAACCCCAAGGTGCGCTACGCAAGAGTAGCGGTCGCGGTCGTGTCGCCGATGTACCATTCACGGGAGGGGCGCCTACGTTCTCCAACGTAGATTACAGCGCCCGTTACGCCTACCCTCAAGAACCGCCGCAGCAATACCCGATGCAACAATACATCCCTCAAGGATATCCTCAACAGGTTGGTCCCGGAGGCATGCACGCTCCGCCGGGAATGTCTCCTTACGCGCAACAGCCCCCGATGTCTCCCACTGGCAACATCACCGTTCCAATGTGGGAAAGGCACTCCAGAGTGTGGGTCGGAGGGTGCAAGCATGCAGAAAAGTTGCAAGTGCCTTTCATCACACCTGGCGGAATGGTTGCGGGGTTGGTCTGCTGCGGTGCTCCCATCGTACCGAAAACTCTCTACTGCGAGGAACATCTTGAGAGGCACCCTCTGAAGAAGCCTCCGTCCCCTAAGAGTCAGTAACTCAACACCCTATCTTCATTCTACAAACTATTTAAATAATGAAGTCTAACCAATTTCTTTATTTTTTACCTTCGGCACCTGTTTCAAATTGAATTTTCATTTTAATTTATATAACTCCATATATACTAACCATTACCACCGGTCATATAACTCTATAATGCTGATTAACAAGATTATTGAGGTCGGCATAAACGTACACAACTGCATCAACATTTACACTGACCCCGAGAACATCAAGAACATTCTTGCTGATCGCTATGAAGGTAAGTGTTTCAGAGGGTGTTGGATCAAGTCCATAAACAAGATCCTGATGATTGGTGAGTGTGTGATCAACCAAGACGGTGTTCCTAACTTTGGAACTGTACCCGTGATTTTTGAAGCTACCGCGATCGTATATGCGGTCGGTGAAATTATTAACGGCTGCGTGGTAAAAAATAAAGACAAAAGCGGCATTATTATCTGCGGAACTGATATCGCAAGTATCATGTTGAACTCACATAAGTCACTTGAAAGTGTAACCAAAGGTCAAATTATCTCGGTGAGAGTGGTTGGCGCTCGTTACAACCAAGCTGCCGTGAAAATCTCAGTACATGCTGTACCGTTTATGTTCCAAGATCGTCCGATCGTATACAAAATCGGATCGATTTCCGAAGCGACAAAGGACTTGATTACGAATGTGCTTACGCGCATTGAATTTGAAGAAAGCGAAATGGAAAATTTGAAGAAAGAAAAAGCTCGTGCTTGGACATTCTTTGACAAATTGCTCTACGCGTACAAGGAAAAACAGTCAGTGCCGACCGGTGCGCGTGAACTTAATATCGTTGACATTGCCAAGTCGGGTATTGAGCGAGGCGTTGTGTATTTGACTCGTGATAATAGAATCAATCTGTCGACGCCAACTGTGCACGGGTATGCAGCTGCACCCTTGCCGGCAAAAGCCATCGTGCGTAGCGAACTTCCTACGTCTAACATTCTTATCTTGCTTCTGGAAGATTATTGTGCACATTTGAGAACCATTCGCGAGATGGTTAACATCTATTCGACCGAAGAATTGCTAGAGAGTCATAGCAACCTCTGGAAGATCTTTGCCAAGAGCAAGTTCTAATCTGGTTTAATTGTTAAAACCAGATCATTGATTTTTTATGTTAAAATTGATCTTATGTTTTTTATATTCGATATCTACACATTGGAAATGTCACAAAAACAGGCTCTAGGCCTTTTCGTCAAGGACGAATCGCCTGTGATTATTTGTCATTGTGGGTTTATTTGTGGCGAAGGTGAAGTAGAAGTTGATGATTATGTCGCGTCGAATTGTTTAATTTGGTGCGACAACTGTTGTGAAGTTTTGATATGTCCTACCGGATATAATTCAACCAGTGAGATTGATCAACTCGCGGACGGTTTTGAAGGAGGTTGTTCAAAAAAGATATCGCGAGATCAAGCCCAGAATATGTTTCCGTATATTGATTTTGACGATGTTGTTAAGAAGAACTTCCCTTACTGTAAAAATCCAACCGTTTATTATTATTCAATTGGGATAATCCATCTTACCGGGATCACAAATGATTTTGATGATGGAATCGACGAGGATGATCTTGTCGTCAATGCGAAATTCATTGATGTTTCCGCGGATAGCTTTAAAGAAATTCCCGAGGATGTTGATTGCGACCACGGTGGAACCTATTTAGCTTACCGGGGATATTGCAATAACTGTTCGCGCGAATGTCAAAGTTACATTTGGGGAGATTAAGAATGATTTTCTATTGAACATGTGTCCGCGAATAATATTATTAATTGATCATGAGCTCTAATTCTATTGCGCAGATTGGTACAGATATTGCATCTAAGATGTTATCGGCACTAACCCTAGAACCTGATAACGGTAATGATACCAGTAAAGAGATCGTTCCCGTAGAAGAGCAAAAGCGATATCTTAAGCGACACATTGATAATTTGAGTATTGCCGATCGTAAGTCAATAGGTAATATTCTGGTAATCAATAACAAGCGAGGCGCGCTTAACTTTTGTAGCGAAGGTACAGTTATTAACCTTGACTCGCTACCCGAACATGTTGTGACTCAGATGTATAGTCTTATGGTGTACAAAATAAGTAAGAAAACTTAATATCGATCAGATGTATCGATTTAAATATTTTTTATTATGATATATATACTGATCGAGATGTCTGATTTTATTTATCACTATTGGAAAGAAAATCCGGAACATCCCGTCGATAAATTTAGCATTGTCGGAGGTTTCGCCGGAGACAATAATCTTCGACAACACATTGGTAAAATCGGCGGTTATTACGGAAGCGGTGAGTATGAAATTGATATTTCCGAACTAGATAACTTGGTCTTCAAAGATTCTAATAAAATCAGTGTTATCGGGGCTGATGAAGTATCCCAAGTAAGTGCTAGCACGTTGGAACCGTCGCTACGCGATCTTTTCGATTCAATGGATTTATCGCCGCCGAAATATAAAAAATATGACGACGCCGATTATGATCAATACGCGGGCGGCGATGATGATAGTTTTGATCTTCAATCACAGTTGAAGCTGAACCCAGCGCCGCCGCGTGACACTGATAAACCCGCAATTAGATTGTGCGACGTATCCGACGAAATGTTATATTCTTGCCCAGATATGACCGGTGGTGACGAAAGTATACTCGACGATAATAATGAAAATCGTATAGAAAGCGATTATCATCTCGCAGAACATATTAACAATGACATTGATGACTCCGACGACAATATCGAAATTCCCTCTGAAGAGGAAGTTGCCGCGATGGAATCATTGGTAATAGGTGGCGAAGACTACGATTCTGATATCGATATCATGCAATATCTAAATTGACGAAGCCATAATGTCAATTAGTAATTTAGACAAATGTATATTTTACTTATATATTGTACAATCTGCCAAGATAAAATGACCGAATATACAACCGGAGATATCGACTTGAAGGTTAAAATTACCAATGAGAAGAATGTAACCATCGATGATGTTGTGCAAGAGGCCGCATCGATGTACAAGATTGCACGAGCTCGTAATTTGAAATTTGGCGACCTCGAAGCCGCTGACGCACTGATGTCTGAATTCCGCAAATCAAACCCGGAATTTAGTAAATCTTACCCTATTGTTCTCAGATATATGTGTCAAATGCAGGAATTCGACTCGAGAGCTCTGCGTAAATATCTTCTTAAAATCAAAGAACACCCTTGGAAAAACGAAAAGGAATATTTGGATTCTCAGGCAGATTATGTAGTAATTCTATACCAAGCCAAGCATTCAAAGTGGAACCGAACGCAGATAAATAACATCCGGGCTAATGTTCGTGCGACTCTTCAACGCGAACATGATATGTTCACACAATATGTTAAGGAATTTGATAGAGAGGTTAGCGCACAAGAGCAAGTTCTCAAGAAGAAGAGTATGGATGAACTTACTGAGTTTGTTCGCGAAGCGTCAAGTACTATTTCCGATAAGGCGGGTACTGTTCGTATGGAAACCGATTTGACATCGGGCGTCAATGTTGATATCGATCTTATGGCGGCCGGTTTGGATAGTACGATCGAATATATGTCGGCGGACAATCTTCTTGGCAATTAACTCGCGACGATTACAAAAAAATTATTTTTTTTAACAATTTAACAGTAGCGCATATCATCGGTCACCTTTGCGTTATTGTTATGCAGTTTTAGCTGACTCGCTCGATCGCATGAATCGTAGCGCGCACGCACTTTATTTTTGTGGTCGACTCGCGCATAAAGCGAGCTCATATCGTGACCGGATACCATGCACCCTCGTTCAGCTCCACGGAGACCCTCATCAATATCGCGTTCTAGATGCCTATTATACAGTCGCGATTCATATCGGGGGATACCGTTTTCAACACCCGCCTCGTTTTTACGGAAAATACGTCGAGATAGCAAACGCGCATCACTTTCTGGCGTCGAAACTCCGAAGATAGTGTTTTCGTGCGGGCGATCGGTTTTATTTAGCGATTGTATATAAGATCCGCCGAAGAACAAATCTTGGTGGCGCTGCGATCCAATAGATGATTGATCGCAAAATACTACGCCGGTTGACATGTTACCGGAATCGCCTTGGTAAGGATTATTCGAATATACATCGCTACCGGTATCTTCACGAGCCTGAACTCCTCGGCCGGGAGCGCTTCTCCAAGAACTTAGAATATCATTGGGACGTTTTTGATAATGCGTTACACCATGACGACTAGTCGGCATGTTATCCTTGACCATGTACAACGGCACATCATCGTTGGCCACAACATGATCGCGAATAAAGTGTATACGATCGTCAATAAACTGATTATTAAAACAATTCACTTGATCTATAATGCGAATACCTGGTAGGGGCTCGCTCATAGAAAGCTCCTGTTCGATAGTCAGAGCGAAATTGTTCACGAACTCGTCAAAATGAGTTGCTAGAAATCTAAATACCACTTGATCGTTTTCAAAGCGAGAAATCAAACTATCGTACAAATACTCTTTGTTTTCCGCTGATACGAATTCGACAATCACACTTCGGGCGTAGCGATTCATTGTGATTGCTCAGGTTAAAGTAACTAAAGTATATATAATATAATCTACTTTATTCTATATATAATATAACATCGATACAAATGGATTTATTCGTAATAATATTCTTAATATTAATTATTGTAGTAATCGCTATTGTATTTCGACCATCGTTAGAACTAATTTGTTTTAAGGCCCGGGAAATAATAGGTGGAGATCGTATCAAAGATCTTAAAAGTTCACCTAGAACAGCCAGTGAAAGCAACGCTATCAAAATATTAGAAGGTGTCACCGGTGAAAAATTCCCAACTGTGTATCCGGATTGGTTAGTATGGAAGGGTAGTAAACTTGAACTAGATGGTTATTGTGAAAAACTTAAGTTGGCATTGGAATTCTCGGGTCCTCTACACACAAAATGGTTCCCCGCAAAAGAACCGTACGAGAAGTATTTTGAGAGAATTGTGCGCGATGTGGTGAAAAGAAAGTTGTGTAAGAAGAATAATGTTACTTTGATTGTTATTGATATGTCGCTGCCAAGTCGTCATTGGCGAAACTATATATTATCCAGGCTATTTGATGCGGGAATTGTTAAGGATCGCCCAGTGCTATATATTGATAAACAAACCGCGAAACCATACAGGAATCCTCAAATAGAACAGGAATTGGATCTGGCGGCCGAAATGGATATTGCCAAGAAGCTTAAATAACAAATTGAAAATAAGAAATTGAGAGTTTAGATATACAGCGGCCGCGTTGTTAACATGGACGACCCTATTTTCGACACCTTATTCCAATATCAGCGTATGCATTTGGTAGACTTGGGCGCGAGCATTGACATTAACCAATGTACTATTGATAGCAGTGACACCGGTACAGGAAAAACATACACATCGGCGGCGCTCTGTCGATTGAAGAATAGACGCGCGTTCGTGATATGTCCGAAACCTGTGATTGAAAATTGGTATACAGTTTTAAACTTATTCGACGTTGAAATCATTGGAATTGCCAATTATGAAACAATCAAAAACGGAAAATACTATGAATCCGTTGAGATGTTTAGAGGTGATGGGCGCGTAGTATGTCCGTATGTTGAGTTGATCCGCGACGATGGAACTATTGATTTTGAATGGGATCTTCCCGAAGACACAATGTTGATCTTTGATGAAGCGCACAAAGGTAAAAACCACATTACCATCAATTCACAGTTACTCGTGTCAACAAAGAAAATCCTTGACGACGGTGCCGTGAAATTGTTGATATTATCGGCAACTATAACTGATAAAGTTGATTGTTTTCGTGTGGCTGCACACCTGCTCGGTTTGTCGCAATATGGTAAACATGCATTCAGAGTATGGCTTCGACAACTCGCAACTCAATATCCCGGTCTAAGTCAGATTGAGGCTATCCACCGAATCATGTATCCGAAATACGGGTCGCGCATGAGAATTCGCGATCTAAAGGCGAGTGATGACGAGCGTATCAACACAAAATTCAAGGAAAATGATGTTCTCGCGCAAACATATCAAATGTCGCCGGAAACTGAACAAGAGATTGTGAACGCGTATCAAGATATTGATTTGGCTGTTCAAGCGCTGAAAACAAAACAACTTGGAGATATCTGTTTCCTAACAATCATTCTCAGAGCGAGACAACGAATTGAAATGTTGAAGGTGCCCACGATGATCTTGTTGGCGATGGAATATCTCCTTAATGAACACTCCGTGGTGATATTCGTGAACTTTAATGAAACTACCACAAGCCTATTTCAGGCGCTTGATGACTTTGTACAGGCTGAATTTAGGAGTTTTATAACCTTTATTCATGGCGGTCAGTCGGTTGAAGAAAGAAATCATCAAATTGCGAGCTTCCAATCAGATCGTAGTCGCCTGATGATTGCGAATATTCGCGCAGGCGGTGTCGGATTGTCACTGCACGATCTACATGGTAATCATCCGCGAGTGAGTATTATCTCCCCGACGTGGTCAAGTATTGATTTGAAGCAAGTGATTGGTAGAATTTATCGCGCCGATGCTAGAACTAACGCTATCCAACGTATTGTTTATTGTAAAGGCAAGGTATCACCGGCCGGCGCGGAAGGATTCCAGAATGATACCACGTTCAGCGATGACGCCGGTCGTCAAGTCGGAGTTGAAGAATTGATAGCATCCAATGTTAACAAAAAACTAAAAACCATAGAATGGCTTAATAATGGTGATGAGGAAGATCTGACTTTGATCTGATGATTGCGCGATTGGGACTGCCCGTTGCATATTTTTTTGACAATCCGCGCGCGGATCAATTCCACGGTTTGTTTTCACCCCGGACCCGAGCCCAATTTATAATTGAAATTATAATAGACCTATTATTATAAGTCACGTGACACGGTCCTCCATTGTTAGTATCACCATGTCCATCAATGCCTTCACTGAGAAATTGCTCAATGAAATGTTCAACAAGTATAAACAGGAATCGGCTTCAGCTGGTTCCGGCGAGAACATTGAGCTTGAAATCAGGTTCAAAGATGTGACTCGTGATGCTTTTGAAGAACTCTACAAGTCTATACTGGACAGTGGTGAGTTTGGGAACCCAACTCTTGAATGTTCAGTCAACGTGATAAGCGAGAACGTATACGAGAGAAACGTCGGCGGAAGGGCCGATGATACACAGTACATCCGCAGAATGATATTCAACAAAGGCACGGTTGTCGGTGACATTTATATGCAAAAGTCCCGATTGATGCGCCCTGTACAAATGAATGACTATGTGAAGTATTCAATCGGCCTTGCAAAGGAAAGTGAATCAAAGAAGTTTCCCACGAGCACCAATGCTCTCGTCCGATTTAAGGTCAGAGTTAGCTTTGATTACATTGGTAAGCCACCTCATCCTGCCGCATGGAGGTTTGATTTGACCGCGGTAAAACACGGTGTACTCAGTGAAATGGGTAATAGCTTGAAGACGATCCGGGACGAATTGTTTACGGCGGCACTTGCGCCTGACAATTTCCTTCGTGAACTTAACTTTGATATGATTGATTCGTTCGAAGTTGAAATCGAACACATTGATAAAGTCAAGACACTGACTATTGAGGATCTTGCAATTGCCAAAAAGGTATTTGCGATGATTAACCCTCAATATATCGGTGAGATTGCTTATCAAGAGGAGATCTATCATGTGGCCGAGTATGTGGTGACCAACCTTAATATTCTGCACTTGTTCAAGCAACCGACCCACCGTCTCAAGCAACTCAGTAATCAGGTAATTGCGCTTTCCAAGAATACCTATTACGCTGACGTATACCCGCCCGACGGTTATTATCTTACCGACAAGGCCGATGGTCAACGCGCAATCATATCTATCAACGGTAATCGTTGCCGTGTCCTTTTGAGTGACGGTATGCGCGAATTTATGAAGCCTGGCGAAACTACTTTTACTCCCGGCGAAATTACTATCGCCGATGCCGAACTGATTTATGATTCGCAACTCCGCAAAGATGCCTTTGACGCAAGTAAAACCGGTCGAGGTGATGATCACTTTACACTCCACATTTTCGATGTGATGGTTTTCCGTGATGAAAACGTGAGTAAGAGTGGATTTGCCGTTAGATCCAAACATTTGATTGACGCCGGTAAAACTATCAACGAATATTTGACTCCGGCCGGGCATCGTGCTCAACACAAAACATACATTAGGCTCGATGAAAAGAACCTTGAAGGCGGTTTCCGCGAAATTTGGGAGGATTACTTCCCGTATGTTGTTGACGGTCTCATTATTACCGAACCTGATGAACCTTATTACACTACGAAGAATTACAAGTGGAAGCCGTTTGAGCGAACCACGATTGATTTCCTCGCTGTGAAATGTCCTCAGAAACTTCTCGGTATCAAACCATACACGGCGAAACCCAGCGTTGATCTTTACCTGCTATTCGTAGGTATTAATCAGCAAATGCGTG